GTTCTTGGATTATTGGTTGTAGAGCAAACCTTAGTTTCTTCTATAACGGAAACATTGGACTACTTTCAGTCTACGACCGTGAATTGACAGAAGCTGAAGTTATGCAAAACTATGTTGCAACTAGAGGTAGATACGTATGAGTCTTACACATTCTCCTTCGATTATAACTGACGGTTTAGTGCTATGTTTAGATGCTGCAAACATTAAATCAAATCCATCTACTGGAACTACTTGGTATGACATTAGTGGCAATGGTCATCATGCGACCTTGTATGGTAATGCTACGTTTTCTGGGTCAGCTGTTGACTTAGGAACTACTCAGCAGATAACAAATTATTTCACAATACCAGCAGCATCGATGCATTTGAGAACAACTTGGTCTGTTGAATTCTGGATAGAGCGTTATGCAGCAAACACAGGAAGTATTGACACAATATTTTCGGGTGGCGCTATTCCATCAAATAATTTCATGACTACATATACGAATGTAAGTAATCAGCTCGAATATAACAACTATCCAGATATACAAGTTCTTAGCCCCTTCACTATAACTGATGGTGAACCATTTCAATTAGTGATCACATGTCAAGCCAGTTCAACTAAGATTTATAAAAACGGCGTTCAAGTTAACAGTTTCTCAGCATCACCGACAATAAGTGTCACCAACGAACTTGGAATTATATGTGGACAGGAACCAGACGCTAACTCAGCTGCAAATCCTTTATTCAGCGCAGCACAATGCTGGAGAGGAAAATATTATAATGTCAAATTCTACAATTCTGCAATGACTGATAATGAAATAGTTCAGAACTTCAATGCATTAAGAGGGAGATTCGGAATATGACAGCAGTAGTCGGCCCACGTTCCGTATGGAAAAATTTAGTTGGATATTACATATCTAACGATACTAGAAGTTATTCTGGATCAGGTTCTACATGGAACGATCTTAGTGCTAAGAATAACGACTTAGTAGCAGCAGACGTTTCTGGCTTAACGTATTCTAATGGTGCTATAAATTTAGCAGGCACTTCTACGTTTAATTCAAGTGGCGCATTGTTAGATATTATTGAAAGTGGAAAACTTACCGTTGTAGCAGTAGCAAATGCGACTGATAACAAAACTGGTGATCTGTTTTCTTTAAGCGATGCACCGTATACTCAGATGAGAGGCGAGATTGATGCTCCAGCAGTAGACTCTTTTCTAACAAAAGAGATAAGCCAGAACGATTATGTTTCAACCGTATCAGTAGTTGAAGAAACTACAAACATGACTGCAACATCTGATGTAACCAAGAACGTTACTGCTAATAACTACACATTGACAGTATCAGTAGTTGAAGAAACTACAAACATGACTGCGACAACTGGTGTAACTAAGAACGTCACCGCAAATAATTATTCTTTAGGTATATCGGTTACTGAAGAAACTACAAATATGACTGCGACAACTGGTGTAACTAAGAACGTTACTGCCAATAACTACACCTGCAGTTATTCATATGATCACGGTAGATACTATAAGAATGGAATTTCCATAACGCTTAACTCTACTATCAATAGAGATCTACCTAACTTCGTCAACTTTGATCTAGACATATCTAGAGCTAAATCTTCTGTTGACATGCCAGCAAACACAACTTCAACTCAGTTCTATTGTCTAACTCTAGACAGAACTTCATCCGGCAATCTATGGTATATAGATTCATACGTAAATAACTTGAATGGACGTATCGACTATTCTAGAAATTTCTATAGTCAAGAACCAGACTCGATTTTATTCTTTCCAGGTACATCACTCAAATTTGGTAACGGTGTATCTGGAGGTCCAACAACAGCATTCAGAATGATAGCAATATTTGATAGAGCTCTAAATAGAGACGAAGTTCAAGACTTGTTCCATTCTATTAGAGGCAAGTACTCTTTATAAATAAGAGATAATTAAGGAGATCATAACGTGGCAGTTACAGTAAGAACATACAATATTGCAGCGTATTGGACGTCAGCAGACGTCCTTGATACTATAGAAACAGCTTTGAGTCAAGTTAGCTATATGGCAGCAGCTCAGACAGGCACAGTATTAACTTTTACTAACGCAGCAGGCACTACGCTTGCAGCACAAAAAGGTAAGAGATACCTAGTCAAGCAGACATCAACTAGCGGCACTGGAACTGGTGCAGTGTTTGATATTTTGCGAAATAGCGCAGGCACAATATCTACAGTTACACTAGTTCATGGTGGAACAGGTTACGCTGCATCAAACACAATTACTATTTCTGGTGCTGATATTGGTGGTGTCGTGACAACCGACAACGTTGTGATTACAGTAAGTACAGTTGACTCGACATCTAGAGGCTCTGCTTCTGCGTACTACACACAAGATACTGCAACACCATATACATGGGGCGTAGCTTGTGTTAATCAAAACACAGCAAAGAAGATGGGACAAACGTATTATTCGTTCCATATTCCTTCTACTTCATATTTCCAAGCTACACTCTACATTAGGTCTTGTAGAAGTTTCAATCCTTCAACAAACTCTGCGAATGGAGTTGCAGGTTTAGATTGGTTCTCTACTGGCGCACCAAACACTACATCTCAACAGCATTATTCTCAAGTAATTGCAACTACTAACGCAAATGCTTTAACTCTAAAGACATATCAGTCCGGTGTTGATGCTAACTTTGTAGTATTCCAGTTTCAAGAAGAAACTGCTCACGGCATTATCTATCGTCCACCATTCTTCTTATCCAAGTACGAATCTGCAACACAACCTTGGAGTCTTGAAGATTGCTATACTGGAGGTATATACGAAATTGGTAAGCTTGATATTACCAACACGTATGATTCTATTATATTCACTTCTATAGCTATAGCACCAATTGGCAAACGCCAAGGAGAATGGGCTTACTCTGGAAGTCCAGGCACTACTTACGCTAACAACCGTCCAATTATTGGCTACTACGAATCTACATTCGGCAAAAGATTTAACGGCACTGGCACAACTCATCAGTACGGAGCTATCTACAACAGAACAGCTTATGACGGCGCGCATGATTCTTTAAGATACGTTCCAGTTATCAAGAGTATTCCAATTTGTTCGGTAATGTCTCCAGTTCCATACTATATTCCAAGTGATTTTGCTATAGTAGAACTTCCAGGCTCAAACAATATTTCGTATCAAGATACTATCACAATCAGCGCTGGCGAAGTCTATAAAGTGTTGCAGTACGGAAATAACAAGAACGCTCCATCATACAACGCCGCGATTGCTTTTGCTGCTAGAACTACTTAAGAGGAAACTATGTTATACTGGAAAGCAGATTTTAACATTCCAAACTCAGCAGTACAAGCTGCTGAAGTGTTTGCTGTAGTAAGCTCTATAGAAGATGTATTTGTTAAAGTAACATTCTATTCAGATCAAAGCAGCATAAATATGCTATGGGACAAGGAATTTGAATTATCATCTCCTGTCACAGAAAGAAATGTGTATGACAAGTTGTCTCAACACGAGTATTTCACAAACTACAATAAAATCTAACAATGGCACATTCAGATAAGAACATTGTAATTACGCCAAATATTGGCGCTGCAGGAGACGATCCAAAGATCATATTCTCTGGTGCAGACGCTAGTACCGCAGCTCAGAATATCACATTGAGAGTATATCCGACTAACAACGGTATGCTCTCATTTGAAGGTTCTGTTGGCCAACTATTCTCAATCTCAAATAGTCTTACTGGAACTCTTTTCTCAGTCAACGACGTTTCAGGTCTACCAAGTTTAGAAATTCAAGACTCTGGATTGATTAAGTTAGCTCAGTATGGTGGCAATGTTCTACTTGGAAAATCTGTAGATAACGGTGTAGACAAACTTCAAGTAAATGGAACTGTAGATGCATCTGGATTTAAGATTGGTGGATCATCGATAACTACATTTGTAAAACCATTCTTAATGATGGGAGCTTAATTATATGGCAGAAACATTAAAAGTATTAGCGCAAAGCGCTCCTGCAGCAACAACTCTGACTGATGTATACACAACACCGTCACTAACTTCTACTACTGTTAGCACATTGACTGTGTGTAATAGAGGAGCAACTGCGGCAACATTTAGAATTTCAGTTGCTGTTAATGGAGCAGCAGATACTGCTGCGCAGTACATTTTCTATGATCAGTCATTAGATGCATATTCGACATATTCAGCGACTATAGGCATGACACTAGCTGCTGCTGATAGGATCAGAGCATATGCTAGCAACGCAAACTTAAGCATAAACGTATTCGGAATTGAGGTAAGCTAATATGGCACAGGGTTCATCTAATCCAACAACAGACTTAAAAAAGGTTGGTGGCACAGCAGTAGACACCAATACAGGCAACGCTTCTGCTGGCACGCAGCGTGTAGTTTTAGCTTCTAACCAGCCTACAGTTCCAGTACAATTAGTGACTGGTTCTGCTGCAATCGGTACAGTAGAACTTGGAGCTACTTCTCTAGCTGCTCTAGAAAACATTAGCGTTACAGTTCCTGGTACAGTAGATCTTGGCACAGTTTCTCTAACTGCACTCGAAACAATCACCGTTGTACAGTCTTTAGGCACTGCTGCAACTCGTTGGTACACTCAACTATCAGACGGTACAAATAGTCCATCTATCAAGGCTGCTTCTACTGCAGCTCTAGCTGCTGACCCATCACTAGTCGTTGGTCTATCACCAAACAGTCCACTTCCTGCTGGTACCAATGCAATCGGTAAATTGACAGCTAATACTGGTGTTACAATTGGTGCAGTTGAAATTGCTGCATCTCAAACTCTTGGCACTGTAACAACTGTTAGCACCGTAACTAACTTAGCGCAACTTGGTGGTCAAGCTATCTCTATGGGTAGTGGCGTACGCGCTGGTGGTACTCAGCGCGTGACTATTGCAACCGATGATGTTATCAATTTAGCAGCTGATGATGTACATGACGGCGCTGCTGGTACTACTGCAGTAATGCTTTCTGGTTATGCCAGTTCTGCTACTCCTACTGCAGTTTCTGCAGATGGCGATGCTGCACGACTATGGGTTAATAGATCAGGTGCACTGATCACAGACAGTTACGCTAAAATTGGTACTGCTACTGCACTAGGTGCTCTTAATGCTAACATGGTTATTGCACTTGGCGGAGCAACATCGGTAGGTTTAACTGTAACTGCTATATCAACACCAGTTGGCATGGTTCTTACACCATACGTATCTTTTGATGGTGGCACAAACTACATAGCAGTTACTTTTGACAATCCTGCCGGTGATAAAACGTCTACTATGACCAATGCTGAATTGGTCGCAGGTGCAATGCGAACAGTGATGTTAGCAGGTGGTGCTACTCATGTCAAAGTACAAGCAACTTCTTGGACTTCTGGATCTGTAACAATTAACTTATCTGCTACTAATACTGCAGACAGTTCAGTATTCTTTGCTGCATCAAATAATACAGCCAATCGTCCTCCAGCTACTGCACAAGTCGGTGGATGGGATGGAACAAACTTAAGAGCGCTTTCCACAAACGCTTCTGGTCACCTAGCTATTCAAGACGGTGGAAACTCAATTACTGTCGATGGCACAGTTGCAGCTACTCAATCTGGTACTTGGAACATCGGCACTGTTACTACACTAACAGGTATTACTAATGCTCTTCCAGCTGGTACCAATGCGATTGGTAAATTGGCTGCTAACTCTGGTGTAGATATTGGTGACGTTGATGTACTATCAATTGTCCCTGGAACTGCAGCAACCAACTTAGGTAAAGCCGTTGACAGCGTAGCTGGTGCTACAGACACTGGTGTTATGGCTCTTGCAGTAAGAGACGATGCATTAGCTACATTAACACCAGTAGATGGTGATTATACCCAACTAAGAGTTACATCTCAGGGTAGACTATGGACCTCGGCAACTATCGATGCAGCACTACCAGCTGGTACAAATGCTATTGGTTCAATCACTAACACGACATTCGCTTCTACTCAATCTGGTACATGGACTGTTGGTCTATCTGCTGGTTCTGCGGCTATTGGTACTGTTGAAATTGGTGCTACTTCTCTAGCTGCACTTGAAACTATTAGCGCTGCGCAATCTGGCACATGGACAGTTCAACCAGGTAACACTGCTAACACAACACCTTGGTTAACTAGACTAAGTGATGGCACTAACTCTGTAGCGATTAAAGCTGCAAGTACTGCGGCAGCAGCGGCTGATCCAGCATTAGTAGTTGCAATATCTCCAAATAACACTGTTCCAGTTTCTATTGCATCTGTGCCATCGCACGCAGTAACTAATGCTGGTACTTTTGCAGTTCAAGTAACATCTGCTCCAACAACGGCCGTTACTGGAACTTTCTGGCAAGCAACTCAACCAGTTAGTATCGCGGCACTACCAGCTCTTGCTACTGGCACTAATACTATTGGCGCAGTTAACCAAGGCACTGCAGCTGTAGTTGCTAACTCATGGTACATGAAGCTAAGTGACGGCACAAACGGCCCTGTTGCAGTTAAAGCTGCCGGCATTAGACCAACAACTTCAGACCCATCACTAGTTGTTCAAATTGCGCCACAGAATGAAGTAAGAATTCGTCCATCAGAAGTGATGCGTGATGCAGTTGATAAACTAAGAGTTTCAACACCACAATCTCTGATTGATACTGACTTTGAATACGGTATTCAACCAACAAAGTGGGAGAGCGTAAGCTTATTGAATAACAGAGCTACTGCATTCGTAGACGTAACAATTCCAGTAACTGGCATAACGAACATCACAGCATCTGCTAAAGTTGTTACTGTAACTGGAACTGGTTTCTCTCTAGTAGTAGGTCAACCAATCTTTATTACTGGTACTCTTGATACTTCTAACGTTGATGGTTGGTGGATTGTAGATACTGTAACTAGCACTACGTCTTTCACATTCTTAGTAAACACTGCTCCAGCAGCTTCATTATTTGACGCAACAAAAACATATATTTACGGCGGAACATTCTTCACTGGATCTAATATTGTATTAGACTCAGCACAAACACTAACGAGTGTCGTAATTAGTGGTACTGCTGGTACTTTTACATGTGCTGCAGCAACTCTAGCAGTAGGTGACATGATTAGAATTAGTGGTACGTTTGGTGGAACTGGCTCTATTACTGGATATGTAGATCCTACAATTTACTACATTATTACGACTAACGGAACAACATCTTTTACTCTTTCTGCTACTCCTGGCGGTGCGGCCGTGACAACTGTTGCTGGTACACCAACTGGTATAACAGTAGTAAACACTTCTATTGCAGTAAGTGGTACGACAGTCACAGTTAGAACTTCAAATGATCACGGTTTACGTCCAGGAAATAAAATTTATATGACTGGAACTACTGGTGTGACTGGTGGTCCTGTAAATGGAACTTGGCAAATTGCTTCGGTGCCAACAAACAATATATTTAGATACACTACTAACGCTACAGCAACTGGAGCTATTACTTACACTCCAACTACAACTCTATATCCAGCCCAACCTGGTTATGTAGATCATAGACCTTATGACGGTGGTGTGCAGTTCTCTAATGAAACTGCATATCATGGATACCAAGACATTAGACAAACACGTAGATATTTCCGTTATCAGTCTGGTAAAGGTATCCAGTTCTCAACTGGTACTATTCTAAAGCCACCGTTTTATGTTGATCAAGTAACTTCTTCTGGCACTACAGTTACAGTGACTACTAAGTATCCTCACGGTCTACTGACAGGATCTACTGTTGTTGTTTCTGGAGCTTCTCCTGCACCATATAACGGTACGTTCACTGTAACTGGTACTACAACTCTAACAATTACATACACAGCACTTTCTGCTCCGGGTACAACACCAGCTACTGGCTTCCCAATTACAGTAAGCCCTGGAACTTGGTATGGTGGCTCTAACCGCATTGGTATGTTTGACAATCAAAACGGTTTCTTCTATGAGCATGATGGCCAGACAATGTATGCAGTTCTGCGTAAGTCAGTAGATCAAATCTCAGGTAGATCTGTTGTAACTGCTAACAGTCAATTAGTAACTGGTACTGGAACGTTCTATTCGTCGCAGCTAAAACCTGGTGATAACATCGTTATTCGTGGTATGACTTATCGTGTACAGATCATCACCAACGACACTACAATGTACATCTATCCAGAGTACAGAGGTGTTACGTCTTCTAACTGCGTTGTTACAAAGACTGTAGAAACGCGTATTGCTCAATCTTCTTGGAACATTGATCGATGCAACGGTGCTGGAGGCACTACAAACCCATCTGGTTTCAACTTAGATCTTACTAGAATGCAAATGTTCTACATGGATTATAGTTGGTATGGTGCTGGCGCAGTTCGCTTTGGATTTAAAGATCAAAACGGTGAAATTATTGTTGCACATCGCATTACAAACAGTAACATTAACTACGAAGCGTATATGCGTTCTGGTAACTTGCCAGCTAGATACGAGACAAATACTCTTGCTCCAAGGACACATCTGACTGTTACTCTAGCTGCTGCAACCACTACAGGCGGTACTATCACAGTAGCAGATACTTCACTGTTCCCACCTACAGGCACTATTGCAATATATCAGCCACAACATCAAGGTGGAGCTATTGAGTATATAACTTACACAGCTAAGACTGCTACAACGTTTACAATTGGTGCTCGAGTACAATCTTTAGGTATTGCTACTGCTCAGACATTCACATATTCTGCAACAGCTCCAATTTATGTTGAAGCATATGTTCCACAAGCAGCTCAGACATTAAGTCACTGGGGTTCAAGCGTTATTATGGATGGTCGCTATGATGATGATAAGTCTCTAGTGTTTAATGCTGGTATGACTACAGCAATTACAAACAAAGCCATTAACACAAGAGTTCCATTGTTAAGTTTGCGTTTAGCTCCAACAGTTGATAATGGCTTAACTGGCTTGCTTGGTGCACGTGAAATCATCAATAGAATGCAGTTGACTCTACGTTCTATCGGTACTTACACAAGTGGATCAGCATACCGTATTGAAATCTTACTAAACCCAAGAGTTTCAGCTGGACAATTTGTTCAAGTTGGTGGTTCTAGTTTGTCGCAGATTTGTTATCATGCTGGTACTGAAACCGTGACAGGTGGTGAATCAATGTTCGCGTTCTATGCAACTGCTAACGACACTAATTCTATGGATTTAGATCAAGTACGAGACTTAGGTAACTCTATTCTTGGTGGGGGAACAACTGCGGCCTTCCCGACAACTAACTTGAACAAATATCCAGACGGTCCTGATATTATTACTGTTATTGCTATTCCATTGACTAACGCAACAAACACTATTTTGGCTCGTCTAAACTGGTCAGAAGCTCAAGCTTAAAGGTAAACAAATGGCAGTCAACTCAAGAGAATCACTAAAACAATACTGCCTACGTAATCTCGGCGCTCCAGTCGTTGAGATTAACGTAGACGACGATCAGTTAGAAGATCGTTTAGATGAAGCTATCGAATACTTCAGACAATACCATTACGATGGCGTCGAAAAAGTATATCTAAAGCATCAGATTACGCAGATAGACATCGACAATAAATATATCACGCTACCAGATCATATCTACGGGGTGAATAGAGTATTCCCTATTGCTTCTGGCACTTCGACTTCTAAGTCTGTTTTCGATTTGCAGTACCAATTGCGATTGAACGATCTGTATGATTTAACAAGTACTTCTATTATCTACTACACTCAAGCAATGTCTCATCTAGCTTTACTAGATTTGTCATTGAATGGTCACCCACTGTATAGATTTAACCGTCTTCGTGGTCAATTACATATTGAAGCATCTTGGGAAACAGAGATGGCTGTCGGTGGATATATTCTAGTTGAATGTTATAGAGCTTTAGATCCAAATGAAGCTACTAAGATGTACAACGATATGTGGTTGAAACACTACACTTCAGCATTGTTCAAGAAAGCTTGGGCTACAAACTTGAAGAAATTCTCTGGTATGCAATTGCCGGGAGGTGTGACAATCGATGGCGATAAATTATATGATGAAGCTGTCGGTGAATTGAAAGAGTTAGAAGATGATATGATGAATAAGTCAGCACCATTGGACTTTTTCTTAGGCTAACATGGCACGTAACGTATACTTTTCTCAAGGTACTAAGAACGAACAGTTCTTGCTTGAAGATCTGATCTGTGAATCGATCACGATCTGGGGGCAAGACTTTTTCTATATTCCTAGAACACTTGTAGCTAAAGATGAAATTCTTGGAGAAGATCGTCTTAGTAAGTTTAAGACCGCTTACCCAATTGAAATGTATCTTGAAACGGTAGACGGATTTGAAGGTCAAGGTGCATTCATTCAAAAATTTGGTTTGATGATGGAGCAATCAGCGACTCTAACAGTTGCTCGCCGTCGTTGGGATCAATTCGTTGGAAGATATGGACAGACACAACTTCCAAACAGACCATGTGAAGGTGATCTATTATACTTTCCTCTAACTGGAGGACTGTTTGAAATTAAGTTTGTAGATCACCAAGATCCGTTCTATCAACTTGGAAAGCTTTATGTTTACAAGCTTCAGGTTGAACTGTTTCAGTATAGCTCTGAACAAATGGACACTGGTATCGAAGAAATTGACGTCTTTGAAGATCTTAAATCTTTCGATGAAGTCGCGCAATCATCTATCGTTGACACTGTGGATTCTTTTGGAGATAACTTCAAGTTTAGAGAAGAAAGTCAAGCTCTTGTTATCGCCGGTAACAATCCACTTGGTTCAGTGGCAGTCATCATCATCTACACTGCAGACTCTACAGTTCTGCGTATGGATTCCTCAACAGTAACAATGGACTCAGTATAATGGGAAAGCAACTAATTAACATTGGCGCAGCACCGAACGATAAAAGTGGTGATTCACTGAGAGCTGCGTCTCAAAAAATCAATAGCAACTTTACTGAAATCTTTGCTAGTATCGGCAATGGCACAGTTTTGACTGTCGCGCCGGTTGCAAAGACTGGCAACTATAATGATCTAACTAATAAACCAGACCTAACTGTCTATGCATTACAGACGCAGTTGTTCTCTGGATCATATGCAGATTTAACTGGTAAGCCAAACTTATTTTCTGGATCATATGCAGACTTAACTGGTAAGCCAACGCTATCCACTGTTGCTGCAACAGGCAATTATGCTGATCTTGCAGGTCTACCAACACTGTTCTCTGGTGCATATGCAGATCTAACTGGTAAGCCAACATTGTTCTCTGGTGCATATGCAGATCTAACTGGTAAGCCAACATTGTTCTCTGGATCTTTCCTAGATCTTGGAGATAAGCCATTCATCTACAACACTATAGCTGTAGCAGGCCAAGAAAACATAGAAGCCACAACTCAAAATTCGACATTGACTTTTGTTGCAGGCGAGAATATTTCTATATCTACTAATCCAGTAAATCAAAGCTTGACTGTAGAATCTACTTACTCTCCAACATATCAAGAATTTACTAATAGCGGCACTTGGTTTAAACCACCTGGAGCTACTATAATAATGGTAGAAGTAGTTGGTGGCGGCGGTGGCGGCGGAGCTGGTGCTGTTGCTGCAACCACAGTAAATAGATATGGCGGCGGTGGCGGAGCTGGTGGCGCAAAACTAATTGAACGTTTTAGAGCATCTGATATTACGTCCAGTGTAGCAATAACCGTGGGTCTAGGCGGTCAAGGCGGAATTGGTGCCGTCGACGGTGCTGGTAATGATGGTACGTCTGGTGGAGATACTCGCTTTGGAAATTATCTATTTACTGGGCAAGCAGGTCATGGGTCAGGCGGGACAACAACATCAGGCGTGTTTGGAGCTATATCGTTTAAAGCAGTTAGTCCTATCAGTGCATCGAACGGATCTGGTGGTTCACAAACAACTCCAACTGTTCCAGGTGGCTCTAGCGCTTATGGTGCAGCGGGTGGTGGTGGCGGAGGTGGTGCAGCAGCAAACGTAGTAACATCTTCATCAGGAGCTCACGGTGGTTTAGCTAGATCGTACGCTACTACTGATACTCCAGCAGAACCAAGTAACGGTGGCGATGGAGCATCAGCAGCTCAACCAGGAAGTGGCGGAGCTGGTGGCGGATATCTAACAAGTTCTAACGGTAAGTCTGGCGGATCTGGAGCATTTCCAGGTGGTGGTGGTGGTGGTGGGTCTTCAGCAGATTCTGGCTATGGCGCCGGCTCTGGTGGATCTGGAGCTCCTGGAATAGTTAGAGTTTGGACTTGGTAAGACATGTTAAATAACACAGCCTTCTATCATAAAGTTTTCAGACGCGCTATTGTCGCGTTTGGAACTATGTTCTCAGATATTAAAGTACATCGTCATGATAACGAAGGCAACTTGGTGCAGACTATAGCAGTGCCAATCGCACAAGCTCCAAAAGAGAAGTGGATTGTTAGAGTAGATTCAGACCCTGCTTTAGATAACCATACATATACTACACTGCCTAGAATGTCGTTTGAGATCACAGGCATTTCATATGATTCTACTCGTAAAGTAGGACGTATGAATAAAATATCAGCTCCTGGAACCACTACTAGAGATTATGTTTTTGCTCCAGTACCATACAACTTAGACATTAGCTTGTATATTCTAACTAAGACGCAGGAAGATGCGTTTCAGATCGTAGAGCAAATACTGCCATTCTTTACTCCAGAATTTACGCTTGGAGTAAAGTCGGTAGATAATCTAGAGCTTGTTACCGATATGCCAATCATTCTAAACTCGGTGCAGCAACAAGATGATTATGACGGTGATTTTCAGACTAGAAGATTTGTGACGTACACCCTAACGTTCACATTGAAGTTGAATATGTTTGGTCCAACAAACGAAGGTAAGATTATCACTAGAACTATCGTAGATATCGGCGATATAGATAATAGTAGTATCGATCCGTTGCAAGCTGTTACATTTGACACTGTTGGTGACCCCACAGATGGATCTAGTGTTACAACTACAGTATATAATTATGGTCCACCTAATGGAACCATCTAGTGGTTTGTATCTTAGAGATACATTATACCACACTTTGTTAATACTATGAAATTCTACAATGCAAATACGTCGTTAAAAGCAGCGAATGTCTCTGTACATTTTACAGAAGATCAAATCAAAGAGTACATTCGCTGTGCCAACGATCCTGTATATTTCATCAAAAACTACTGTAAGATTATCTCCCTTGATAAAGGTCTAGTTCCGTTTGAACTGTTTGAATATCAAGTTCGCTTCATTGAGACAATTCATAGAGAAAACCGAGTTGTTTCTATGCAGCCTAGACAGATGGGTAAATCCCAAGTAGTTGCTGCATACATTCTGCATTACACCCTTTTCAATGAGCATAAGACTGTAGCTATTCTAGCTAACAAAGCTACTGCAGCCCGTGAAATTCTATCTAGATATCAGTTAATGTACGAGCAGTTGCCTACATGGCTGCAGCAAGGTGTTACAACATGGAACAAAGGTGACATTGAATTAGAGAATGGTGCAAAAGTTTTTACAGCAGCAACATCAGGTTCTGGTATTCGTGGTAAGTCGGTTAACTTGTTATACGTTGACGAAACTGCTATCATTCCAAACACTGTTGCTGAAGACTTCTTTACATCAACATATCCTACGATCTCCTCTGGTAAGACAACTAAGATTATCTTAACGTCTACTCCACTTGGTTATAATCACTTCTGGCATTTTTGGCAAGGAGCTGAGCAGAAGACAAACGGATTTGTACCAGTTAGAGTTCATTACTGGGAGCACCCAGATAGAGATGAGGCTTGGGGTCTAAAGCAAAAAGAACTTCTGGGTGAACTGAAATTTAACCAAGAAGTTATGTGTAACTTCTTAGGTTCATCTTTAACACTAATTGGAGCTGACGTATTTTCTAAGATGGTTCCAAAACCGTTCATCTATTCTAAAGATGGGTTGGATATCTTAGAGTTGCCAGTTGGTGAAAAGCTAGATGAAGAAGGCAAACTAGTTGAACGGGCACACGTATATGTGTTGGTTGCAGATACTGCTAAAGGTGTAGGTGGAGATTATTCTGCATTCACAATTTTAGACGTCACAGAATCTCCATATAAATTAGTAGCTAAATATAGAGACAACAAAATTAGTCCGATGTTGTATCCAAACGTCATTCATAAAGTGGCGAAAGAATACAACGAGGCATATGTACTAATTGAGATCAATTCTTCAGAACAGGTCGCTATGATTATGCATGAAGAATTGGAATACGAAAATATCTTGTTTGTTTCAAGAGGATCGAAGGGCCAGGTAGTTTCTGGTGGTTTTGGTGGAGGTAGATCTCAACTTGGTGTCATTACTGATAAAAAAGTAAAACGCATTGGTTGTACTACTTTCAAGACTCTAGTAGAAGAAAATAAACTCATAATCCAAGATATGGATGTTATTTCTGAGATATCCACGTTCATTGAACGTAAAGGATCGTATCAGGCTGATGATGGATACCATGATGATCTAGTTATGCCACTAGTTCTATTCTCATGGCTGACGACAAACCCATATTTTAAAGACATAAATAATGTAAACCTTCGACAAATCATGTATGAACAACGTATCATGCAGATAGAACAAGAAATGACACCAATCGGATGGTTCAATGATGGAAATGCTGGAAATGATCAGCCTCTAAACTTTTGAAAACCATGAAACTATAAATACTTATGTGGTGCTTAGGGCATGAAGGCATACTCACATAATTAGCAACGAGGAGAATTAAATGGCAACTCAATTAAGTCCAGGCGTACAGGTAGTAGAGAAGGACTACACCCAGATCGTCCCGACTGTATCTACTTCCACAGGCGCTTTTGCAGGCGTTTTTAAGTGGGGCCCAGTAGAACAACCAACACTGGTATCAACAGAATCTGACATGTTGGCGGTATATGGCCGTCCAAACGATTCTAACTATCAATCTTTCTTTACTGTAAAGAACTTCCTTGAATACTCTAAACAGATGTACGTTACTCGCGTAGATTCTGGTTCGGGTCGTAACGCCGTTGCTCTTCAAAGCGGCCCAGTTACAAGCGTAGTTCTGACAACTCCAGGTACTGGATATCGTGCAGTTCCAAACGTAGTATTCGCCGAAGCTCCAGCTGTTGGTGATGGTACTCCAGCTACAGCTACAGCTGTTCTAACTGGTGGTGCTATTGCTTCTTATGCTGTTGTAAGTGGTGGATCTGGTTACGCTGTCGGCGATATCATCGTTTTAAGTCAACCTGAAGAAACTGTAGACACATACGATGTTGAGACAGGCGAACTAGTAAGCAGCGAATACATCGTTGCTAAAGCATCTGTGGCAACTATCGATGGTAATGGTTCTATCGTTACAATTACCTTTGTTGGTACAGGTCTAGAAGACGGTATGGGTTACATCGATCCAACCAACATTTCTTATGACGTTCTAAACAGCACTCAATCGGCGCCATCAGCTGGCGTAGGCGCTAACATTACTTTTGCTGTCGCAACAAGTGGTATTAAGCGCGTTGATGTGGTTACAGGTGGTTCTGGTTATACAACTGCGCAACTACCAATCAACGTTACGTTTGTTGTTGATCCAGACTTGCAATCTAACTACACTGGTACTCCAGCTACAGCGTTTGCTCAGATCACAGCAGCTGGTAACAAGATCAAGAACTTCACACACTATCTAAGCTCTTGGGCAGATGGTCAGGGTGCTTATGGTGAATTTGCCGCTAAGTATCCAGGCGACATGGGTAACTCTCTAACGGTTTCTATGTGCGATAACGCTAACTGGTCTACTCCAGTTAATGGTATCTTCTCTGCACGCGAAACAGTTGAAGACAAAGAAGATGAACGCGAACTAGCTTATGTCCGTCGTATTCTTGACAACGAAGAAGCATTCAGTAATGATGCTCTAGACGCTGGCAAAGTACTTCGCACAACTAGCGGCAAACTAATTGGTGAAATCGATAGTATTATCGATACAGTTGAATACCGTAAGATTACTCTTACAGCAGACAGCAAATATGCATTCGCAGTTGGCCAACACGTTCGTCACAGCAACTATGGTTCAGTTAAGAATATCAGCAGAGTTGCCCGCACAACAGCTGGTATCGTAACTATTACAACTACTGCTGCTCACGGCTTAGTTGAAGGTCAATACGTTACAGTTGCTGCAAACATTCAAAAGAGTGTTAACGTAACAAACGCTAAGATTCTGTCTGTAACAAGCACAACATTTACATATCAAACTGAACGTTACATCGCAATCAGCAGCCGTGTAGACAGCGGTACTATCAAGTCCGAATCTCAAGGTGTTATTGACGGCTTCGTTAAAGTTTGGAACGACAAGACTGACGAATATGAGTTGTCAAAGAAAGAACTGTATGTTACAGTTGCTAATGACTCAGCTGGTAACGACTTTGCTGTTGGCAGAATTCTAGTCGACGTAAGAGGCGAAAGAATCGGTGCTATCAAGTCTGTTGAGCAAGTTCAAACAATCATTCTAAAGACAGTTTCTTACGAAGATGTCTACAATGATTCAGTTGTTGCTGAATGGAAGTACAAGAGCTTGTTCAATAACAACGCTCCATCTACATCTCCTTACGCATTGCGTAACGGTGGTTCCTATGATGAACTTCATGTTGTTGTTATCGACAACGACGGTCGTTTGACTGGCACTGCTGGAAACGTTCTAGAGCGTTGGTCTGATCTATCTAAAGCTGCTGATGCACGCAACGTAACAACTGGCAAGTCTATCTACTACAAGGACGTTCTAAACAGCGGTTCTAAGTGGATCTGGGTTCTTGACCACACTTCCGACGTCGAGTCTAGCACTGTTAAAGCTAACTGGGGTTCTAACGCCAGCGCTGGTAGATTCAAAGATATGACAACAGCTGTTATCCGCACACTAAGTGGTGGTGTTGATACTACTGAAGCTAGCGCAGGCAACTACATTAGCGCATACCAACTATACGATGATCCAGCAAGCTATGACATCTCTCTAATTCCACTTGGTCACTTGCCAGCATCTACTGCTAAGTCGATCATTACTGGTGTTGCTGAGAAGCGTAAAGACTGTGTTGCATTCGTAAGCCCACCACTGTACATCGGTACAGCTAACTCTATTGCACAAAGCATTGTTACTTACCGTAACCAAATCGGTTCGTCTTCATATGCTGTAATGGATTCTGGATGGAAATACCAGTACGATAAGTACTCTGATAAGTTCCGTTGGATGCCAATGGCAGGTGACGTCGCTGGTCTATGTGCTTACACAGACTCTATCGCTGATCCTTGGTTCTCTCCAGGTGGTTTCAACCGTGGTCAGATCAAGAACGTTACTAAGCTAGCTTTCAACCCAACTGCTGCTCAACGCGATATCTTGTATGCAAATGGTGTTAACCCAATCGTAACATTCCCAGCTGAAGGTACTATCCTATACGGTGATAAGACTCTTCAAACTAAGGCAAGCGCATTCGATCGTATTAACGTACGTCGTCTGTTTATTGTCCTTGAGAAGGCTGTGTCTACCGCTTCGAAGTATCAGTTGTTCGAGTTTAACGACGACTTTACTCGTGCTCAATTCCGTAGCTTGGTTGAACCATACCTACGCGATGTACAAGGCCGTCGTGGTATCCTTGACTTCAAGGTCAAGTGCGACACTACAAACAACACCGCCGAAGTAATTGATCGTAACGAATTTATCGCTGATATCTATATCAAGCCAAATCGTTCTATCAACTTCATCACTCTGAACTTCATCGCTACTAAGACTGGCGTGAGCTTCGAAGAGATCGGCGGCTAACAGAAAGTAGAGGGAAACCTCTACTTTTTTGTTACATAAATATTTCCAAAGAGGAGAACATTAAATGGCAAACATTTCCGAATTTAAGGCAATGATGACTGGTGGCGGTGCTCGCCCTAACCAGTTCAGAGTTGAATTAGGTTTCCCATCGTTTGTTAGCACCGGTGCAATCGTTGGTCTCAAGACTATGTTCTTGTGCAAAGCAGCTCAGCTACCAGCATCTACCGTTGAAAACATCGCAGTACAATATCGTGGTCGTCCAGTAAATTTTGCTGGCGAGCGCTCATTCCAACCTTGGACAATCACAATCTATAACGACGTGGACTTTGCAGTTCGTAACGCTCTAGAGACATGGTCCAACGGTATCCAAAACTTGTCTACTACTAATGGTATTACAAACCCACTTGACTATCAAGCTGACCTAAATGTCAACCAACTTGATCGCAATGGTGGTGTTGTTAAGTCATACAAGTTCATCGACGCTTATCCAATCGAAGTCGGTCCAATTGCACTTGACTACGAAGCAGGTAACCAAATCGAAACTTTCGACGTAACATTCCAGTATAACTATTGGGAATCGTCTGGTGTTACATCAGGCTCTGGTTCTGGTTTCGGTATTTCTACCCCACTTGGTAACATCTCTCTATAATAGGGATCTATAGATAATGCAAATCTTCGGTATTGAAATTAAGCGTAAACAGACTGCAGAAGTGCAGTCTGTGGTTTCGCCATCGCCAGACGACGGCAGTACAATTGTATCGTCAGTTAATGCTGGTGCTTATTATGGTCAAGTTCTTGACATTGAGGGAACTATTAAGAACGAGAACGATCTTATTCGTCGTTATCGTGAAATCTCTCGATACTCCGATTGCGATAGCGCAGTTGAAGATATTGTCAACGAAGTGCTTGTCTCTGAAGACGATAAGAAATCAGTTGAAATCATTTTAGATGATTTGAAATTATCTGAGTCTACTAAGAAGAAAATTCGTGATGAATTTAATACCGTTCTGAAGAAGTTACAGTTCTCTGATAGAGGACATGACATCTTCAGAACTTGGTATGTTGATGGTCGTTTGTACTATCATATCATGATTGATGAGAATAACGTCAGTCAAGGTATTGTAGAACTTCGTGCTATTGACCCTAGAAAGATTCGTAAGATCAAGAATCTTATCAAGGAAAAGACAAAGAATGGTGCTGAAGTAGTTAAGGGAATCGAAGAATACTATCTGTTCAACGATAAAGGTATCACCGAGCAAACTGCTCAGGGTATTAAACTCTCAGTAGATTCGGTGATCTATGTCCCATCCGGTTTAGTTGATTCTAATACTGGAATGATGCTATCGCACTTACACAAGGCTATCAAGCCTGTGAACCAATTAAAGATGATCGAAGATGCTGTTGTCATCTATCGTATCAGTCGCGCCCCAGAGCGCAGAATATTCTATGTTGACGTTGGTAACCTGCCAAAGATAAAGGCAGAACAATACGTCAACGACATCATGAACCGCTTCCGCAATAAAGTTGTATATGACGCAACAACAGGCGAAGTTCGTGATGATCGCAAGCATATGTCTATGCTTGAAGATTTTTGGATGCCACGTCGTGAAGGCGGTAAAGGTACAGAAATCACAACTCTACCAGGTGGTGCAAACCTAGGTCAGATTGAAGACATCCAATACTTTCAAAATAAGTTATATCAATCACTTAACGTTCCGTTGTCTCGTTTGAAGTCAGATCAAGGTTTTAACCTTGGCAGATCTTCAGAAATTACACGTGACGAGGTTAAGTTCTCTAAGTTTGTTAGTCGTCTACGTAAAAAATTCACAGTTCTATTCATTGATGCTCTAAGAATACAACTGATTGCTAAAGGCATTATCAACCCAGACGACTGGGATGATATGAAAGATGATATCCGCTTCGATTTTCTGCGCGATAACTATTTTGCAGAACTAAAAGAAAGCGAAATTCTTCAAGGACGTTTGAATCAACTACAAATGATTGATCAGTTTGTAGGTAAGTATTACTCTATTGAATGGGTAAAACGAAACGTTTTGAAGATGAGCGATGAAGACATTGAAAACATTGAAAAACAAAAACTTCTAGATCGTGAAAAAGAAATAGAGATAGCTGAACACCAAGGCAGAGTACAAGCCACTCAGCAAGCCCAGTTGCAAGATCAAAGTGTAGATCAGACTGGTGCTCAAGATCAAACTGATAATGAACAAGGAGAACCACAATGGCCACAAACCAACTAATTGATGCAATTATCTCTGGTGATGCCAAAGGTATCCAAGAAAAGTTTAACGATGTTATGTCAGCAAAGATTGCTGAAAAACTATCTACTATGAAAGAGTCCGTAGCTCAGAATATGTTCAAATCTATTGATGAACAGATTCAAGAAGTATTGTCTAAAGACGCTACTGCAGGCGACTGGATCTCTGATTTTATCAACTCTGACAATCCTAAATTTGCGGGAAAGTCTAAAGAAAAGCGCAAGCAGATGGCACTAGCTGCCTACTATGCAAACAAGCGCGGAGAATAATATGAGCACTAAAGATCTATTGAACGCAATTATTGCCGGTGATGCTGTTGAAATTGAAACAGCTTTTAATGACACTATGGCAGAGAAAATTTCTATTCAGGTTGACGCCAAGCGTCAAGAAGTAGCACAGAGCATGTTTGCTAATGCTACAGAAGAGATTGAAGAGTCTTGTGACTCGGATTCCAAGAAACCACGCAAAGACACGAAGAAGGTCTCCGATCTTGGAGAAGACGCAGCGTAACAGTTATGAGATTTTCACAGTTCACTAAACGCCTTAAGAAAGATCTCTATGGATCTTCAGTTGTTGCTGAAGAAATATTCCTTGGAGAGTCTCTTGTACAAACTGAAGATGGCAGAGTATTGGTGAATGGCAAAGAAACACAATTGACTAGTATTGAAGAAGCTAAGCAATATATTCATCAGATTAAATTTGAAGAAGAAATCGCTAAAGAACTATACGAAGATATCCCAGACGTCAAAGTTGCAGCTCTAATTAGAGAACACCATGACGTTAAAGTTACAAACAGTCTAATCGAATCATATATAGAATTAGCTTCATCTAAAACTTTTAGTATCGACCCTGTAGTATCTGGTATCAGAGCATTCAATTCCTTCAACTCTACAGTTGAAAATAAGATTGATTACATGTTAGACGATGGTTCAATTGTAGCAATCTCTGAAGAGACACAACAAGAGTTGAACACTATTCTAGAAGATAAATATCAATTAGTAGAGTACATGAGAGAATCGAAAGATAACTTCATGCATGTACTCAGAGAATTAAGTTAAGGAACCAATATGGCCGTCACAAAGACCGTACTAAAACTTGCAGAAAGAGACGCCGTAGTCAAAGTGGCTGGCGACGCAGGTTCTGCAACAATTGATCTGCAAACAGATCTAAAGAAGACAAATGAAGTAGTTGCTGGTGCGACACAGCGAGTTTCTATTGCTGGCGTTCAATGGACTGGCACAGCAGATGCTGTAGTTACTATTGCTCGTAATGCTGTAACTATCTTGACTCTAAACTGTGGCGCTGCTGGAGCTTTAGAAATGAATGGTCAGACTATGATTCCTGACAGCATTCAAGATGATCAAGATATTGTAGTTACAATAACAGGAACTGCTGCAGAATTGTACATCCGTCTGAAGAAGAATTCAGGTTATACATCTGGATCAGAACCTTCAATCTATGGCCAGTACGATAACCCTGCCGTAGTTGGCTCATAATAAGGAATAAGAAATGAAGCTGATCAAAGAAGTCTTCGAACAGACTAGTTACATTGTTGAGGAAAAACTCGGCAAGGGTAAAGAATATTTCATTGAAGGAATTTTTCTTCAATCAGAATGTGTTAACCGTAATGGCCGTATGTACACTGAGTCTGTAATGGACAAAGAAGTAAAGCGCTATATGGAAAACTATGTCGCCAAAAATCGTGCTTACGGTGAACTAGGTCACCCAGATACTCCATCTATTAACTTAGACCGTGTATCTCACCTAATCACTGATCTTCGTAAAGAAGGCACTAACTATGTCGGCAAAGCAAAGATTATGGATACACCTATGGGTAAGATCGCCAAAGGTCTACTTGACGGCGGCGCTCAACTTGGCGTATCTTCTCGAGCACTAGGTTCTCTAAAAATGAACAAAGAAGGCGTTCAAGTTGTCCAAGATGACTTTATGCTTTCTACCGCGGCAGATATCGTTGCGGATCCTTCAGCACCAGACGCTTTCGTAAGAGGCATTATGGAATCTGCAGAATGGATTTTTGTTGATGGGCGTTTTGAACAGAGACAGATTGAGCAAACTAAGAAGATTATTCAGGCAGCTCCTACAAAGAGATTGACCGAAGCTTCTATTCACGCATTTCAGAATTTTCTGAATTCCATCAAGTAATAAATAATAAATAACTTATCAGTTATAGGAGATTAACGATGTCTATCGATAAAAAGATTGCTGAACTTCTAGAAGAATCTAAGAAGCTTCAAGAAGAACAGACTGACGAACAAGTTGTCGTCACAGAAGAAGAAATTACAGAAGAACAAGTTTCTGAAGAAGTTTCTAAAGAAGTCAAAGAAGAGCTAACTGTCGACGTAACAGACGACGTTGCTGCTCTAGTCAATGGCGAAGAACTAAGCGAAGAATTTAAGACTAAAGCTGCTACAATCTTTGAAGCAGCTGTAGTTACTCGAGTAAAGGCTGAAGTAGCTAAGCTCGAAGAAGAGTTTGATAATCGACTTCAAGAAGAAGTTGAAACAATCAAAGAGGGTCTGGTTGAAAAAGTTGATGGATACCTCAACTACGTAGTTGAGCAGTGGATGAGTGATAATGAGCTTGCCCTTGAAAATGGTATGAAGAATGAAATCCTAGAAAGCTTTGTAAAAGGCATGAAGGGATTGTTTGAGCAACATTACATCGATGTTCCAGAAGAAAAGTTTGACGTTCTAGGCGAATTGCAAGAACAAGTTGAGACCACTGAGTCTAAGCTTAACGAGCAATTAGAAGCTAACGTTGCCTTGACTAAGGAAATCAATGAAATGAAGCGTACTGCTGCGATCGGTGAGTTTGCAGCTGGTATGGTCGACACTGACGCTGATAAGTTCAATGCTCTTGCAGAAGAACTAGCATTCGAAGATGTCGCATCATTCAAAGAGAAACTTCAGACTATCAAAGAAAATTATTTTGGTAAGAAGCAACAAACCGTTGTTGAATCTGTTAAGCCAGTTGTAACTGATGAACCAGTTCAACTAACAGAAGAAGCTACCGTAAACCCAACTATGGCACGTTATCTTCGCGCTTTCAACGGTGTGAAATAATCCATTTAACGACAAAAAGGAAATAAAATGACTACTCGTCAAGATCTACTAAAGAAGTGGCAACCAATTCTGGAAGCCGCAGGCGCTCCAGAAATCAAGGATAACTACCGTAAGGAAGTTACCGCAGTTCTACTAGAAAACCAAGAACGCGAAATGATCAAGGCTGATCAGTTCCTAGCTGAAGCAACTCCAATTGCTAACGCTGGTGGCACAGGTCTAGCACTTGGTGGCGCTGGTACAAACGCAAACATGGCCGGTTACGACCCAGTTCTAATCTCCCTAGTTCGCCGTGCAGCTCCACAGATGATCGCTTATGACATCTGCGGTGTTCAGCCAATGACACAACCAACAGGTTTGATCTTCGCTATGAAGAGCAAGTACGCTACTCAAGCTGGTACTGAAGCTCTATTCAACGAAGCAGACACTGACTTCGCTGGTACAGGCACACACGCTGGTTCTAACCCAGTTGACGGCACTTACACAAACGGTACTGGTATGTCTACTGCTGATGCAGAAGACCTAGGTGCTGGTGTTGCGTTCGGTCAAATGGCATTCAGCATTGAAAAGACTACCGTCACTGCACAAACACGTGCATTGAAGGCAGAGTACACCACTGAACTTGCACAAGACTTGCAATCTGTTCATGGTCTAAACGCTGAAGGCGAACTAAGCAACATCCTAACTCAAGAAATCTTGAACGAAATCAACCGCGAAGTTGTTCGTACAGTTTACAAGTCTGCAAAGACTGGTGCTGAATACGGTACAGCTACTGCTGGTACTTTCGACTTGGACGTTGACTCTAACGGCCGTTGGTCTGTTGAGAAGTTCAAGGGTCTTCTGTTCCAAATCGAACGTGAAGCTAACGCCATCGCTCAGACAACACGTCGTGGCCGTGGTAACTTCATCATCTGTTCTAGCGATGTTGCATCCGCACTAGCTATGGCAGGTGTTCTAGACTACGCTCCAGCTCTAAGCACTGGTCTAAACGTTGACGAAGCAAGCACCACATTCGCTGGTGTTCTAAACGGCAAGTACAAGGTTTATGTTGATCCATACAGCGCAAACCAGTCTACAAGCCAGTTCTTCGTTGTTGGCTACAAGGGTACATCTGCATTCGATGCAGGTATGTTCTACTGCCCATACGTTCCACTAGAAAAGGTTCGTGCTATCGACCCAGCGACATTCCAACCAAAGATTGGTTTCAAGACTCGCTACGGCATGGTTTCTAACCCATTCACTGCTATCAACAGCGGCGCAAACATCTACTACCGTAAGGTTAAGGTCACAAACCTAATGTAATCCATTAGGTCTCAGTGATTGAGATGCAAAAGGACCCTTCGGGGTCCTTTTTTACGCCTATAAATAGTAGATACAAATCGGAGTATACTATGAGTGTCCTTAACTTTTCATCAAATGTACCTGAAAATGTAAACCCATTGAACGCAAGTGGATTTATGTTTCAGATCCAAAAGCTTCCTGGTCTTACGTATTTTTGTCAACGTGTAAATCTTCCAGCGTTGACAGCTTCGTCTAGCCTACAAGCTACTCCATTCGGTAACATCAATCAAAGAGGCGATATTTTAGAGTACTCAGATCTAACAGTCGAGTTTCTAATTGATGCTAAAATGGAAAACTATAAAGCTATAAATTCTTGGATGGTTGATACTCCAGAACTAAGCAAAGCAGAAGATTATTTTTCTGACGGCTTTATACATGTACTAGATACTAACAACCAAACAATTCAGACTATTCAGTTTTCTAGCATGACTCCAGTTTCTCTGGAAGGAATCACATTTGAAACAACCTCTGCAGATGTACAATACTTAGTTGGCAGCGTAACATTTAGATATACGAACTACAAATTTATTTGAGTGTACAAATTATTATGTTTGATGTATTATAGAAACTAACATCAAATTTACTGGATTCATTATGAACATTGAAGAATTACATGACATGTGGGAAGTCGATTGCAGCATAGATGACAATCATCTAGATCGAGCTTCTATTCAAACGGCTAAACTCCATTCAAAATACCTGCGCATTCTTATCCAGCATAAGATGAAGATCGCAGCGTACCAAGCAGAATATAACAATCTGCGTCAAGCAAAGTTCAGATACTACAGAGGTGAAATGCCTCGTGAAGAACTTAAAGAACGTACATGGGAACAGTGGCAAGGTGTAAAACCTCTCAAGAACGAGATGGAAGAATTCCTTGGAGGCGATGTCGATCTAAACAAGATCGATCTTAAAATCGCATATATAAAAGTAATGGTTGAGGCTTTAGAGTCCATCTTAGGACAGATTAAGTCTCGTGATTGGCAGATACGTAACGCTGTCGAATATAAGAAGTTTGTAGCTGGCGCATAATGATTACAATTGAGAAGATTAACGAAGTACATCTACGAATCTACTGTGAACCTGGAATAGCTCAAGAGCTATCAGAATATTTTACGTTCGAAGTGCCAGGAGCTAAATTCACCCCAGCATACAAAGCTAGAATCTGGGATGGTAAGATTCGAATGTACGATCTACATCGCAAGACATTATACGTAGGTCTTCTCAATTATGTCTTAGAGTTTGCTCAGCGCAACGAATACGACGTTAAATTTCTAAACGACGTTAAGAACTCCACACCAATAACACACAAAGAAGTAGAAGACTACGCTGCTTGGTTGAACCTGCACGGTCGTGGTCAGCCAATTGAAATTCGTGATTACCAAGTGGATGCTATTCAGAAAGCTATTACAGATGAACGTGTGATGCTTCTATCTCCAACTGCATCTGGTAAGAGTCTAATAATCTACACGACAATGAGACACCACCTTGAAGAAGGTCGTAAATGTATTCTTATTGTTCCGACTACATCTCTAGTTGAGCAGATGTATGCAGACTTTAAAGATTATTCTTCTGAAAACGGATGGCGTGTTGATCGTCATTGCCAAAAGCTGTACTCAGGTTTTCCTAAAGAATTCAATGCTGACGTGCTGATCACGACTTGGCAATCAATCTACAAACAGCCAGCTAGTTGGTTCAGTCAGTTTGATGTTATCTTTGGAGATGAAGCTCACCAATTCAAAGCAAAATCTCTTTCAACTGTTATGGAAAAGATGTCTACTGCTAGATACCGTATAGGAACTACAGGCACATTGGATAACAAGAAAGTGCATAAGCTAGTACTGGAAGGTATGTTTGGGCCAGTGTACAAAGTCATCTCAACTAAAGAACTAATGGAAAAAGGTTCTGTTGCTAATCTGAAGATTAAGTGCTTAGTGATGAAGTACGACGAGATCACTAGAAAGATTCGTAACAAGAACGCTTACCAAGATGAGATGGACTTCATCGTAACACATGACAAACGAAACAAGTTCATTCGTAATCTTGCAGTTAGTTGTGAAGGTAACACTCTAGTGCTATTCCAATTTGTTGAAAAACATGGAAAGCCTCTTTATGAAATGATTCAGCGCAAGGTTGCTGAAGGCCGTAAAGTGTTTCTAATCTATGGTGGAACTGATGTTGAAGTTCGTGAATCGGCTAGAGCATTGACTGAAAAGGAAACTGACGCTATCATCGTTGCTTCCTATGGTGTATTCAGTACAGGCATAAATATTCCATCGATTGAGAACGTTATCTTCGCTTCACCAAGTAAGTCAAAGATTCGTAACTTGCAATCAATCGGTAGAGGACTAAGACTTAAAGAAGGTAAGACACACTGCAATCTGTTCGATATCGCAGATGATCTACACTGGAAGTCTTGGAAAAACCACACATTGAGACATCTTCAGGACCGCGTACAAGTTTATGCAGAAGAAAAATTCTCATTTAAGATCTTGGAGATAGACCTTGAGTGATCCAGTCATTGTTAAGCTGATCAACGGCGACATGTTCATGGCTACAGTCATCAATGATGTTGAAGATACATTGATGGTGGCTGATCCTATTGCTATTAGATTAGTGCAGGTGAGCACAGACGGTGGCACTGTTGAGAAGACTATCACACAGCCGTTTTGCGCTTTGACGCTGGAGCGTGAGTACTCGTTTGATAGAAGATTTGTTTTGTTCGTTAAGCCACTCAATCCTAAGATTGCTAAGTACTATGGCAGTTTGTTGGAATCGTTCCTAAACGAACAAGATGGTGATCTTGATAATGTACAGTTCAATGATGAACAGCAAGAAGAAGATCAAGAGGAAGAACCTAATCTTGATGAAGGATTTTTGATTATACCTACTAATCATAACGTCCATTAGTGTTTTCCTAGAGATACATTATACACCGTACCGAGAATTCTGTACAGGTCAAATTGATATTACATGCAATCTTTCTATAGTGTATAATGGTAGCATACTATAACAGAAAGAGGTCCAATGGCAACCCATTACGTAAATAATGCTCAGATGCTGGCAGCAGTCACGCAATATAGAGCAGACATAGAAGAAGCCAAAGCCACCGGAAAAGAAGCACCTCGTATTCCAGAATACCTTGGTGAGTGCATCCTAAAGATCGCAACAAATTTATCCCGCAAAGCTAACTTCATCAATTACTCATATCGCGATGATATGATCTTAGACGGCATCGAAAACTGCATGATGTGTATGCATTCGTTCGATCCAGCAAAATCGTCTAATCCATTCTCATACTTCACCCAAGTCATCTATTTCGCTTTCCTTCGCAGAATTGCTAAGGAGAAGAAGCAGTCATACATTCGAGGTAAGCTAATCCAAGAGATGGCGTTTGATTCTTTTGAAGTTCAAGGCCATGATGACGACGCTGACTTTAAAAACGCATACATGTCTTTCATTCAAGCTAATCAGAACTTTGATGATTCATTCATTAAGAAGAAAGAAAAGGCTAAAGAAAAGAAGAAGCAATCGCTTGAAAATTTCTTTGAAGGCGAAGGGCAAGATGACACTCCTAAGATGATTGATGACATCATAGAAGATATCGAAGGTGAAGACAATGACTGATAAAGAATGGTTAGACAGAGTCAAGTTAGCTGAACAAGTCTATAACAAAGAATTTCAAACCGAAGAAGTTCGCAAGTTCGTTCAATGGCTTTATAAACAGTACGGTGTAGTGTATGAGACTAGAGATTGACGATAGAAATCAAGTCTACTACTGGGTTGATGATGAAAGTGATGAATGCTTAAGTCCACACTTTGATTATGAAGAAGATGCCATCCAATGGTATGGTAATGTTGCCAAACAAATCTTAAGTGAGTTTGGTGTTGAGAAAGGTCCTTTATGAAAATTGGTTTTACTTGTTCCTGCTTTGATTTGTTTCATGCAGGTCACATTATGATGCTTAAAGAAGCAAAAGCGCAATGTGATTATCTTATTGTAGGTCTACAAACTGATCCTACGATCGATCGTCCTGAAAAGAATAAGCCTATTCAATCTGTGTTCGAACGATTCGTTCAATTAGATGCATGCAAGTATGTCGATGAGATTGTTCCTTACGCTACTGAAAAAGACTTACTAGATATTCTACAAAGTTATCCTATCGATGTTCGCATTCTTGGCGAAGAGTACCGCGATAAGCAATTCACTGGTTACGATCTTCCAATCGCTGCTTACTTCAATAAGCGACGCCATAGTTTTAGTACTACTGAATTGCGTAAACGTGTTGAAGAAGCGCAGCAACTTAAGAAGACAAAATGAAAAAGTGGTCTATAGCATTTCCTGGTGAGTTTGGTCAAGACGTAGTTGAGACGTGGACTGAAGATCAGATCATAGCATCTTATTACACATACTGGTCTACTAAGATGATTCAGAATGTAAAAGACCCAGATCTTTCTAGAGAAAACTGCATTGAAGATTGGAAAGTTATTCATTGGGCATGGGAGAATAAAGATTGAAAGTAGCTATCATCACTGACACACACTGGGGAGCTCGTAATGACTCTCAAGCATTCGTAGAATTCTATAGAAAGTTCTATGAGAACTACTTCTTCCCACAGCTAGAAGCTCAAGGTATTACTACAGTGCTTATGCTTGGCGACACGTTTGATAGACGTAAGTACTCAAACCACGCAACTGTCAAAGCAGCAAAAGATATTTTCTTTGATGTAATGCAGAAAAAGGGAATGACTGCTTACATCATCATCGGCAATCACGATACTTTCTATAAGAACACTAATGAAGTAAACACGATCGATCTAATGCTTCTAGAGTATGAAAACATCGTTTCAATTTCAAAGCCAACCACTATAGAACTAGACGGCACTAAGATCGTTATGATTCCTTGGATCTGTGCTGACAACTACACAGAGAGTTTTAATGAGATCAAAAATACTGAAGCTGAAGTCTGCATGGGACACTTGGAAATTGCTGGCTTCGAAATGTATCGTGGCCATGCTAGTGAAGGCGGCATTTCACCTGATTCGTTCAAGAGATTTGACACCGTATTTTCTGGACACTATCACCATCGCTCGACTAAAGGTAATATTACGTATCTTGGAACGCCGTACGAACTCACTTGGCAAGACTACGGAGACCCAAAAGGATTCCACATCTTCGACACATCCACTAGGCAGCTAGATTTTTATCAGAATCCATACACCATGTTTGTTCGTTTAGAATACAACGACAAGAACATGGAACCAATCAACCTAGATTCTCTTGATCTAAAAGAGACATACGTGAAGTTAGTTGTTGTGAATAAGACAGACTACTATAAGTTTGACCAATTCATCAATAAGCTGTATACAAAAGGTGCTCACGATATTAAAATAGTGGAAGACATGTCAGAGTTTCAACAGGGTGAAGTTGATGAAAACATCGACCTTGAAGACACTCTAAGCATCTTGTCCAACTACATTGACTCGGTACAAACCGACGTTGATAAAGAAAAGATCAAAAATTATATGAAATCACTATACACAGAAGCTATTAACGTCGAGGTTGTATGAAGACTGTTCTAATATACGCTTGTCTCCTTGCAGTGATAGTAACTGCTATGTGGTTAGAAATGCAGGTTTGGGATGAATGCCGTCAGACAAACTCATTTTGGTATTGTATGAGAGTGTTGAGTAAATGATTGTATTTAAGTCTGTAACCTACAAAAACTTTTTGTCGACAGGTAACTCTGCCAACACTATTCTTCTTAACAAAGCTCACAGCACTCTTGTTATTGGTAAGAACGGTGAAGGCAAGTCTACTATGCTCGACGCATTGACGTATGCTTTATTCGGTAAACCGTTTCGTTCAATCAACAAGCCTCAGTTGATCAACTCTATCAACGGTAAGAATTGTCTTGTTGAAGTTGAATTTTCTATTGGTGATAAAGAGTATCTCATCAAACGAGGTATGAAGCCAGGAATTTTTGAGATCTGGTGTAATGGCATCATGCTAAATCAAGATGCTGCTGTCAAGGATTATCAGAAAGTTCTTGAACAACAGATTCTTCGTTTGAACTATAAGACGTTTACACAAGTCGTTATTCTTGGTGCTGCGTCCTTTGTACCATTCATGCAACTACCAACTGGCCAACGCCGTGAAGTTATTGAAGACATTCTAGATATCAGAATCTTCTCTATCATGAATCAGCTTCTACGTGAAAAAGTTCAAGGTACTAAAGAAGAAGTTACTCGTATTGAAGATGCGGTGACACTAGCTAAGGAGAAAGTAAGTGCGCAGAAAAAACTTATCGCGACGATTAACGAGGCGAGAGATTCTACTGTTGAAAAACTGGACACGAAGATTCGTGAATGTTTGCTCGAAATCGAAACGGCGACAGCAAAATCAAGCATCCTTCAGGCTGAGGTTGAAAAACTTGTTCAGACAGCATCCGAAGAACAAACGGTAAAAGCAGATCTTAAGAAAGTCACAACTGCTAAGAACAAACTTGAAGCTAGACTTGATTCTATACAAGAACAGATTCAGTTCATGCATGACAGTGAAGACTGCCCGTCATGCCAGCAGAAGATTCCGCATAGTCATAAAGAATCTACTATCACTGCTGCTAAAAGTGATCTTGATAAGTATGAAGGCGAGAAAGATATTTTAGAGTCATGCTTAGAAAAACTTAACTCTAAGCTAGAGAAGATTGCAGAACTCAATAAGTCTTTAACACAGAAGAACATTGAGCTTTCTACTTGCAATAACACTATCTCTATTCTAAACAAACAGATAGCTGCTCTTCAAACTGAAATCAAAGATCATAAGAAAGATACTACCAACATCGATGAAGAAAAGAATAAGCTGAAGAAACTTGCTGAAGACGCAATGCTAATGCTCGAAGCAAAGACTCAACTGAGTGAACAGAAGAATCTTCAAGAAATTGCTTCTCTTCTTCTACGCGATAACGGTATCAAGACTGCCATCATCAGAGAATATCTTCCAGTGATGAATAAACTCATCAACAAGTATCTGAACATCATGGATTCTTATATCCACTTCGAATTGGATGAAGGCTTCAATGAAGTTATTAAGTCTAGATTCCGAGATGAATTTACGTATGCTTCATTCTCTGAAGGCGAGAAACAACGTATCGACCTTGCAATATTGTTTACTTGGCGCCAAATCGCTAAGATGAAGAATTCTGTGAACACTAACCTTCTCATCTTTGATGAAATCATGGACTCATCTTTAGATTCGGCTGGAACTGAAAGCTTTATGGCACTGCTGGACCAGTTTGGAGAAGACACGAACATCTTTGTTATCAGCCACAAAGGAGACCTTCTCTTCGATAAATTCCATTCAGTGATAAAGATAGAAAAGAAGAACGACTTTTCTGTAATTGCCTAAGTCCATCAAACTGTAACCTTTTGGTTACAGTTTTTTCACTGAGCATGTGTACAATAAATCAAATCTGGTGTATAATTACTCCATAGATTGGTAAACACATGAAAACAATACTCATCCTAGCAATTCTAAGTCTGTCTGGCTGCGCTGTCTACACGCCTTATGGACAAGTGCCTATTCAGACAAATAGTGTCACTCACAAAGTCATGTCTGGACCTAACAAAGCTTGGAACTGCTACGTCTCTCCAAATCGATGCTTTCGGCTTGACGGTGTACAATAAATCAAATCTGTTGTATAATACCTCTATTGATTGACAAGGAATCTACATTATGCAAGCATCAGATCTTGGCGCAAAGCTACTAGCTCAAGAAAACATTACGGTTGTTCGTGCAAACGCAAAGACTGCAAGCTTTGACGTTGGCAGTCGAGTTCTTACTCTTCCTCTGTGGAAAGACATGACTCGTGAAATTGAAGACATGATGCAATGTCATGAAGTTGGCCATGCGCTTTTTACTGATGCTGATGCATGGGTTAAAGCTATCGAGTCTTACAAAGGCAACATGCAGCGTTCAATGCATGGTTACATGAACGTCGTTGAAGACGCTCGTATTGAGAAGCTAATGAAGCGACGCTTTCCTGGCGTTCGTAAGACTTTCTTTGCTGCTTACAAACAACTAGTTGATCGTGACTTCTTTAAGTTGAAAGGCCGTGACGTCAACGAAATGCTTTTCATCGATCGAATCAATCTCTATTTCAAAGCTGGTATCACCATCGGTGTTAAGTTCACTGAAGCTGAGAAAGTGCTTGTGAACAAAGTTGATCGTGCTGAGACTATTGAAGAAGCAATCGAAGTTGCTAAAGAAATCTATGAGTTCTCTAAAGAAGAGATGCAAAAGCGTAAAGCTGAGACTGCTCATGAAGATATCGCTTTTGGTGGTTCTGACGACGAAGACGAAGAAAGCGGTGAAGACGATTTCGACATGGGTCTTGAAGACGACGAAGATGAATTGGCTCACCAGTTCGACGAATACGAAGCTGATGAAGATGCTGAGAAAATCGAAGACGAACTTAAGAACAACAAGTCTGTTAAAGGCGACGTTGACGTAACAGATGAAGACCTTGAGTCTCAAACTGACAAGAACTTGAATAAGTCTCTTGAAGAACTTGCTGATGATAGTATCAGCTACCAATACTATGAATTCTTCACTGGTCTTTCGCATGACCCAGTAGTTCCATTCAAGAAAGTTATTGCTGAGACTGCAGAAGCAGACCAGTGGATAGCTGATGAAGCACTCAATGGTTACCACAATCATAAGAAAGACTTTGAAAAGTTCATGCTCGACTCTGAGCGTGTGGTGAACTATCTTGTCAAAGAATTTGAGATGCGTAAGTCTGCTCAGGCTTATCGTCGAGCTCAAATCTCTAAGTCTGGTTCGTTGAATATGAACAAGATTCACGCTTATAAGCTTACCGACGACATCTTTCGCCGAGTAATGACTGTGCCTGAAGGTAAGAATCACGGTATGGTTTTCTTGCTCGATTGGTCTGGTTCTATGCAAGATGTGATTCTGCAGACTGTGCGTCAAGTTATCAACCTCGTGATGTTCTGCCGTCGAATCAATATCCCATTTGAAGTATACGCTTTCAGCGGTCAGTACAACGGCACTTGGACTCATGAGAAGACTTACACTAACAACAATTATATTCGTGAAGTTTCTACAAATGCTGATAAAGACTTGATTTTCTCTGATGGCCGCTTCAGTTTGCTGAATCTGTTTTCATCTAAGATGACTAATAATGAGTTCATGACTGTCGCACGTCGATTCTCTAGCTTTCAAGCTCAGCGCTGTCTAGGTTACAACCTAGGTGACACTCCTTTGAATGAAGCTCTTCTGTACATGGTTGACTTTATTCCTGAGTTCACTCGTCGTAATAACATCGAAAAGATGACTATGATTACGCTCACCGATGGTCAAGGTGGAACTTTGGCGTACAGCGGAAATTACATGAAAGAGTTTGGGTACAACGAAGCCTTGGCTAAGAGAATGAAGATCAAAAACTTTATTCGTGATCCTAAGACTCAAAAGACGTACCATATTCGCCCAGATTCTCAAAGCCAAACTGAAACGTTGCTGAAGTTTATTAAAGACCGATACGATGTAGCTTCACTTGGTTTCTATATCTGTCAGAATCGTCGTCGAGTTCTTTCTGATGTTTTTCGCGATAACCTCGGAGAAAGCGCCGGAGAAAACGAAATTGAAACTATGCGCTCGCAATTCCGTGAGAATGGTTTCTATTCGATGATGGGTACTGGTCGAGATGAATTGTTTGTGATTCCTGATACCTCTACAAAGATCGTAGACTCTGAACTGGAAGTTGATTCTGACCTGTCAGCAGCTGCTATTGCACGTAAGTTCACCAAGCAGTTCAACACTAAGAAGCATAGTCGAGTTCTTTTGGATCGTTTCATCGGCTACGTGGCTTGAGTGGTTTTAGATGGGTAGATCCCCATCTAGAGCCAGAGAATCCATCTGAGTGCACTTAAACTTCAAAACTGTACACTTTTTGATACATCTTAAAAGATTTTTGACTAACTGTGTACAATAAATCAATTTCGTGGTATAATACTATCATAGACTGTTGAAAAGGAACTTCTACATTATGAGCAACATTGACTTCCAAGACGCTTTTGACCAAGCGTTGTTTGAAACTTTCCCTGATACGAAAACCACTGGCCAAGTGACTCGTAAGCAGATCGTCGAGATTCGAGAAAAGCTTGGCACTAATAAGTGGCCAACACACATAGTTAAAAACCAGATTGGTCGCGGTCTTTACGCAATCTCTGGCAACACAGCTCTAGCTGCACTTCCTAAAGAAAACGTGGTTGTTATGCCTTCTCACAACGCTCCAAAGTCTACGTTCATTGCTGGACAAGACGACGTTCGTTCTCTGATCCCAGCTAAAGACAAGAACTATGTTGCGTTTGGTAACCATAAAGACGTAGAACAGATTGTGAAGTCTGGTATGTTCTACCCTGCTTACATTACTGGTCCGACTGGTAACGGTAAGTCTACTATGGTAGAGCAAGTATGTGCTCACAATAAAAAGCCTCTAATTCGTGTTAACTTGAACATGATGACCGACGAAGAACAGCTCGTTGGTTCTAAAACTCTAGTCGATGGTGACGTGCAGATCGTCGAAGGTCCTGTGCTGATCGCTATGCGTACTGGTTCTACCCTACTGCTTGACGAAATCGATGCTGGCGGCGCTAACACTTTGCTATGTCTGCAGCCCATCCTTGAAGGCAAACCATTCTACTTCAAGCTTAAGAACGAGTTGATCGTTCCTGCACCGGGTTTCAACGTGTTTGCTACTGCCAACACAAAAGGTAAGGGTTCTGATGACGGCCGCTATATCGGTACGAACATCCTGAACGAAGCTTTCCTCGAACGCTTCGCTGTTACACTCAACCAAGACTATCCGTCTGCAAGTGTTGAGAAGAAAATTGTTTTGAATCTAATGGAGTCCTATGGCTGTGCTGATGCAGAGTACGCTGAGACTCTTGTCAAATGGGCTGATGCTATCCGTCGTACTTTTGAAGACGGCGGTGTTGATGAGCTCATCACTACTCGTCGTCTGACACACGTTGTTCGAGCATTCTCGATCTTCAAAGATCAAAAGAAAGCTGTCGAACTCTGCTGCAACCGTTTTGACGACATCACTCGTACCGCGTTCATTGATCTGTTCGATAAAATTTCAAATGAACCTGTACAAAAGCCGGAAGCTGTGGTAAAATCTAACCATACTTCGGAATTCACTGACGAAATCCCGTTTTAATTAACAAAGGAAATTACATTATGAACTACAAAGACCTCAACAAAACTCAAAAGCGTATCATTGATGCATTCATCGAGATCCGTCCTGAACTTGCAAACGCAACTTCCATCACACGACCAGAAGTAGAAGAATTGTTCTTCAAGCTGTATGAAAAGCGTGATAGCGGCGGAGAGAAGATGGGTTACCCTATGTGGCTGGTGAAAGGTCCTAAAGTCGCACGTGGAGTCTATGTATTCCCTGCGCCAAACGTTACCAACGACAGCGTGATTGACGCTATTGCAAAGCGTACCGCTCAAACTACAGTTGAAGATGAAGAGTTTCTCGCCGAGTTGCGTGAAGCTGGCATCGAAGCTTAATACAAATTCGCTGACTAGAGTAACGCCATCGCTCTAGTCGGCTTTTCGCGATGGCATATTATGGAGATCATATGAATAAACTGAGCAAGCTAGAAAAGTATCTGGCATCTGGCAACACTGCAACCCCTAAGCAAATCCAACGTATGTTTGGTTTGCAGAATCCAACTGCAGCAATTCACAACCTGCGTTCTGCTGGTGTGTGTATCTATGCTAATAAGGCAACTTTGTCTGACGGCACCACTACAACTAAGTACCGTGTTGGCCAACCTACCAAAGCTATGGTAGCGGCACTTCATGCATTGGGCGCATTCGCTTAATTTGATTGTACACTTGGAAGAAGTCCGGGTATAATATAAGTACCCGGACTTTTTTCATGGAGAAGCAATGAAGATCTTAACAGAACAAGAACGTTTTAAGACAGAACTAGAAACAGTTCTTAAAGAAGTGGGTGACATGCTCATCCAAAAGAATGCTGCTTATGGTGATGCAGCACTCAACCCAGTGCGAATCTTTTCGAAGGCAGATCCCCTTGAACAACTCAAGGTTCGAATCGATGATAAACTATCTCGACTAGCACGCGGCCAAGCTGCTGGTGAAGATGTTATCCATGATCTGTTGGGCTATCTAGTTATCTACAGAATGCAGATGAATAGATTGAAGCCTTACAATCCAACCTAAATCAAGGACTATATTATGTGGCCATTCAAGACTATCATTGAGAAAGTTGAAGACAATCAGCGAATCAATGAACTTCAAGCTGAAGTAGACTCTTTAAAGCTTAAGCTTAGCCAAAACGAGACTCAACTTCAAGTAAAGACTTCTCAACTAGAATCCATTCATCACGCTACTCGAGACAGCACTGTTGCAATCGATTGGAAAACGATGAATGCATTTTCTATTGAGCGTATCTATCGAAATGCCGAAGTGTCGACTGTCATCGGATATCTTCTAAACAATGATTACGAAGATGATAAGAAGCAGAGTCTAGTAAAAGAGTGGACTTTATATTGCAGCGAAGCTCAGCATGAAAAGCTTTGCAAAGAATTTCAATCTTATGTCAAGGATAAGAAATGACAGTTAAAAAGCAAATCATTCAAGCACCTTTCACCAACGACTTCGGTACGGTCAATGTTGGTGACTTAGTCATGGCTGTGACTACTGGTTATTCTCATAACGTCAGCGTATACAAAGCCAAATATCTTGGTTATATCGAGAGTGACGACAGCTGGAATGGCACAAAGCAGAAGAAAGTAAAACTTGAGGTACAAGAAATTGGCCGTGAGTGGTACTATAAAGGTACTGAAAAGAAATGGTCGTGGAAAGACGGTAGTTTCTCTGCACAAAAAGATAACCTTGAATTGCGTGAATTTCCATACACACGTAACGCAACTCTACAACTCAACCGCATCGCACCAATTAAACAGTCAGATATTACACTGATTGAAACAGTTGGAAAACTAGTCTAAGGAAATATTATGAATCTATCGAAAGAAACACTCACACTCATTCGCAATTTTGCCGGTATCAACGGTTCTATCATGCTCAAAGAGGGTAACATTCTTGCAACTATCAGTGAAGGCAAGAACGTTATGGCACAAGCAACCATCACTGAAAACTTTACTTCAGACTTCGGCATCTACGATCTGAACGAATTCCTTGGTGCAGTTGGTATCTTCCAAAACACTGTTCTGGACTTCCATGATAAGTATGTTACCATTAGTGATGGTGGTAAAGCAAAGATCAAGTATTTTGCTGCAGGTGAAGGTATCGTAAAAGCTGCTCCAACGACTATCAAGTTCCCAAGCCCTGACGTCGAGTTTTCGCTTGATTCGGCTGCATTGGAAATGATCCGCAAGACTTCTTCTGCTCTGAAAGCTGGTGACGTTACTATTGCTGGTGCAGATGGTGTTCTAAAAGTTATTGTTTCTGATAAGAAGAATGCGACCTCCAACGCCTATGAAGTTGAAATTGGCGCTACCGAAGAAACATTCAAAGCTAATCTTAAGATTGAAAACCTGAAGATGCTACCTGGTGATTATGAAGTTGCGATCTCTAGCAAGAAGATCAGCCGATTCAAGAGTCCTACAGGTGATCTGACTTACTACGTAGCTATTGAAGCAGATTCTGAATTTTAATGTGTACACTCATCTGAGTTTGTGGTATAATATATCTTTGTGATGGAGTTAAGTAATGAGTGACCAATATTTGTTTGTTGAAAAGTACCGCCCTCAAACTATCGATGATTGTATTCTGCCTGAGTCTATGAAGAAGACTTTCAAGCAGTTTATTGACTCCGGTGAACTGCCGAACTTCCTGTTCGCAGGTGGAGCTGGAGTTGGTAAGACTACCGTTGCAAAAGCTTTGTGTAACGAAGTTGGTGCAGAATATCTTTTCATTAACGGTTCCGAAGAATCCGGTATCGATGTTCTACGTAGCAAGATCAAAAACTTCGCATCTTCTGTTTCTCTGACAGATTCTAAAAAGGTTGTTATCCTCGATGAGGCGGATTATCTTAATCCCAATTCCACTCAACCTGCGCTTCGCGGCTTCATCGAGGAATTTTCTAACAACTGCCGATTCATCTTCACTTGCAACTTTAAGAATCGAATCATTGAACCTCTGCACTCACGTTGTGCTGTTGTAGAGTTTAAGATTGAGAACAGCGATAAGCCTAAGATCATGGCTCAATTCTTTAAGCGTGTCATTAGTATTCTGAAGACTGAGAAGATTGAGTATGATCAGCAAGTAGTTGCAGAGCTAGTTGCAAAGCATTTTCCAGACTATCGTCGTATCCTAAATGAACTTCAGCGATACTCAGTGTCTGGCAAGATCGATGCCGGACTTCTTGTAAACCTTGGTGAAGAGTCCTATGTTCAGTTGGTAAAAGACCTGAAAGGTAAGAACTTTACTGAAGTTCGCAAATGGGTTGGCAAGAATTCTGACACTGAATCTACTGAACTGTTTCGCAAGTTGTATGACAAAGCTGTAGACTATATTGAGACTGGCAGTATTCCTCAGCTAGTTCTAATTCTTGCTGAGTACCAGTACCGAGCAGCTTTCGTCGCTGACCGTGAAATCAATACTATGGCTGCCCTAACTGAAATCATGGGCCAACTTAAGTTTAAGTGAGAATATTATGAGTGAATTTAGAGATCAAGCTGGTAACCCAGTAGACCTTGCTAAGCTTGCTGAATTGATTGAAGCGACTTCAATTTGGCGTCCCAAATCTGTAGAACAAGAGCCTCAGACTCGTCTGCTTCAGTGGCGAGTTATGTTAGTACAAGATAAAGATATTCACTTTGTTGGTCGTGCTGACTGGGAAGGTCGAGTATGCTCTGCTGTACAAACATACGACCCAGAAACTAAGCGAGGTGTCACTCGCTCAGGCAGAATCTACGAATTGTTAGGTCATCCTGGCTACAACGGTGATGCTATGTATGTTTGGGGACGTTGGATGTCTATGAATGGTCTTACTGAAGAAGACGTTAAAGACGTTACAGATCAATATTACACTGAAGGCAAACATGACTGAATTTGTAATTGCTGTAGTATGTGTAGCACTTGGAATTGTTATCGGTTGGAGATCTCGCGAAAGATACGCTAGGTTTGTGATCGAAAAGTATTTCAAACAATCTGATAATGCTGCTTCTAAAGACGACATTATAAACGTCGAAATTATGAAGGAAAAAGATAGCTACTATGTGTATAATACTCTTACAGGAGCATTCATCACTCAAGTAAAGAGTAAAGAAGAGCTTCTTAAGTATCTTGAAACCCACTTCTCTGAAAAGACTGTGATGATCAAGAAAGAACACTTTGCATTGTTTGATACACTATGAGCTTCTTCGACTTCCTTAATGCCATCAATACTACTAAGAAGGATCTACTAAAAGAAGATCCTCAATCCGAAAAGGACTACGTTCCTTTCATGATTAACCGTGGTCTATCGTATTTTCCTGATACGATTTTCTATGCCAACGAAATGAATAAGTATGCAAGCATCCCAAAAGACTGGCAGTTTGCGTTCTATATGAAATCAGTTAAACCGAAGAAGCGTTTCTCAAAGTGGCATAAGAAAGATCAAAATTCTGATGACTTGAAGATTATTATGCAAGCGTATGAGTACTCAGCATCACGTGCTGCAGAAGCACTAGAATTGCTTAGTGAAACGCAGATAAGTGAACTCCGCGCAGCGTACAATACAGGCGGCAAGTAATTTAGATGTATAAATAAATTCAGTTACCCTTTATAATAACTAGGAAGTGACATGAACACTGAATTGATTTACTTTGATTGGACACCAGAGTCCATGCTGGAAATTATCCTTCCAGAACCAGACAATTTCTTAAAAGTACGAGAAACACTCACGCGTATTGGAGTAGCATCTCGTAAAGACAAAACCTTGTATCAATCTTGCCATATCTTGCATAAGCAAGGTAGATACTTCATCGTGCATTTTAAAGAATTGTTTGCATTAGACGGAAAAGAAGCAAATATCTCTACTGGAGATATCGAGCGTCGTAACACTATTGCAAAACTTCTGCAAGACTGGGGTCTTCTGAAGATAAATAATCCGTCGGCAGCTGAAGCACAAACAGCTCTGTCGCAGATTAAAGTGGTCTCTTTCAAAGAGAAAACTGAATGGCAACTCGTTGCCAAATATAACATTGGCTCTAAGAAAGCCGCATCTTAACTATTGGAGAAATACATGATCAAGCTTGAACTGACTGTGAATGAAGTTAACATTATTCTTGGTTCCTTGGGTAAACAACCATTTGAAGCAGTTGCTTCTGTGATTAACAAGATTCAAGAGCAAGGTGCGCCACAGGCGGCCGCGCTAGCACAAGCCGAAGCTGCTGCAAAGCAAGCTGAAGGCGCTGCAGAATAATCCATAACTGGATGACTTGGCACGTCGTTAAATGTGCCACTAAACCCACCTTAGGGCCCGTTAGGCGTTACCGGTTAGAAACTGTCTTAGGATAGTTTCAGGCGTCCGAGTAGTAGCCGTAAGCTACAGGCGTAATTACACTGCTGCGCCGTAAGTCAGCGCCGGATTAAGTAACCGGCAACCTCTACGCCTTCGGGGTAGAGAATATCAACTTAACTCGCTTAATAGGAGAAAACTATGACATCACTACCATCTATCTTTGGTCAAATCAAAGACTTCGACAAATTCTTCGTCGGATTCGATGATCAATTCAATCGCATGCAAAAACTGCATGACGACATGACCAAAAACATTCCCAACTATCCTCCATACAACATCAAGAAGACTGGTGAAAACACTTACGTCATTGAGCTTGCTGTTGCTGGTTTTAGCAAGTCAGAAGTCGAGATTGAAATCGACGGTGGCAAGCTAGTAGTTCGTGGAAACACTGGAGAAGATTCCAGTGCAGATTACCTATTCAAAGGTATCGCAAACCGAGCGTTCACTCGTACATTCGCACTCAACGACCAAGTTGAAGTGAAAGACGCTGAAATCTTCAATGGCATGCTAAAGGTATTCCTTGAACGTGTTATCCCTGAAGAAAAGAAGCCAAAGAAAATTGAAGTTAAGTCAAAGAGCGAAAAACAATTCCTTCGCGAAGGCGAATAAAGTGAATTACACTCTTTCACTACTGAGAAAAATAGCTGACGGTATCAGAGCCTACAAAGCTTTTAAGACAGACCCTGATAAGTATGTCAAAGAAAGCTCTAAAGCAAAATGACACCGATTAAGCTTACTCATGAGCTTCAAAGAGAGGAGGTGCTTCGGCACCTTCTTTCTCTAGAACGCGAAGATCTAAGACTTCGTTTTGGATACATGCCTACTGAAGAAATCATCACTAAGTATGTTCAAGACAGTTGGAATAGAGACAACAACCAATGGTTTGGTATCTACGATAAATCAGTTGATGGTGTTATAGCAACTATGCATATCTCTGTAATGAGTGACAATACTGCTGAAATCGGTTTTACAGTTCATAAGAACTTTCGTAATCGTGGACTAGGTACACAGTTATTCGATCGTGCCATTACATGGGCGACAGCTCACAATATCGATAAACTTTTTATGCATTGCTTAACTGAAAATAAAGCAGTTAGAAGCATCGCCAAAAAGAACGAAGTACACGTTATAACTATACAAGGTAGTGAAGCTAGAGCAGATCTAGTATTGAAAAAAGATATGCTAGCACCTATGGCTGACGCTGCGCTTGATCGCATAGCGTTATATGATATGCTTCTGATAAATCAACAGAAGTTTTTAGCAAACATTTTTAGGATTACACAATGACAATTCGTGGTTTTAGACTTAGCACTGGTGAAATCGTTCTGACTGAAGTTAAGTCTCGTCAAGACGGAAAGGTTGTGTTAAAGAACCCAGCACAAATGGTTATGCAAGAAATTGAACCAGGCAGAGCAGGTGTTGCACTTCAAGAATTCATCCCGTTTGGTGACAATATTTCTTTATACGAATCAAATATCACAGCAGAATTTGATTTGAATCAACAAGTCGAAAATGAATACAACCGAATCTTCGGTGCCGGTATCGTTATCGCAGGAGCAGGCGCTCTTCAAGGTCTTCAAAAGTAATTTTACTTTTAAGCAGAAGCCGAGTATAATACCTTATACTCGGCTTTTTTATTTCATGGAGATACATGCGTTTTTATACCTCAATCAATCGCTATGGCAACAACTTGCTGTACCGCGGTTATGAAGACGGTCAACGCGTAAAGCGTAAGATCCCGTTCAAGCCGACTCTTTACGTTAAAGGTAAAGGCGGCTCAAAGTTCACAGCACTGGACGGCACTAATGTCGATGCTGTAAAGTTTGACAGTATGCGCGAGGCTAAGGAGTTTATCGAGAAGTATGACTCGATCGAAAACTTCACTGTGTATGGCAACACAAACTACATTGCGCAATTTATCGCTGAGCAATTTCCTGGCGATATTCAATTCGACCGAAACAAGATTCGTGTTCACAACATCGATATCGAAGTTAAGTCCGACCAAGGCTTCCCAGAGCCATCAAAAGCAGAACATCCAATCACCGCGATTACAATCTATGACAACATCATAGATACCTACTACGTCTGGGGTCTTCGTGACTATGACGTTGAGAATGCTCTACTAAAAGATACTAGAATCGTCTATACTAAGTGTGTAGATGAATATCATCTGCTTAAGTTCTTTGTAAACTTCTGGCATGACGAATTCACTTGCCCAGATGCTGTCACTGGTTGGAACATTCGTGGCTTCGATATTCCATATCTCGTTAATAGAATCAACCGCATCATGGGTGAAGACTGGGTGAAGAAGCTTTCACCTTGGGGTCAGGTTGACGAAAAGATGGTCACTATGCGTAAGGGTCAAGTGCAGATGTACGACCTGATCGGCATCGCGCAGTTGGACTATATGGATCTATTCCAAAAGTTCGGCTATTCATTCGGTCCACAAGAAAACTATCGTCTAGATACGATCGCTGAAGTTGTGCTTGGTGAACGTAAGTTGAGCTATGAAGAACACGCTAGCTTGGCTGAGTTGTATGAAGAAAACCACCAAAAGTATATTGACTACAACATCCGTGACGTGTGGCTTGTCGATCGTATGGAAGACAAGATCGCTATGATTACGCTTTGTATGACTATGGCCTACAAAGCTGGTGTGAATTACTCTGACACTTTTGGCACAACTGCTATCTGGGATCAACTGATTCACCGCACATTGCTAGCTGACAACATCATCGTTCCACCGAACGTAAACAAGTTCAAAGGTGATTACGACGGCGGTTACGTTAAGGATCCACAGTGTGGAGTTCATGACTGGGTTTGTTCATTCGACGTTAACTCACTCTATCCTAACATCATTGTTCAATGGAATATGTCTCCTGAAACAATCATGAAAGGCCAAGTCGAGCCAGGAATCACTGTAGATAAAATGCTTGCGGGTTACACAAACACTCGTGAAAATGCTTCTATGGCTGCAACTGGTCAATACTTCTCTAATCACAAACAGGGCTTCATGCCTAAGATCATTGAACAAATGTACGATGAACGTGTTACGATTAAGAAGAAGATGTTGGATTCGAAGAAAGAGCTTGAAAAGGCTGACAAGTCTAACAAGCAAGAAATGTATCGAATCGAACGTGATATCGCTCACTTTGAAAACCAGCAGACAGCCATTAAGATTCTTCTGAACTCTCTTTATGGTGCGATGGGTAACCGCTACTTCCGCTACTTCACTATGGAGATCGCAGAAGGTATTACTATCACTGGTCAGTTCATTATTAAGTGGGCTGAAAAACATGTGAATGGTTTTCTAAACAAAGCACTTAAGACTGAAAAAGATTATGTTATTGCTATTGACACTGATTCTGTTTACGCCGGTTTGGCTGATCTTGTTAACTCTGTCATGCCAGACGCCGAAACATCTAAGAAAGTCGACTTCCTCGACAAAGTTTGCTCCAAGATCGAGACGGATGTTCTTGATGTTGCCTTCAAACAACTTAAAGAAAACTGCAACGCATATAAGCACCGAATCTCAATGAAACGAGAAGGTATCGCTAATCGCGGTATCTGGACTGCTAAGAAACGTTACATCTTAAACGTGTGGGACAATGAAGGAGTTCGTTATGCCAAGCCTAAGCTCAAGATCATGGGCATTGAAGCGATCAAGTCGTCCACGCCGGCTCCATGCCGCGCGGCTTTCAAGGATCTATTCAACATCCTCATTAACGGGACTGAAGCGGAAACTCAGAAATTTATTGCTGAGTTCAGGAATAAGTTTGCAGCACTTCCTGCTGAAGATAAGGCCTTCCCTCGTGGTGTATCGTCGGTAAGAGATTACATGGACAAGAAGCTAATTTACAAGAAGGGAACACCGATTAACTCTCGTGCTGCAATCTTGTACAACTACATGCTTCAACAATCTGGTACTCAGAACAAGTATGAGGTGATTAAGGATGGTGAAAAGATCAAGTACATCCACTTGAATCCTCGCAATCCACTTCGTGAAGACGTGATTGGTTTCTATAACATTCTACCTCCAGAGTTTGGATTGCACCAGTACATTGACAACGATACTCAGTTTGAGAAAGCTTTCTTAGATCCAGCAAAAAGTATTCTAGATGCTATCGGTTGGAGAGCTGAAGAGACTGCATCTTTGGAAGATTTTTTCTCATGAAAAACTTAGCAGATTACATTATGGTCGTTGACGATGTTCTTCCACAAGAATTGTGTGATGACCTAATAAACAAGTTTGACTCTACAAAAGACTTGGTACTAAGAGATTCTTCTTGGAAACAAGACTACAAGTCGTTTAAAGAGTTAAACTTAACCACACATGCCGAATTTGCAGATGAGCAAGCCATGTTCTATAGTATCACTAAAAGGATGCTAGAGTTCTATGCAGAGAAAACATCTGTGGAATTCTTTCCAGAGCAGATTGGCATGGAAGAAGTTAGAATGAAGAGATATGATGCTAATCAGAAAGATCAGTTCGGCTGGCACACTGACGTTGGCGACTATCCTTCAGCAAGAAGATTCTTAGTGATGTTTTACTATTTGAATGACGTCATTGAGGGTGGAGAGACAGTCTTCAAAGATAACTTTGGAAGTCAAAAAGAATTAAAAGTTCAGCCAAAACGTGGTAGAATGGTAATGTTTCCGCCGATGTGGATGTACCCTCATAAAGGTATGCAACCAATCAGTGGTTCAAAATATATCGTCTCCACATATCTACATTACGTGTAAGGAAATAAAATGAAAGTTCTAAAATTTTACGCTGATTGGTGTCAGCCATGCAAGATGCTAAGCCGCGTCGTTGAAAATATCGCATCTCCTCTTCCAATTGAAGACGTCAATATCGACACTAGCCAAGATGTTGCAATCAAGTACGGTATTCGTGGAGTTCCAACTTGTGTTATCGTCGATGACGCTGGTACTGAAATCAAGCGTCATACTGGCATGATGAACGAAGCTCAATTTAAGAATTTCGTAAGTGTATAAATTATAGTAGGCAGCAATGCCTACACATACGATCTCATACTACGCACATACAAAGGAAAATAAAATGAGTCTACTAGACAAAATTAAAAAGAATTCTACAATCAAAGATTCTGCTGTGTTATCACAGTCAAAGTACTTCACTAAGAAGGACATGATTCAAACCGCAATCCCAGCAATGAACGTTGCTCTATCGGGAGAACTAGACGGTGGTTTCGTTCCTGGCTTAACTCTCTGGTGTGGTCCATCAAAGCACTTCAAGTCAATGTTCTCTTTGATCATGGCTAAGTCTTACATGGACAAATACCCAGATGCGGTCATGGTATTCTATGACTGTGAATTCGGTACGCCAACAGCTTACTTCAGCTCACTCAACATCGACACGAACCGTATTCTTCACGTCCCAGTGATGAACATGGAAGAATTCAAGTTTGACGTAATCAAGCAGCTTGAAAACTTAGATCGTGGTGATCGTGTCATCTTCGTTGTTGACTCACTTGGTAACATGTCTTCTAAGAAAGAAATGGATGATGCCATCGAAGGCAAATCAGTTCAAGACATGAGTCGTGCAAAGCAGATGAAGTCTATCTTCCGCATGATCACTCCATATCTAAACCGCTTAGATATTCCAATGGTTGCAGTCAACCATATCTACATGGAGCAAGGTCTATATCCAAAGGCAATCGTTTCTGGTGGTACAGGTGTTTATCTGTCTGCTGACAACATCTTTATCTTGGGTCGTCAACAAGAAAAAGATGGCACTGAAGTCATTGGTTACAACTTCATCATCAACGTTGAGAAATCTCGTTATGTTCGTGAAAAGTCTAAGATTCCTGTCTGTGTTAAGTACGAAGGCGGTCTAAGCAAATGGTCAGGTTTGCTGGAAATGGCTCTTGAATCTAAGCATGTTGTAAAGCCAAGCAATGGTTGGTATTCTAAAGTTGATTCTTCAACTGGTGAAGTCGAAGCTAAGAAGTGGAGAATCAAAGAAACTGATTCTAAAGAATTCTGGATGTCTATTCTAAGCGATCCAACATTCCAATCTTGGGTAAAAGAAAACTATCAAGTTTCGCATGGTGAACTAGTCAGAGACGAAGACATCGAACGTGAAATGGCTGAAGTTCTAGATGGTGACGACGATGAGTGAACATCAGTTTGAATTTAAGATTCCACACAAAGTCTTAGAGCAAGAAATTGACGGACAAAAAGTGTATGCAATCCGTTTACAAGAAGACCCGTTCCGTGATATAATCTATTCATACGGTCGTGTTTCCTTCAATGAAGATGAGGAGAACGACCGACTGTCTATCTCCTTCGAGTACGACCTACTTGAGGACAACGATCAGGAGTATGACACTAAAGAGTTTCAAAACTATATTGGCGAATTACTACAAGAAATGATTATGTTTGAGATGGGACGTAACAATCTTATCTTCACTGGCGGAACTGATGAAACTAGAAACGACGATTCTAAGCAACCTTCTAAATAATGACGACTACTGCAGAAAGGTAGTCCCATTTGTAAAAGCAGAATATTTCCAAGACCACTTCGAGCGAGTGGTCGCAGATGAACTTCTGACTTTCTTCAATACTTACAACAAGCCTGCATCACTAGAGATTCTTGCTATTCAACTAAGCAATCGCAAGAATCTATCTCAAGATCAGATTGACGGCCTTGAAAAGTATATCAACAATCTTACTTTCAAGACTGACAACTCTGATTGGCTTCTTACTCACACTGAGAAGTTCTGCAAACAGCGTGCTGTCACGAATGCTATTCTAGATGCCTTTGACATTATTGAAGGCAAGGATAAAGTTCGCACTGAAGATGCTATTCCAACTATGCTAAGCGAAGCTCTGTCCGTGTGCTTCGATTCTAGTGTTGGTCATGACTTCCTCGAAGACTTCCAAGATCGATATGACTTCTATCATCGAAAAGAAGAAAAGCTCGAGTTTGACCTTGATCTGTTCAATAAGATTACTAAAGGTGGTCTATCCAAGAAAACGTTGAACGTTATTCTTGCTGGTACTGGTGTTGGTAAGTCGTTGTTTATGTGTCACGTTGCAGCAGCGGCATTGCTTCAAGGCAAGAATGTTCTGTATATCACATTGGAAATGGCTGAAGAACGTATTGCTGAGCGTATCGATGCAAACTTGTTGAACATGACTATGGATGAACTCGGTCGTGTTGAACGAGATATCTATGAAACACGAATCAACAAGCTAATTAAGAAGACTGCTGGTAAGCTAATCGTTAAAGAATACCCTACAGCATCAGCACATGCAGGTCACTTCAAAGCTCTGTTGGAAGAACTACGCGTCAAACGTAACTTTTCTCCTGACCTTGTAGTGATTGATTACTTGAACATCTGTTCTTCTTCTCGTATGAAGCACGGCTCAGGTGTAAACTCATACACCTACATTAAATCGATTGCTGAAGAACTTCGTGGTCTTGGTGTAGAATACAACGTGCCAATCTTATCTGCGACACAAACGACCCGAGGTGGTTATGACAACACTGACGTTGATCTTACTGATACTTCTGAATCTTTTGGTCTTCCAGCAACTGTGGACTTTATGTTCGCTCTTATATCAACAGAGGAACTGGAAAATCTCAACCAGATCATGGTCAAACAGCTTAAGAATCGCTATAATGATCCTAGCTATTATAAGCGTTTCGTTATTGGTGTTGACCGTGCTAGGATGAAACTTTATGACGTTGAAGAGTCTGCACAGAAAGATATTTCTGATTCCGGACAGCAACCTGATGACACTCCTGCTTTCGACAAATCTGGCTTTGGAAAGCGAATGAAACAAGCTGGTGATGGCTTTAACTTCTAATCACAGTGTCTTTCAATTGACACGTGTGTTACAATATTATTTTACTGGAGAAACTATATGACTAACTGGGTACAAGATATCTCTAATATGCACACTAAGTTCGGTGTGAATACTAAGATGCGAGAGTTTGATAAAGAAAAGTTGCAAAAGTTCTTGCAGTTCCGAATTGACTTCTTGCAAGAAGAATTAGATGAAATGAAAGATGCTGATAATGGCGACGACGTTGTTGATGCTTTGATCGACTTGTGTGTTGTTGCAATCGGCACTTTAGATGCTTATGACGTAGATGCTTATGAAGCATGGAATCGTGTTCATGAAAAGAACATGCAAAAAGAAGTTGGTGTTAAACCCAGCCGTCCTAATCCTCTAGGACTACCAGATCTTATCAAGCCTGAAGGCTGGACACCACCAACTCATGCAGACAATATTGGTTTGCTATCTAAGGTGTTCAATGAAAGCTCTGAAGTCTAAACTTGCTAAAGACATCTTGAAGGCGGGAATTCGAATCCCGCTTTCTAATGGAGCTTTATTCACTTATAATGGAAAGACGTATGTGGTACAGAAAGTACCTAAAGCGTCTTAATTTGGAGCCAAAATGTATTCACTGACAGTCTTTGGATCTATCTTTGATAATAAGACAGACACCCGAGTAGACTTTGAGACTTTCGAACAACTAGAAAAGTCTCTATATCACCTCGCAACTTTGCCGGGTTACAAAGCTAAGCGTGGCGAATACACAAAAGGTAAGAAAGTATCACCTCTCATTTCTCCAGCAGTTTACAAACCTGGTGCAACCCGCGCCAATGCGAATGTAATTGAATGGGCTAAGTGGGCAGCTATTGACGTTGATAATCATTTATTTGAAGGGGACTTGAAAGATGAGCTTCATTCTAGGTTTGGCATGTGGGATTATGTTTGTTATAGTACTGCAAGCAGCACTCCTACACAGCCGAAGTTCCGTCTCGTATTCCCACTTACACGACCTGTTGGAGCGGACGAAATCAAACATTTCTGGTACGCACTCAACACTGAATTTGGATGCATGGGAGATACTCAAACTAAAGACCTCTCTCGAATGTATTACGTCCCTGCGCAATACCCTGGCGCTCACAACTTTATCTTTAGCAACCGTGGTCTACCTATTGATCCTACTTCGTTAATGAGTAAGCATCCGTGGACAGCACCATCGTCTTCGGATAACTTTATTGATCGTCTTCCACTAGAACTTCAGAAAGAAGTCATTCAACATCGTCAACATAAGCTTGAAGAGATGAAGAAAGAGTTCACGTGGTCTTCTTACAAAGATTGTCCATTCGTGAATCAAAGTCTAATTCGAGACTATAAGACTATCTCTAAGACTGATGGTTCTGGTAGATACTCAATGATCTATAGAATCATGACTTCAGTCGCATGCAATGCAATCAAAAAACAGTATCCGATTACTGAATACGAGATCGTAGAGATTGTACGTCAACTTGATCGTGAAACCTCAAACCGCTACGCCAAACGTCCATTGAATGTTGAAGCTTCACGTGCTATAGAGTTTGCATACAAAAATATCTAAATTGTACAAATAATCGAGTATGTTGTATAATATATCATACGTGCGAGGTATATTATGTCATATGCGAAAAAAATCAAATCTAAAGCTGAATTTATCGGAAAGCTAACATTCGCTAAAGATCAAATAAAATTTGTCACAACACAAGCTAGTTCTTCAGGCCGCATTAAAACAAAGTATTTTCGTACTTTGGGTGATGTGGTCTATTTCTTTTTCGTCGGCAAAAAGCTGATGAAGATTGGAAAAGCTGCTGGAAAATCTGGCACTGGTTGGTACCAACGTTCTCAAGAATATACTAAAAAGCGATACAACAAGAACGGCAAAGAAACTTGGGATCCCACTACTCGTAAGATCTACAATTACATGATTGACAATAAGCACTCTTCTTTAGATGTTTATGCTATACAGTCTCCTCGCATAGTAATGGAAATCAATTCACTTATCACAGGTCTGACATGTACTGTTGAAATAGAAACTGCTGAAGATAATGAACAACTTATTATTCAAGAGGCAATGATGCATGGTGAAGATCTTCCATTTTGTAGAGAAGTTATGCGATGACTGATCAAGAAATCCTTGGCACTATCGGTGAAATCTACTATCAAGCTTTATTTGGTGGCCTTCTGTCAGAATACAAATATGACGGCGAAAAAGACCTCGTGCAAAGCGACGGAAAACAAGTAGAGATCAAAGTTCAAAGTCGATACAGGCACTCAAACGCTTTTACTGTAAACAGATCATACGGCAACGGTAATAACTTAAAGAAGTGTCTATACGTCGATCGTTTGATTTTCATAGAATACAGTCTTAGTGATACAATTCTAATATGGGAATGTGTTGACCGTAGAAGTGTATTCAGTTCAACTATGGATGACGGCCGTGTGATGGCATGTTGGCCGATTGACAAAATGGTTTTACTTAAAAGCGTAAAACACCCAAAGCTCGCTGAAATAATGCGAAATTTCTCAAAATCTGAAACTTTAGGATGGTTCGAATGACTAAACAATACTCTCGCCCCTCAGCAAATATTCTGCTAGAAGCAGCAGAACTGCAAGAAAAGAAAGGTGCTGATTACAATGGCGCCAAAACATCTGTTGAACAAGCAGACTATTATCCACGTGGTGTATGGTCTATCCTCGATGTAGTGAATGCAAAATACTTGCGTATGGTTTCTGTTCTGGAAACTATGGAACAAGGCGGTAAAGCTAACTTCGAATCTATCGAAGATTCTGCTATCGATCTTATCAACTATGCTTCATTCATCGCAGCTTATATGCGTGGTGACGTTCCTGGCCAAAATCCAGCTCACGATGTTTTCAATCGACCAGTAACTAATGGCACTCAAACTAGTTTAGTACCAACTAAATTCCGCCAGCAAGAAAATACTATTACAATCAACGCTTCGGGTACAGAATGGCTAAGCGGCTATAGTGTGTTCAACCAAGATACCAAAGTAAGCCAATACGACATCTACGACATCTCTATGAAGAAGGACTCAAAATGATTTTTATTAACTCAGTAGAAGATATTCGCAATCAGTTTGCAGCACTATATGATGATGGCGAATTCGTAACTGATAAGTTCGGTGGTAGAGTCATTGAGATCGTTGGGGCATCATTTCTTGCCGACGAGGAAATGATCTTTGGTGCAGTGAACGAAGATTATGTTCAACGCGAACTTGACTGGTATATGTCTCAATCTCTTTATGTGAACGACATTCCCGGTGGTGCACCAAAGATCTGGCAACAAGTTGCTTGCAAGAATGGTCGAATCAATTCTAACTACGGTTGGTGTGTATACAACAGCGCTAATGGATCGCAGTACAAGAACGTTCTAGCAGAACTACAAAAGAATCCAGATTCTCGTCGCGCAACAATGATCTATACTCGTCCAAACATGTGGACAGATTATAACGAAAATGGTCGATCTGACTTCATGTGTACTAATGCAGTTCAATACATCTTGAGAAAAGGTAAATTGAATGCAATCGTACAAATGCGTTCTAATGATGCTTGGGCTGGTTACCGCAACGATTATGCTTGGCAATACCATGTGTTAGCAGCTCTTGCAATCGATCTTAACGTAGAGATTGGTGATATTCATTGGAACGTTGGATCTCTACATATCTATGATCGACAGTTCTATCTCGTTGACCATTACATTGCAACCGGTGAAGTTCATATTACTAAGGAAGAATATGACAGAATCCATCAAGTGGCGTAACAACTACCTGCAGCTGGCAAAACATATTTCTACTTGGAGTAAAGATCCAAGTAGAAAGATTGGTGCTGTCGCTGTTGGGTCTAAAGGACAAATCCTTGCCCAAGGATTCAATGGCTTTCCACGAGGAATCGCAGATAACCAAGATAGATTGAGCGATCGCGAAACTAAGTACAAGTATGTAGTACATGCCGAGATGAATGCTATCTTCAACGCTTGCTTAAATGGTACCTCGCTTGCAGATTCAACTATGTTTGTATATGGACTTCCAGTATGTAGTGAGTGCGCAAAGGGTATTATTCAAGTTGGTATTAGACACGTAGTGTTTTTGGTCGATGACGTTATTCCTCCGATCTGGGTTGAATCCTGGGAACGCACTCGTTCTTTGTTTGAAGAAGCTAGTGTCACTTACGATTACGTTACGCCATGAAGACTATTATCGCTGGTGGAAGAGAGATCCACGACTACCAATTAGTGTTAGATGCTATCGAAGAAGCTAATCTAAACATCACTACTGTTGTATCAGGTGGAGCTAAAGGTGTAGATGCTTTAGGTGAGCAGTACGCCATGAACATGAATCTGACACTACATATCTATGAAGCTGATTGGGAACGTCATGGCAGAGCTGCAGGTCCATTAAGAAATAGAAAAATGGCTGAAAACGCTGATGCACTGATTGCAATATGGGACGGTAAGTCCCGCGGAACAAAGAACATGATTGAAACCGCTACTAAGCTTGGTTTAGTAGTATATGTGAAAAGAATATGAAAGACTCAAACGGAAATCCTCCAAAGTTTCTTCCAGGCGATAGAGTGTATGTTCACCCAATGCGACAAGAAGCTACAGTTATTAAACAGACACTACATTGGGATTACCCAGAATCATTCTGGGGAAATTTAGAGTTGCAGTACGACGACGGAATTAAAGGCACATCACATTGCTGGCAAGTAGAAAAAGTATGAAGCTATTAGTTATTGGAATGAATCCAAGCAGTCGTGATCTTAAAACTAAAAAGGGTCCAACGTTTACTAAGCTTGAGTCATGGATGAATACTTTCGGAGTTAAGCACTTTTCTTTCATGAATGTAATTGATGCTCCAGGTCAAGTCAAAACTGTTCGTATTGACTTCAAACGACTATGTACTGTATCTAAAGACTATGATAAAATAATAGCATTAGGTGGCTTCGTTTCGAGCGCACTAAATACAATCAACGTATCTCATTTCAAGTTGCCTCATCCTTCTCCTTTGAACAGGCTCTTGAATGATAAAGCGTTCGAAGCAAAAATTATCTCAGAATGTAAGGACTATCTTAAATGATTCAACACATCGTAATCCCGACTCTTGGACGTATGGACAAACAAGTCACGTATGGTAACTTGCCAGAAAAGTACAAGAATATTACAACCTTTGTCGTACAGGAGCATGAATATGACGAAATGGAAAAACGCTATCCAGGAAAAGTACTACGACTTCCTGCAGAAATCAATCGCATTGCGCCTACTCGAGAATGGATCTTCAATCGGTTTCGCGATTCTAGGCATTTTGTGTTTGACGATGATCTTGACTTCGTAGTAAAAGAACCGAATCCCGGTGAAGGCACTAAGTGGTTGAGCCGAAAGTTCAGTGATCAAGACTTTGACGATGCATTTGGTCTGTGCGATACTTGGATGGACGAAGGTATTGCTTACGGTGGATTGCTGCCTGCTTGGGTTATTCCAGATGTTAAGCAATGGCCAGTACGTGAATGCCAACGTATCATGACAAACGTTTTCTATGATGGCCCTCGTATTCCAACGGACATCGAATGGAATCGTGTTGCTGCAGCAGAAGACTTTGATGTGAATCTACAATTGCTGACTCGTGGATTTAAGAATCGTATCAGCGCTAAATACATGGTAACCTGTTCTGAGACTAACGCTGCTGGTGGATGTTCTACTTGGCGCACTATTGAAGTGCATAACGAAGCTCAAAAGAAGTTGGCTGATCTGTGGCCTAACTTTATCAAGCTAACTGAGAAGAAAGTACCAAGCGGCCCTTGGAAAGGGTTGACTAAATATGGAACGGTGATTCAGCATAAGAAAGCATATGAATCATCTCAAAAGCCAACTGATACTTTGGAGTCTTTCTTTGTTTAAACATGCAGCAATTGTCCCTCTAATTGGGGGACTTCCACTCGGTCAAGAAAAAGCATTTGGTAGTCGTCCAGACTACCTTTTGTCGTATTCGCCATTCTCTAGTAACGACTCACACTTAGTCAACTACTATAAAGACGTTCCATACATTCTTCTAGACCAAGGTGGACGCCATCCTCATTATGTCGATGTTGTTGGTGCAACTTGCCCATGTGCTGGTCTTTCTTCTCTTTCTACTTCTGCAAATTCTGAAGCAGCTGTGAACGATTGGATGACAACTACGGCGAAGTATGTTTTAGAAGAGATGAAACCGAAAGTCTTTTGGGGAGAGAATGCTCCTCGATTCGCAGGCGAAATGGGTAAGCCTATTGTAGATAAACTTCGTGTAATTGCTTCAGCACAGGGTTACACTATGTCGATCTATCGTACAAAGTCTCTTCTGCATGGATTGAGCCAAGTTCGTGAACGTTCATTCTACTTCTTTTGGAAAGGCAACCAAGTGCCTTTGTTCAACTACTTTGATCGTGCGAACAAACGAATCGAAGATGCTATCCGTGAGATACCAAAAGATCTAACACAGCATGAAGTCACGAATAAGAAGATCCCGTCTAAAGATGATCCTTACTATCGATATGTTCTAGAAGAATTAGAAGGTGGAATCACTCATCAAGAGTTTGTGAAAAAATTGACCAAGTCCGTAGACGCTATGGACTGGATTGAATCTAAAACTGATTACTGGCAAGTAAAGAAGTGGATGGAAGCGAATGATTATCCAAAAGTTGCTACAAAGTGTGAAGCTATTGCTACAAAGTTGGCTGCTGGTGGTAATATTATGCGTAGGTCTTCTGTTATTCCAGCTAATTACATTGGAGCCTTCGTCGGACACTTACCAACCAACCTCACGCACCCCGATGAAGATCGTTATATAACGTATCGAGAAGCAATGAGTTTAATGGGACTTCCATATGACTTCGAGTTGCTCAATCCTAGCCGTAACTTGAATCATGTGTGTCAAAACGTTCCAGTTACCACTGCTAGCGATATGGCAAACGAGATCAAAGACGCCTTGGATGGTAAGAGAGATTGGCTAAATGGAGATCTTATCTACCAATATAATGGAAACAAGACTTACGAAATAAGGGATACAGCTCCCAGAACTTCACTAGAAGAGTTCATCTAATCAAAGCCCCGCAAGGGGCTTTTCTTTTTATAAATATAAAAGTCAACCTAATTCTAGATAGTGATATGAAAACTTTTATCTCATTTTTAACGGAAGCCGTATCGTCTAACGATAAAGGTGTTATCCACGAAATTCTTACCGGTAAAGAACTAAACCACGGTAAGCATATGTCTCCAGAGGCAGAGCGCACTCACGATGAGATAAAAAAGCGCATGACTCCAGAAGAGTACAAAGACCACGTTAAAATGGCAAAAGGCACAGCAGACCATCTACGCCAAAAGTTTGGTGACGGTATTGCTTCTGCTCACTGGTCTTCTAAGCCAGGAGACATAGGTAGAATTACTGGTGTAGAAGAGACACAGCAACAGAACTCTGCTGACATTATCTTGCGACACAAGAATGGAGCTCACGTTGGTATCTCTTTAAAAGTCACCAAGAAAAAGAATGGTAAAGTTCCTGTCGGAAATCCTGGTGCAAAGCAAACAGACCAACAACTTGGAACTAATGCAGTTAAGCACTATGATGATGCACGCGAAGAGATGATCAAGAAGCATAAAGAGCTTCAAGGAATGTCTAAGGTTGAAATGAAGCAAGCCATTAAAGACAATCCTAAGTTCCGTGAAACTGCTGAAAAACTATCCAATGCTGCTATAGGTAAGATTCGCGATGAGTGGCACCACTCACTTTCTCAAATGCATCCAAAAGCATTAAGCGATCATATCAGAAACAATCTATTGCATGCTCATGAAACTAAGCTTCCATTGTACAAGACTACAACTGGTGGAAGCGGAGACGACCACAGTGTAGACACTGAACATTCGGCAACATCTCACGATCATATCTTAAATGATCCAAAGAATATCACAGTTCATAAGTCTGGCAACAACTCAATTGAATTTAAGCATAACGGCAAGACTTTCTTAAGACACCGTCTAAAGCCAGAAAGCACTCCAATTGCAACATCTCTAAAAGGCTCTGCTGAGTAATGGATGGAATGCAATTAGCGGATTACTTAGCCACTAAAGGCTATACTCTAAAGAGTAAGACCCGCACAAGCATAGTAGTATTAGTCGATGGTGATCGAGTAAAGAAGATGCTCGAGCTCGCAGAGATGTTATCTAATCTTGGCGCTGTTGTAGACAGAAATCTAAAAGGTTCTTCTATCGGTGGTATCGTAGTTGGCAATGTTAAGATCACTATCAAAGCATCAGGGCGTACTGGTGGTCTTGATGTAGAATCAGCAGCTATTGCTATGTTGGAAGAAGCTGTTATTCAAGCAGTTATTCTTAACGGCGGTCCAATAAATGTTAAGCTTAAGAGCCGCACTGTTAAGAATATAGTTGGTGTTGAAAAGACTGCTGGCACTCCAAAATCTGACTTTCACCTAGTAGATGAAAGTGGAAAAGCTGTTTGTCATATCTCTCATAAGAAGGGATCCACACCAAAAGACTTTCAACAGTGGGGTGGTATCACTGAAAAAGAGATTGCAAATCATCCAGAAGTAAAGTACTTTGAACAACAAGTCAATCTGTTGTATCCTGGCGGTGTTATGCCAAGCAGTCAATCTGCTTACATGAAGATCAAAGACAACAAGCTTAAGATGATGTCAGTATACGGCGTGAATTTCGATAAAGCAAGTTTAGACGTAAACCGTGTTGACGTTCTCATTCAAGGTGATCCAGGACTTAAGCAGATGTCGACTGGCGATTTTCAGTTAACTGCAACGGGTCACATACACTATTTGCCAGATAAAATCATCGGTGGATTTGAGCCAGTGTTGGCTGTTATCTACAAAGGCGATAGAACACAATTGGGCCTTAAAGGCGCTCGTGCTTCAATATATCCAATGGGTGGCCGAACTTTCAAGACAGAAGTCAAGAATAAGTAACGGTGTACAAAAAATCAAATTTATGGTATAATAGAACAAAATGCTTAGACTAAAAGACTTTATCACTGAAGATAAGAACACACACATGGAGCACGTTGAGGATCTTGTCTTCAACGAGGGTGTCGATGGAATGCGCAAAGCCATAAACTTTTTGCGCGATCTTCGTGACATGCTTGCCGGTAACAGCAAAGGCAAACTGACTGCAACGGTCAAATGGGACGGAGCTCCAGCCATTTTTGCTGGTGTTGATCCACGAGACGGTAAGTTTTTCGTTGCGAAAAAAGGTGTCTTCAATAAAGAGCCTAAAGTATATAAGACTGCAGCCGAAGTTGATGCAGATACTTCTGGTGATCTAGCAGCAAAGTTAAAGATCGCTCTATCAGAATTCTCTAAGCTTGGTATTAAGTCTGGAGTTTATCAAGGTGACCTTATGTTCACTGACGATAAGAAGACTGAGACGATTGACGGTGAAAAATTTATCACCTTCCATCCAAACACTATTCTTTATGCTGTGCCTTACGATTCTGACTTAGGCAAAAAGATTCGCTCTGCAAAGATTGGTGTTGTATGGCACACAACATACACTGGTGATTCTTTCGAAACGATGAAAGCATCTTTCGGTAAGACAATTACTGACAAATTCAAAGACGTCTCCACTATTTGGATGGACGATGCAAACTATAAAGACTATTCTGGTACTGCAACATTCACTGCATCAGAAACAGAAAAGATCACTGCTATCTTATCTGAAGCCGGAAAGCTATTCACTCAAGTGAACGGCCGTACTATTGACTATATCAGTAAAGACGCTGATCTGTTGATGGCTGTAAAGACTTACAACAACTCTAAAGTTCGTGCTGGTGAAAAGATCACCAATACTAAAGCTCACGTAGAAGGTTTGTTCAATTATATCTACGATAAGTATCAAAAAGAGATTGATTCCAAAAAGACTGATAAGTCTAAAGCTCAGTGGGAAGAAAAACGCAAAAGCGTGATGAAGTTCTTTGCTGAGCATCCAAAGGAAGAAATCGCAAAGATCTTTGATCTATCAAACTTGATTGTAGATGCTAAGCAGATGATTATCGCAAAGATGAACGAAGCAGGACATATCAAGACTTTCTTAAAAACCACGACCGGTTTTAGAACAACCGGTGTTGAAGGTTTCGTTGCTATTGATCACCTATCGGGTGGCGCTGTGAAGATCGTAGACCGTATGGAATTCAGTAAAGCAAACTTCTCAGCAGACATCTTAAAAGGATGGCAACGATAAAACTATCGTTAGAATAGGAAAACAAAATGATCACATTTAAGAACTATGTAGAGCCAATCTGCGAAACCGCAGAAGCTGGTTTGGCTGCAAAAGCAGAAAAATCTGGAGTATCAATAAGCATACTTCGTAAAGTTTACAAGCGCGGCGTTGCAGCTTGGAATTCTGGTCATCGTCCAGGAACTACTCCACAGCAATGGGGAATGGCTCGTGTCAATTCGTACATTACCAAAGGCAAAGGTACGTACCACGGTGCTGACAAAGATCTTCGTGAAGACTTAGATGAATCGGAATCGTGGGAAGCTGGCTACAAGCGAAGAGTTGTAAAGACTACTAAGCCTGAGCATAAAGAAAAAGGCTACAACTGGAGAATCAAAGGAAAAGAAAGACCTGAGATCTCTATCAAGCTTTACAAAGAAAAACCATCTCAAAGCGAATTCAACACACAAATGAAACGAGTTGCTGGGCATGAGTTTGGCGAATCCTTCGTTGCTGAAGACTCAAGATTAGACAATAAGGCTTATCACAAAGGCCTTAGTGATTCTACAGCTAAAGCTAGAGTAGCTCACTGGAAAAAGATGGATAAGAAAAGCGACAGTGATCCTTCTGCTTACGAGCCAGCACCAGGAGATGCTACTGCTAAAACTAAGCCAAGCAAGCATACGTTGAAATATCAAGCGATGTATGGCGAAAGTATGGATGAAGAAATTCTAGAAGCATGCTGGGTCGGCTATAAACAAGTCGGCGTAAAAAAGAAAGGCAACAAGATGGTGCCTAACTGCGTAGCAGAAGACGTAGATTATATGCTTCACCCTATCGCAGAAGCAGTTAAAGCTATTGACAGCGGTGAATACGACTACGAAGGTCAAATGGCCAGAACACAACTACAAACGATCCTGCGTAATTCGAAAGATCTAGTTGACATGCTTTCCGATGAAGAAAACATGCCTGAGTGGGTTCAATCTAAAATTACTTTGGCACAAGACTACATAAGTTCAGTTAGAGATTATCTACAGTCTAGAGAAGAACTAGAAGAACAGTTTAATCTAATTGAAGAAGTAGTTGAAGAGTTAGCAATTAGCAATAACGTAGATTCTGAATCGTTGTGGGAAAAGTTAGAAGCTATTACCGACGAAGAATTGTTGGAGTATGCTATTGACGCTAAAGGACATAAGAGTTCAACTGGTGGTCTAACACAAAAGGGCCGTGATGCTTACAATGCTAAGGGTGGTAACTTACAAGCTCCAGTAACTACACCTCCGTCTAAACTAGACCCAGATAGTAAAGCTGCTAAGCGTAGAAAATCTTTCTGTGCTCGCATGGGCGGTGTTAAAGGACCTATGAAAGACGACAAAGGTCGTCCTACACGTAAAGCATTGGCATTGAAAAAGTGGAATTGCTAATATGATTAAGAAACTACTAACAGCGTTTATAGCAGGAGCATTACTAGCAGCTCCTGCCTTTGCACAAAAGCAAAAAGAAGGCGTGATATATAAAGCAACGTTGACCCGTGTTATTGACGGCGACACTGTAGCATTTCAAGCAACTTGGTTGCCTGATCCTCTAAAGAAAGAGTTGAGCATTCGAGTATTCGGTGTTGACACTCCAGAAAAAGGGTTTCGCGCTAAGTGCGAATCAGAAGCTCAACGTGGATTGGCTGCGACAGAGTTCACCAAGAAAGCGATAAGCGCTTCTACAAATCGTCAGATTATTCTAATGGACTGGGATAAGTATGGTGGCCGAGTTCTTGGCGACGTTATTCTAGATGGTCAAAGCTTACGTCAAATGCTTATTGCAAATGGATATGCTAGAGAATATTACGGCGAAGCAAAAACAAGTTGGTGTAACTAATGCAAACATTTAAGCAATTCTGCGAAGAGAATACTCAAGGCGATATCGGTACAGATAAGCTAACACAGACTCGCAAGAAAGCTACGCCTGGCGAAAAACCAGTAACACCAGAGCCACTAAAAGACTTTGAAACTTGGCCAGAAAAATGAGTGAATTAAACGACTTCTTCAAAGCTATGGCAAAAGCCAAAGTTGAAGATCCAAAACATAAAATAGTAAAAGAAGCAAAAGAGGCTGCCGCTGGTGACCTCTCTTCGCTTTTTTCGCAATTGAGCCAAGTTGCTGCAAAAGATCCAAAACAGCAACTCGTTAAACACGTTCGCGAGTCTATACAAGAAGACTTAGGAGCTCTGTTTACTCAATTAGAAGGCGCTACTAAAAAAGAAGATCTTGTAGTCGAAGAAAGTTTAGTGGAAGAAGTTCAGTTTTTAGATGAAGTTGCTCCTGTAGAGCCTATTGAAGAAGCTAAAGTCGAAGAGCTGACTAAGACTCCAGTTGAAGCTGCAATTGGTGTTGAAAAATATCTTCGTGCACTTCCAAAAGATTCGCACTCATTTCAACAACCAATTGAACAGCAAACAAATGCTGAGATGAAAGCAATCTTAGATAAACTTAAGTTTATGGAACAGTGGCTTGGAAAAATATCTGCCGCTGGACCAGGCGGTGGCGCAGGCGATGTAATAAGTCTCGATCATCAGACTAGACTAGTAAACTCTGCTTCATATACAATAGGAAGAAAAGATTACTATATTGGTGTTAATTATGAAGGTAGAGTAACATTGACACTACCATCACTTGCTAAAGACGGAAGATACATAATTATCAAAGACGAGTCTGGAAGAGCTTCAGTCTATCCGATAACAGTACAAGGCACCGTAGACAACGATCCAAATGGATTTGTTCTAGCGATGAATAACGGAGCAATTCAAATGATTTATAGAAATGGTTGGAGAATAGTATGACGTTTTTGTTTCAAGACCCAGATCTGGGTGATGCTTTTGGTCGCAATCGTACTAGTACACCATTTACACTAGGCGATTACAAACACATTTACGGCATCGATCCAAACTTTTTAGAAGTGACAACAAATGGCGCGGGAATAATTTACCAAAACGCAAGAGCATGTGCGCAGTTGTCTGTTTCACGGGCAGAAAATAGTAGAATTGTTCATCAATCAAAATTCTATCATCATTATATGCCAGGAAAGAGTCAACTGATTCTTTCTAGTTTTAATATGTACGAACACGTTGATGGTGTATATAAGCGCACTGGTTACTACGATGATGATAATGGTATATACTTTCAATCGAACGCAGTAGATGTACAACCAGGTGTATTACAGTTTGTGATAAGATCAAAGGCAAGTGGAGGAGTTGTTGCTGAACGCATTGTTAGTCAAGAAGATTGGAACAAAGACAAGTGCGATGGAACTGGCGCTAGTGGTTTCAACTTTGATATCGATAAAACACAACTTGTGTTCTTTGACTTTCAGTGGCTAGGTGTTGGTAGAGTTCGTTGTGGTTTTGTGCATGACGGTAAGTATGTTATAGCGCACGAGTTTTATAACAGCAATGTGTTGGATAGAGTTTATATGTCTACTCCAAACTTACCGATTCGTTGCGAGATGATTAACACGGTCTCTGTTGGCAGTAGTCAATCAACTCTTACATATATGGATCAGATTTGTTCTACTGTTATGTCTGAGGGTGGTTATGTTGAAGCTGGTCAAGATTGGGCTCATGCAAACACACCAAGAACACTCACTGCGGGCCAGACACTGCCAGTTATGGCTATTCGTTTAAAGGCTACGCTAAGAGGTATCCCAAATAGATCTATTGTTCGTATGGGTAATTTGAGTATGTTTAGTAGTGGTGAAAATATAAGATGGCAGCTAGTCAAGTTGCCTGGATCAGCCCAGCTAACAGAAACAACTTGGACTGATGTGCACGCAGATAGTGGCGTTCAGTATAATGTCGACGCCACTGCGTATACAAGTGGTGATGTGATTGATGCTGGTTGGGCTACTGCAGCAACGCAGGGAAGCCAGAAAACTGGTGGTGCTCCAGCAGGACAGCAACCTTCTTCGGCTAAGAAAAACTATATTGTACAGAACTTTGATTGCACAGACTCGGAGATTTTCGCTGTTGTAGTCACAAATTTAGGCGCATCAACTACCACTGTTGGCGTTGCTATGCAGTGGAGAGAAATATACTGATATAAATAATTGATATACTTTAACATAGATGGATTAAATGAAAGCATACAGACAGTTAGTACAAGAACTGCCTTCTAAGAAGGTCGTCATGGCGTTTGGTAGATTCCAACCGCCTACAAATGGTCACGAGCTATTGGTCAACGCAGTCAAAAAGATTGCCGGCAAACAAAAAGCCGACCATATCATCTTTGCTTCGCGCACTCAAGACAAAAAGTCTAATCCTCTCCAAGTAGATCGTAAAGTCTACTATCTTAAGAAAATGTTTCCGAAGACGAACTTCGTCGCGGCAAACGAACAAATCAGAACATTCATTGAAGCTGCTGGTGCTTTGTCAAAGAAGTACAAGCATCTTGTCATGCTCGCTGGTTCCGATCGTGTTCCTGAGTATAAGAGAATTTTAGAGAAGTATAACGGCACTGATGCATTCAACTTCGAAACTATTGAAGTTGTTTCTGCTGGTGAACGCGATCCAGATGCTGACAACGCAGCCGGTATGTCTGGCACTAAGATGCGTGAAGCCGCAAAGAAGGGTGACTATCAGTTATTCAAGAAGGGTCTTCCACATACCCTAACAGACATCGATGGTAAGCGCTTGATGAATGAAATTCGTCAAGGCTTGGGAATGGATGTTATCAAAGAGCAAGTTAAGTTTGAGCGCAACGAACTTCGTGAGAAGTATCATGCAGGAGAGATTTTTAATGTTGGTGACAAAGTCACCGATGGTGAGTCAGTGTATGAGGTTGTCGATAGAGGTGCTAACTACGTAACTGTAGTCAATGAATCTGGCGACATCAGTAAAAAGTGGTTAGATTCAGTTCAGCCGACGTTCATCGCGGAAGACATCCCAACTGGTCAAGCGCCAGAAGAAATATCGTTTAAGGGTTACAAGACAAAGAATCTTCATCATTCAGCTGATGCCACTAAAGCCTTTCAAACTACAATCCAACGTTATAACGCTGGACAAATTAAGGACGCTGTCGCGATCCTAAACGCACTTAAGTCGACCGACACTTACATGAAAATCAACGATTCGCATTTGCAACAGGACAAGGTACCTGAAGCTGCCGAATTGGCGGCATGGCATGACGCACATGATAAGGCTAGAGATTCTCTAAATCGTATTGGAGAGTTCATGCACCACTTTGACTATTGGCATACTCATGAACACGAAATCCAAGACATGGAGAACAATTTCACTCCTGAGACTCAGGGCGCGGAATTTGCAGATTCAGTAGAACTAGAAGGACAACTAATAGAAATGAAATTCAACGCTACAGATAAGATCAAAGTCGCGCGTGTCATTGCTTCGGCACTAGGCCTTGAAGACGTAGAAAAGTCTTCCAATCCAGAACAACTAATCAACAATGCTCTACGTAAAGTACGCAGCAAACCTATGCGTCCTGAGTATGTTGAAGTGCTTCATAAGATGCTACAGACTGCTAAAGAAGCAGAAATTAAGTACGATGATAAGTTAGTACCACAGAAAGTATCTGAAGAAACCATTCACGTAGGTTATCGTAATTCACGTGGCGATTGGATTAAGACAAGCACCCACAAAAACTATGCAGACGCCGACAAGGCTATGAAAGATTTACAAAAATCTGGTAAAAAAGGTGTACAGCATCGCTACGATAATAATGGCAGCATTGATCCTGGAATGAGAAAACTAGCTCATGAAGAAGTTGTTAACGAACTTTCTACCGATCTGTTAAGTCGTTACAAGAAAGCTGCTTCTGATGATGCATCTGCTGCAGACAAAGCCGGTGACTTCAAGAAAGGCAACAAGCGTTTTTCTGGTATTATGAAAGCAACTAATAAGCAGTTTGCTAACGACCTTAAGAAGCATGTTAAAGAAGAAATCTCTAAGATTCTAGAAGAAATCGCTACAGCTAAAACACTTGGTAAAGATACTTCTGTATTGCAGAAGCAGTTGTCTAAAGTTCGTAGCGTAAAAGACGATGAATCTGATAGTGACACTATCGTTCAAGAACCAAACCAAGTTGGTCATGCAATGGTATCTCCAGAAGATAACCATCACCTTCGTAGAATGAAGGTTGCATATAGAACTGAAGAAGCCGATCCTGTTGAAGCAGCTAAGAAAAAACATGAAGCAGCTCAACTTCAAGTTAAGCATGCTCAAGAAAAAGCATCATTAGCAACAAAGCAACAGTCAGAAAAAGAACGTCTAAAAGAAGGAACTGAAGAAGATATTCCTGATGACGAAGACGATCTAACACTTGGATTAACTAAGACTTCAGAAGAAGTAGAAGATCTTGGCGACGAATTAGATCTAACTGACGACGAGATGGATAAGATCGTTAGTGATCTAGAAGATGAAGACGATATTCTAGATGCTTATGAAGATGATGAACTAGCTCTTGTTGATGACGAGACAGGCGAACACATCGAAGATATAGCTGAAGAAGTATTGAACGAAGTTCTATCTCGTATGGAACGTATGAGAGCTAAAGTTAGATTTGCTCGTACTCAATCTAAGCGTGAACGTAAGATTAAGATCGCATTGAAATCACGTTCCAGCACAGCTACCATAAATAAACGCGCCCGTCGCTTAGCTATTCAATCTATGAAGCAGCGCATAGCTAAGAAACCATTAGACAAACTATCTGTTGCAGAAAAAGAACGTATTGAACGAATCATTCAGCGTCGTAAAGCTGTCATAAATAGATTAGCTATGAAGATGGCTCCAAGAGTGCGTAAGATTGAAAACGATCGTCTAGCACACAAGAGCTATACAAAATAAGGAAACCCCATGAACCCACTATCAGCAACACTTAAGCAGCTTCTTGCTAATATGTTTGTGTCTTACTTTAAGGCGCAGTCATACCATTGGAACATTGAAGGCCGTAACTTTGCTCAAGACCACGCGTACTTTGGTGACGTATACGAACAATTCTACGGAAAGATTGACGCAATCGCAGAACAAATGCGTGCACTTGGATCTTATGCTCCAATCAGTCTAGAAGATCTATATCCATCCAAGACTATTCAAGAAGATACTGTCAAGCCAGAGTCTTTCCAAGCAATGGTTATGAATCTATTAGATTGCAATGCTCAGATCACTGCCAACCTAAATAAACTCTTTGCAGATGCAGACGCTGCAAACAATCAAGGTCTTGCAGATTTTGCTGCCGGCTTACTAGATGAATTTGCTAAGCAAGCATGGATGCTAAGATCGCACTTGAAATCTGGAGAATGATATGAAGAGTTTTCTAGAATTCGAAGGAATGGACGAAAGCGTTAAAGAAGCTTTCTATATGGGTAAGAATCGTTCTGCAGCATGGCATGCAGACGGTGGCGCTAATGACGAAGGTTATGGCAAGTCTAAGTCTCGTGAAGTTCACAAAGTCTATATTAACGGACGCCCTTGGAAGACTTTTGGTTCACATGGCGAAGCATCAAAAGCTCATGCTGCAGTCTCAAAGAAATATCCAGACAAACAAGTATCTGTGCATCGTTCATACGTCTCAGAAGAAGTTGAACTAGACGAAAGTACTTTCGTCTATCATATGAATAAAGCAATTGCTGCTCATGATCGTGGCGACGAAAAGAAAAAGCAGATGCATCTTGATAACGCTAAAACTGCTCGCTACACATTGAAATCGACTGATATTGCTAAGCATAAAGACCTTCTAGACAAATATTCACAAATGCGTGAAGAAGTTGAACTGAATGAAGGCGCTGATCAACACAAAGTTATTGTAACAGTTTCTGATCCTAATCATCCTGCAGTTTCACAACGCAAAGAAAAGATCATGAAGCGTGTGATCGTCAAGGCTAAAGACAAAGACGAAGCTCATGCCAAGGCATCAGCCTTCTATAAAAAGAAGGGTTACAAAGTGCATGAGACAGAGTATCACTCACCACAGCCAGCATCTTCTATGAAGACTGAAGAACTTATGGCTGAAGAAAGCGATGCTTATGCAAAGTCTGAAGAGAACAAGCGTTCAGCAGATGCTGCTAAGAAACAAGGTGATATGTTTGCTCACCACCTACACATGGCCGACTACCACGATAATTTAGCTCAGTGGCACGGCGAAAAGGGTCGTCATAGTACAGCTGATAGACATGCTGAAAAGGGTGAAGAGCATCACGAACTTGCAATGAAGCATAAGCCAAATAACTAAGCTAAGGAAACCACTATGTCAATAAACTTTAAACAATTTAGCGAAGCCTTAGTCGGCAACCAGCACAAGCTTGATAAAAACAAGAATGGTAAACTAGACGCTGACGACTTCAAGAAACTTCGTAAAGAAGAAGAACTAGACGAAGCTGGCGCGTATCAAAAAGATATGGATGAAAAGAAGCCAGTGTTTGCGCAAGGCGTCAAAGGTATGAAGTCCAAGCCTTTCGTTAAGAAGTTCAAATCTCAACAACACTATGAAAAGTGGGCTGATTCTGACGCTGCTGGTGACCATGAAGTTCATCGCGTGTATCAAGAAGGTGTGGAGTTTGAATATGAAGACCTGTGCGAAGAACAGATTGATGAAATCTCAAAGCAGACTAAGCTTAGCTATTTTGTAAAAGCTACAACTGGCAAGCGTAAGCCAGAAGATTATAAGAAACAAGCTAGTCTTGATGCAAAGCGCGAAACTGAAGATCCAAGCAATCCAGCTTGGACTAAGCGTAAAGATCACTGGACTAATAAAGCTGAAAAACGTCAAGCTGGAATCGATAAAGTAAAGGCTGATCTTACTAAAGAAGAAGTTGAACTAGAAGAAGCTATCAACGCTGATCACTACCGTGCTACTTCTGAACCAAGCCAATTCGGCGGTCATCGTCCTAAAGTTGTGCATAAGACAAAAGGCACAACAATGTACTTAGGTCAGCATGGTTACAAGACTAAGTCGGCAGCTGCAGAAGGCGCTAAAGCATATCTAGATGCTTACGAAAAGATTGGCGATAACGCTGCTTCTCGTGCTGCCCATGCGCATGCTAAAAATCATCCTGATGCAATCAAAGAATCTTTTGTACCACAAGATACTAAGTTATCTTATAAAAACTTCATGAGCTACATTGCTGAAGCTACAGTTGAAGATGACGAAGAAGAACAAGGCGAAGAAAAACTAGAAAAGACTGCTGATAAGAAAGCAGATAAACTAGGTCGCAAGCGTTCTAAAGACATTCACTTCAACAATGGTGAAGACGATGGCAAAAAGAGCTTTAATGAAGATCTAGACGTAATCGAAATAGATGAAGGCAGAGTACCAGATGATCACGGCCGTCAATTGACAGCATCTGATAAGAATAAACTTGGCCTTATGGCTGCGATGATTGCTAAAGAGCGTGCAGAAAAACAAGCACGCGATGCTGAAAAAGCTAAGCAAAAACCAAAGCTTAAAGAGGAAGAAGAACTTGACGAAGGCGAAGTGATTAAGACTGCAACTGGTGTTCGTCACAAAGGTACATATGGATCAGAATATGAAACTGATCGTGAAGGCAACGAAAAGAAAAAGGTAGCTGCGCCAGCTGAAAAGCGCGGACGTGGTCGCCCTAAGAAGGGTAGTGACAATAGCGGCAACGTTAAGAAGTACACTTTCCACGATCTACTAAATAGAATATCTAAGTAAAAAGAATTCGGGAGAGTAAATCTCTCCCTTCCAAATCTAAGGAGAAATCAAATGGCACTATGGGGCACAACTGATCAGGCTGACAACAAGCCAAAATATCTAACAGCAGACGAAAAGACAGCAACTGTCGGTGTCTCTGTTGCAGAAGCACAACTTGCAAACAACCGTGCAGCTGGTATTAAGACACCAGGTTGGACAAAAGTTTCTAGTTATGTCGATGCTCAAGGTAACACTCGCAGCAAAGCAGAAGTTCTTGTTGCATTCGGTGGCAATATTACTGGCGATGCAGCAGACGACGCAGTCGTAGGCGATCGTACAATTGCTATCACTACACAACCAGCTGCAACAAGCGCAGTCGCTGGTGCAACAGCTACATTCACTGTCGTAGCAACAGTTACACCAACAGCTACATTGACATACCAGTGGCAAAAGCAAGAAGCTGGCGCTACAACATGGTCTGACATTTCTGGCGCAACATCAGCTAGCTACACAACTGGTACTCTAGCTGTTCTAGCAGACAACGGCGACAAGTTCCGTGTAAAGGTTGGCGCTGCTGACACACGTACAGTTAACTCTCGTTCAGCTACATTGACAGTCACTGCTTCTTAATTAACTACATGATAGGGGGCCTTGTGCCCCCGCTTAGCCTATGGTATTAAGTGAAGACAATTTCCTTTTGCACGCTATGCACAATTACACTAATCATCAGTGTATGAGTGTTAAAGAGTTTGAGGAAGATCTGAAAAGGTTTCTGCATTTGCAGAAGCTGTTAAATAGGTACAAGAGGAACGGCGAACTAAAAGAACGCTTGATCCTCAACCATATCATTGTGCTTTATAATTTGTTTGGTAACGCTACCACTAACATGCTTTTCTTTAAGATAACTGAAGAGCATTGGCCAGCGTTAATGACATTTTTAGTATACCTAAATAGAATTCCAGAGGACAAGCAATCATATGTCCCTATGGATCAACATGTAGTAGATATTTTAAGGAAAATCTGATGGCCAACTATGTTGACAATCTCATTGCTTTTAGGATTCTGTACGCTCTCGTAACACCATTCGAGAAGACAGAGGCTTTCAAGCGTGGTGTCATCGATAAAGACGGCAACGTTCTAGTAAAAGTCAAAGATCAGTCTTCTGAACAGAAAGACGCTTATGACATGCTCGACCGTTTGGTGTTTTCTTTGAAGCGATTACTTGGTAAGCTGCCTGGAGGCAAGTCTCAGATTGCATCTCTTGCTGCAGCTTATTATCTCGTAAAAGAATCGTATGAAAGTGGAATTCCACTTAACGAACAACGTGTAAAGAATATCATTGGAATTGTGAATGAAGGTGTTGTGCTTGTTGAAGAGCAAATCACTGTCGAACAGTTCCTAGATCTAATGGAAGAGATGGGAGCTATTGCCAATACAACTGGTGCAGCTACATCTACTGATCAGCCTGTTGTAAATCTAAAGAAGAAGCGCAAGTTTGGAGCATTCGATGTTCCGGATCACGTGTTCCGTAGATTCGCTAAAGGCAAAAAGAAGTTCGACAAATGGTCTAACTATCTTGACGTAAAAGACGAAGAACAGAATAAGATCTATCAATACGCTAAGAAGAATCCAAAGGGTATCTTGATTCTTAAGAATGGCGAAAGCACAAAGGCTATTCGTTATAACCGCAATGGTGGCGGAAAGTGGCATAAACTTAAGCGTGGTACTAAGGTTCAACAAGTTCAAGAAATGACGGTGTTGGAGCTATAATGTGGATCATTAACTTTCTGCCAGACTTTGTATTTCACCTGATCACCATTGCTGGTGTTCTAGGTTTAGTAGCGTCTTTTGTACTTGGCTTCATTCCATTCGTAAGTCAGTACAAGCTACCAATTCAATTTGGTGCTATCGCTGCTTTAGTATTTGGTTTATACTTTGAGGGTGCCATGTCTAATGAAGCTGTATGGCAAGCTCGTGTAAAAGAGATGGAAGCCAAAGTAGCTCAGGCAGAAGTAAAGTCTGCAAAAGAAAATGTTAAGATCGTAGAGAAGATTGTAACTAAAGAAAAAGTTATTACTGAGCGTGCTGACGCTATTGTAAAATATATTGATCGTGAGATTGTAAAGTATGATGATCAGTGCAAGATTCCTAAGGAATTCATTGATGCTCATAATAAAGCAGCGGAGAAACTAGAATGAAATACACACTAGTCTTAGCAGTTCTCCTATTGACAGGCTGCTCTACAACTGTACCTGTTGTAGCAAAATTCCCAGAAGTTCCAGAAAGATTATTGAGCAATTGCCCTCAATTACAAAAGCTACAAGAAGATGCAAAGCTAAGTGACGTCGCCAAAACTGTTAACTCAAACTATTCTACATACTATGAGTGTGCAGTAAAACACGATGCCTTCATCGAATGGTATCAAATTCAAAGGAAAATATACGAGGAAATGAAGTAATGGCACTCGAAACTGAATTAGAAGTCCTGAAAAGCGTCGTTAACAAGCTTGATTCCTCCCTCGAGAAAATCTCAGAGGTAAGTAATAGCATTGGAAGACTTTTAGCTGTGCACGACGAAAGAATTGGGCAACTAGAAAAGGTTGCAGATGCTCGCGATGACGACATCAAAGAACTACATTCGCGTATCACTACGCAGACTCGCGAGATCGTAGATAAGATTGCAGGTCTTGAAAAGAACATAGAAGAACGTATGCGTGAAAGCGCAAAATCTGCCAAAGAACAACATCAAGAAATCCAAAAAGAAATTCAAACAGATATCACGAAATTAGAAGACAGACTTGGTATTCTAGAGCGTTGGCGTTGGTATCTGATGGGCGGAGCAGCGGCCGTCGGTTATCTATCTGGACATGCAGACCTACTTAAATTTCTAAAGTAATTGTACCTCAATTAGCCGTTGATATATAATGAACAGGTGAACTGTACTAACAATTGAGGTCTTATGATAGAAGCAAAAATTATTGCCGATAGCATTTCTGCGGCAGGCAAACGCATCACCACGATGCAGGTGAAGTTCCATAGATTCATTCTACCGGAATTCAATACACACCGAGTGTTCTCTCGGAATTTCAGCTCAAGTCGAGCAATCCCCACAGCAAAATTACTAGAGCAGGTTCGCACAGATCCTGCTTTGCCTGTTCATTGGGGAAAGAATCAAGCAGGTATGCAAGCCAAAGAAGAGCTTGATGCACTGACACGAAGCGGTGTAAAAGAGCAATGGCGTCAAGCAGCTATTCATGCTGCATTCTATGCTGAGTCAATGTCACTGCTTGGTACACACAAACAAATCGTAAACAGAACTATTGAGCCGTATCTTTGGGCTCATGGTGTCGTTACGGCAACTGAATTTGATAACTGGGATGAGCTTCGTGCACATGAAGACGCTCAACCAGAAATACATGAATTAGCTTTACGTATGATCGAAGCTAGAAATGCTTCTACTCCTCGATTGCTCGAACCGGGCCAATGGCATCTGCCATATATAACAGACGAGGAATTGGAAGATCCATTCTACAAGATCGAAGCCAACGCGAATAGTAATATGTTGGCAAAAATTAGTGCTGCACGATGCTGTCGTGTAAGTTACTTAAAACACGACGGAACGAAAGCGAACAAAGATGAAGACTTGTTCCTGTTCCAGAGACTAGCGGGCGCTGTACCACTACATGCGAGTCCACTTGAACACCAAGCAACACCAGACATTCTTGTCGCAGCTCCAAGGGGACAGATGTCCAGCTGGCAAGATGAATCGTTGCATGGTAACTTGAAAGGTTGGATCCAGTATCGTAAATTGTGGGAGCGAGAAATTTACAAAACAAATGGAGTATAATATGACTGATGTAGTTCACGGAATCCAAGTGAACCTTGCCAGAGACGAGTTGTTCGACGAACTGGGTAAGATTCGATTAAAAGAAAGTTACATGAAAGATGACGAGGTTAGTCCTCAAGAGCGATTCGCTTTCGTGTCGTCAAAATTCGGGAGTAACCCAGCACATGCGCAACGATTATATGAGTACAGTTCAACTCATTGGCTCTCTTATAGCACTCCCATTCTTTCTTTTGGCCGCAGTAAGCGTGGTCTGCCTATTTCATGTTTCCTCAATTACATTGAAGATACTGCAGAAGGTCTAGTGCAGAACCTAAGTGAGACTAATTGGCTATCAATGTTAGGAGGCGGTGTTGGAATTGGTTTTGGTATTCGTGCTGCTGATGATAAGTCTACCGGCGTTATGCCACATCTTAAGATGTATGATGCATCTTCTCTTGCTTACCGCCAAGGCCGTACTCGCCGCGGTAGCTATGCTGCTTATCTTGACATTAGTCATCCTGATATTCTAATTTTCCTTGAGATGCGTAAGCCAACAGGCGATCAAAATATGCGTACTCTCAACCTGCATCATGGTATCAATATTCCAGATAGCTTTATGGAAATCATCGAGCGATCAATGCTCGATGCTCATGCTGACGACAGCTGGGAACTAAAAGATCCGCACAGTGGTGAAGTTCGTGAAGTAGTATCTGCTCGTGAACTATGGCAAAAGATTCTTGATCTGCGTATGCAAACAGGCGAGCCATACATTCACTTTATCGATGAATCCAATCGTAAGCTTCCTCAGTGGTTAAAAGACCAAGGATTGAAGGTTCATCAATCTAATCTGTGCTCTGAAATCATTCTACCAACTAACGAACAACGCACTGCTGTCTGCTGCTTGAGTTCTTTGAATCTAGAGTATTATGATGAATGGAAAGATCATCCACAGTTCTTACGCGACGTAGCTGAAATGTTGGATAACGTTCTTCAATACTTTATTGACAATGCCCCAGACAGCATTGAACGCGCAAAGTTCAGCGCAATACGTGAACGATCAATTGGCATTGGTGCCCTTGGCTTCCATGCTCTGCTACAAAAGAAGAACATCCCTTGGGAATCTTCAATGGCTGTTGGTCTTAATAAATCAATCTTCAAGAACATTCGAGGTAAACTAGATGTCGCTAATAAGGAATTGGGATATGAACGTGGTGAAGCACCAGATGCTAAAGGCACTGGCAATCGCTTTAGTCATCTCATGGCTATTGCTCCCAATGCTTCTTCTTCCATTCTCATGGGCAATACTAGCCCTAGCATTGAACCTTATCGCGCCAATGCTTATCGCCAAGACACTCTATCGGGTTCTCACTTAAACAAGAATAAATTTCTTGATGCACTGATCAGAGCTGAAGCTGTTAATCATAAAGAAGGTTGGTATGAAGACACTTGGTCTTCAGTTATCGCTAATGATGGTTCGGCACAACACTTGGAATTCCTTGATGATTGGCAACGTGATGTGTTCAAGACTTCAATGGAAATTGATCAGCGCTGGGTTGTTCAACATGCAGCTGATCGTCAAGAGTACATCGATCAAGCTCAATCATTGAATGTATTCTTCCGACCAGACAGTCACATTAAGTATATCCATGCTGTGCACTTTATGGCTTGGAAGTTAAAGTTGAAGACTATGTATTACTGCCGTTCAGATAAGATCGCTAAAGCTGATAAAGTTTCTAAGCGTATCGAACGTGAAGTTATTAAAGAAATCGATTTGAATGCACTTACTACAGATGATGGCGCGTGCCTAGCTTGTGAAGGTTGATCATGGACGCATACGATATTGCTGAAAAGATTAAAAAATATTGGGCAGATCTCTATCCTAAAAACAGTGGAGAACTACCAAAATCAAAAGCTAAAATTAGAGTATGCGTGTATGATCCAGCAGAAGGATTTAAAGATGTCGTCGGAGTGAGAGTCTTCGACGGCTTTATCGAACTAATATTGGAAGAAGACAAATGATTAAAAAACTAGAACAAAAAATGACTGATGAACGCACGTCGTTCAAGCCTTTCAACTATCCTTGGGCATATGATGCGTGGCTTAAACACGAACAGTCTCATTGGTTGCATACCGAAGTTCCTATGCTTGAAGATGAAAAGCAATGGAAGCGTACTCTTACAGCACAAGAGAAAGAATTCCTGACTAACATCTTTAGATTCTTTACTCAAGGCGACATCGACGTTGCTGGTGGCTACGTTAACAACTATCTGCCATACTTCCCTCAACCTGAAATTCGTATGATGTTGCTTGGTTTCGCCGCACGTGAAGCATTGCACATCGCTGCGTATTCTCACCTGATTGAAACTCTTGGTCTGCCAGAGACTACGTACAATCAGTTCTTGGAATACCAAGAGATGAAGGACAAGCACGAATATGTTTTAGGCATTGCAAACCAGAACTCTACTAAAGAAAATACAGCTCGTCACATCGCCGTATTCTCTGCCTTTACTGAAGGTATGCAACTGTTCAGTTCATTCATTATGCTGTTAAACTTCCCTCGCCACGGCAAGATGAAAGGCATGGGTCAGATCGTTACTTGGTCTATCGTCGATGAAACACAGCACGCTGAAAACATGATGCGTTTGTTTAAGACATACATCAAAGAAAATCCAGAGATCTGGAACGACGAACTTAAAGGAAGCATCTACAGTATCGCTGAGAAAATGGTTGAATTGGAAGACAAGTTCATCGATTTGTCGTTCGGTATCAACGAGATGCAAGGTCTTACCAAAGAAGAAGTAAAACAGTACATTCGTTACATTGCTGATCGTCGATTGATCGGGCTTGGCATGAAGGGCATCTTCAAAGTCAAGCGCAATCCTCTGCCGTGGGTAGAATCTATGATTAACGCTCCTATCCACGGAAACTTTTTCGAGAATAGAGTTACAGACTATGCCAAAGGTGCCACTGCTGGTTCATGGAACGACGTATGGGGTAAAGCTGCATGAGAGTCGCGGTGATAGGTGCTGGCATCACTGGCATCACTACAGCATATTCATTAGTAAAACGAGGCCATCAAGTATCAGTATTTGATAAAGAGCCATACGCTGGGATGAAAACATCTTATGCCAATGGCGGCCAACTAAGTGTTTCTAATTCTGAAACATGGACCAGCTGGTCTAATGTTAAGAAAGGAATCAAATGGATGTTTACTCCAGATGCTCCTTTCTTAATCAGACCAAGCCTATCACCAGCAAAGCTCAAATGGATTGCTGGTTTCATGCATCAAGTATATAAAGGTGAGTTTAACAAGCGTAGCAACACTTGGGAAACTATCGCTATGGGTATGACTGCTCGCGAGTTATACTACCAGATTGCAGACGAAACCGGAATTCAATTCGATCTAAGTAAGAATGGTATTCTACATTTTTATAAAGATTCAGGTTATTATTCAGATGCGTTATATGCAATGGAAAGCATATACCGATACACTGACTTAGAACGTAAGGTTGTGACCCCAGAAGAGATTAAAAAGCTAGAACCAAAGCTTGAAGTCTCTTCAGATATCATCGGCGGTATCTGGACAGAATCAGATGCGATGGGTGATATACATAAGTTCTGTAACCAACTAGCAGATTGGCTTGAAGAACGTGGTGTTGTGTTTAATTATAGTTTTGAAATCGATTCTGCGTACTCAGAACATCTAGAATATAGCTACGACAAGATCATTATCTGTGCTGGATCTGATTCAGCTCGTGTTGCTAGAATGTTTGGTGAGTCAATCAATGTATACCCTGTGAAGGGTTATTCAATTACTATCCGAGATAATCCAGAGAACTTTCCAACTACATCTATGCTTGACGATCAAGCTAAGATCGTTACATCGACTCTTGGAGATAGATTCAGAGTTGCAGGCACGGCAGAGTTGGATGGTTGGAATCTAGATATTCGCAAAGATCGCATTGATCCGCTGTTGAATTGGGTACACACTAACTTTCCAAAGATCGATACTCGAGACTATAAACCTTGGGCTGGTCTAAGACCAATGACTCCTTCAATGCTTCCAATCGTTCGCAAAGGCAAGCGAGAGAAAGTATATCTAAACACAGGACATGGACACTTAGGTTGGACACTATCTCCATGTACCGCTGAGATGATTGCTGATATACTGGAGAAAGAATGATCGACATAAATCAGATTATTGAGCTAGTTGGAGTTATAGAAACTCAAGACCCTATAGACTGGGGAATGCTAAACATATCTGAAGATGAAGCTGTAAAGCTTATAGCTTTGGATGTTATTGAAATGTTCAATAAACAAGATGGACCTGATCGAGAACTGATCATGCTTTCGACTATAACTAAGTTAGTATTAGAGAATTTTGTGCTGAATTTACAGTTGCAGAAGATACGACGTGACAGTTAACTTTACAAGAATGAGATTTTATAATGATTGATCAAAGAATTCACACAGCCTTATTAAATGAAGGCATCAGACAGAAAAGCACTATCGAGTTGATCGCTAGTGAAAATTATACAAGCCAAGCAGTGATGGACTTATGTGGTAGTATTCTTACTAACAAGTATGCTGAAGGCTTACCTGGAAAAAGATATTACAACGGATGCTCTAACGTAGATGAGATTGAAAATATTGCAATCGAATATGCTACTAAGTTGTTTGGTTGTGAGTATGCAAACGTTCAGCCACATTCAGGCGCTAACGCTAACCTAGCAGTATTCAAAGCTTTCTTAAAGCCAAATGATACTGTAGTAAGTATGGATCTAGCTAGTGGCGGTCATTTGAGTCATGGAGCTCAAGTGAATATCAGTGGCTCATGGTTCGTCGCTCATAGTTATGGTGTAGATAAGAATGGCTTTATTGATTATGATGCTGTTCAAGAATTAGTTCAGTTTGTAAAACCAAAGATGGTCATCGCTGGAGCTAGTGCTTATAGCCAAGTAATTGATTGGGCTAGATTCCGTGAAATTGCTGACTCAGTTGACGCTCTACTCCTAGCAGACGTTGCTCATTATTCTGGTCTTATTGCAGGTGGTCAGTATCCAAGCCCATTCCCTTATGCAGACGTTGTAACTACTACAACTCATAAAGGTTTGCGTGGTCCTCGTGGTGGATTGATCTTGTGGAATAACCCAGATTACACAAGACGTCTGAATTCAGCTGTGTTTCCCGGAACTCAAGGTGGTCCATTGATGCATATCATTGCTGGTAAAGCTCAATGTTTTTATGAAGCTCTACAGCCTGAATTCACTGAATACGCATATAGAGTGAGAGCAAACGCTAATGCAATGGCTGAAGCATTTATTCAATCGGGTGTCAAAATCGTGAGTGGTGGTACTGCATGTCATATGTTTACGATCGATCTCACCAATGAAAAGATGAGCGGCCGCGAGTATGCTGATGTTCTAGAAGAGCATGGTATTACTGTGAATAAGAATGGTGTACCTGGAGAGACTCGTAGCTTTGCAGAAACTAGTGGAGTACGTATTGGTGTTGCAGCAGAAACAACTCGTGGTCATGACGAAGCATGGTTTAAGCAGCTTGCAAAAGTGATGATAGATATCTTAAGGAATACGTGATGTTAGAAACAATCTGCGAAACTATGGTAGAAGCTTATCGTCGCAACTGGATTACCAGTCGTGATGGTAACGTTTCTATCAGACATCATGATCGAGATCACTTCTACGTGACACCGTCTGGTGTTCGTAAACAGACCATGCAACCAGATCAGTTTAAGAAGATTGGAATTAGTAGAGGCAATCATGTCACGCCTATTCCAATTGAGTTACCTTACACTGATATCAGCGCAAATTTAAGGCCAAGTGGCGAATTGCCTCTACATTTTGGTCTACAAAAGAGTATGGGTCAGCACGCAGAGGATGTGCGAGTGGTAATGCATTTTCACCCTACATATTGTGTAGCAGCGATGCATGCTGGAATCGAGTTAAGCGAATTAGTAAAAGAATTCCCAGAACTTGGCAGATATACTAAAGTCGCTAAAAACGTACCAGATGTCCCTCCAATTAGTCAAGAACTGGCAGACAGATGTCATGAAAATCTAGGCTTGGATTCTGAAGGAAATATCAGTTACGATATTGTCGGCATTAAAGGTCACGGTGTAGTATCAATCGACACTTCTCCTTGGAGAGCTTTTGAACACATCGAGCGTTTAGAGCATATCTGCCAGATAGTTTTAGCATCAGGAAAAGTATGGCACAAACAAGAGGAACAATAAATGGCAGTTAAACATTTCGACTGTGATGAGTGTGGAGCTCATGGCAAGATTAGTTTCAAAGAAGGAGATCTTCAATCGTCTGATATAGCGTATTGCCCCTTCTGTGGAGGCGATATCTACGAAGACGAGGAATATGATGAGGACTCCGAGGAATAAAATACCTCGTGAGAGAAGAATAAATCAACTGCTCATTCAGTTTGAGTTGCTTAAGCGTCTTCTTCAGATGGTGGAATAATGGCTGGTGTCTATCGTAAAAAGAACTGTCCATATTGTGGTGTTGAGCATCGCAAGCGTGGAGTATACTGCTCTAAATCTCATGCTAATTTAGATCGTAAGCCAGAAGTATATGAAAAAGTTTCTGAATTTATGAAATACACCGACAAAGGCCAGGAACTCACGGGCAACTTAAAGAATCAAGAGATAGATGAGCTACCTCAATTTTCTAATTTAACAGCAAGGCCATCCAATTCATTCATCTCCGATGGAGATCTTTGGATGCCAGATAACACGGATTGGTAGAGAAATGAAATATTCATTCAATAATCAGATAGTCGACGCAGTACAATTCAAATTTACGACTGAAGGCATCGCAGAGCTTGAAGCACTCTGTGGCTCAGCGCTTGGTACCGTAACCAAGCACCGTCATCCTTATGGCCGAGGTGAGGCAGACCTTGGAGAACGTATCGATGAGAACATATTTAACACAGTTCGTATCCTATTGGAGAACGACTATGCAGTAAAATCAGCCGAAGGCGAGCTGTATACTGTATCTGAAGCTGAATTTACAGCTAACTATACACCCATCGAGTAATAGAACCGGAGAATATTATGAAATTTCGTAAGAAGCCTGTAGTGATTGAAGCAATTAAGTTTGAATATTCTGAAAATGGAATCAAGAGACTAAAAGAATTCTGTGGTTCAGCACTTGGAAACACTTATAAAGAGAGACATCTAACTGCAATTGGTGAGGCTGAGATCGGTACACTTGAAGATGGAATCAATTTAACCGTCAAGCATATCGCAACCGAAGGTGACTACATTATTAAAGGCGTGCAGGGAGAATTCTATGCTTGCAAGCCAGACATTTTTCACGCTACTTATGAGCCAGTTTTACCAGATGAAATGATAAATTAAGTTAAGCAAGAGCTCTAATGATGAGTGAAAGAATTTATGTGGTCGCTGGTAACTATCAACAGTTCCAGCACTACAAAAATAATAAGATCAAAGCACTGATAGAGTCAGGCGTCGAGATTAAATCGAATCACTTCGTGTACGTATCCAATCCTGATATGCTTCGAGGTCTTCGAGAGTGTCATGGCTTCTATATTGGTACGTATTATGATCGTAAGGACCTAGAAGAGATCAACTTAAATATACGGCTCGCGAACACCAGATAAATAGTCCATCTAACCAATGGACTTTTTCTTTATGTGGCTGTATAATAATGAACCGATCGATGAGTTGCCTGATGATACCGTCGGCTTCGTGTATCTGATAAGCAATCTGCTCACAGGTCGTAAGTATATTGGTAAGAAGCTAGCTAAGTTCTCACGTACCAAGCAGCAGACCGTTACACTCAAGAACGGTACCAAAAAGAAAAAGAAGGTTCGATTCAAGATCGACTCCGACTGGAAAGAATATTATGGCTCCAGTGAACATCTAAACAAGGACATCGAGCTCCTTGGTAAAGAAAACTTCAAGCGCGAGATACTATTCCTCTGCAACTCCAAGGCACTGTGCTCGTATATTGAAGCAAGAGAACAATTCAGCCATAGAGTACTTGAATCCGACGACTGGTACAATGGCAACATATCCATTCGCGTGCATGGAAATCACATCAAAGGTAAGTTATGATTACATTTAAAGAATACGTAGATCACCAATATGGTACGTATGCATCCCTAAAGCTATCCAAAGAATCACAAGATCAGCTTCACGAGTTCATATCCCAGTATATTGATCAGCCAACCAGTAAAGAAGATCTTCACTGTACGGTTGTATACTCAAAAACTCCATGTCCAAACGTAGAATCCCATCAACCAAAGCTACCCATTACAGCAAAAGCGACTGGATACGAATCTTTTGACTCAAATGCATTCGTACTTAAACTTGAATCCGATACTCTACAACAATTCCATAAGGAAACAAGAGCACTTGGAGCAAGCTACGACTATCCAGAGTATAAACCACATATCACACTAGCATCTAATCATACAGATACAAGCATACCAGTACCAAACTTTGATCTAGTATTTGACCAGTATCATATAGAAGAACTTAAAGACTAAAAAGTAATATGGGTAGCATATGACCGGAAAAAACCGTTATTTATGACACATCTCTTACTGCTCTCCGCAATCACGCTCTCAGGCGTCGCCGAGTACTACTCGATCATGGGTCTCGTAGCTATCTTCGCGGCTGCACCTATCTCGATCACAGTGATGGGCGTAGCACTAGGTATCTCGAAGCTCGTCGTGACCAGCTGGCTCTATCGTAACTGGAAGCAGACTCCAGTTCTCGTACGTAGCTACTTCGTTACGGCTATACTCGTGCTGATGCTGCTCACGAGCATGGGTATCTTCGGATATCTCTCAAAGGCGCACAGTGACCAGAATCTCGTATCTGGTACGGCGCTATCACAACTAGCTCTCATAGAAGAGCAACTCAAAACAGAAAAGGAAATCATCGATGCAAATCGTAAAATCATTGCTCAACTGGATACGCAGGTTAATGAAACCATCTCCAGAACCAGTGCAGGCACCTCAAACTCATCTACAGCAAGTAATGGCGATGCCGGTATCTCAAGATCCATTGCCATCCGTAGAAGTCAAGCAGGAGAGCGAAAAGCCTCGCAAGAAGCGATACTATCCGCCCAAGCAAAAATCAACAAGCTCAACACAGACAAAGCCCCAATCGCAGCCGAAGTCCGTAAAGTCGAAGCCGAAGTCGGACCAATCAAGTACATCGCGCAGCTCATCTACGGTCAAGAAGCCACCAGCCAAGACACGCTCGAAGCAGCCGTCCGTTGGGTAATCATTCTCATCGTGTTGGTGTTCGATCCATTGGCAGTACTGATGTTCATTGCTTATAATCAGACTGTGTCTCGTGAGAAGGACACTATTGCACCAATTGATACTTCTGAGAAGGACACTACTCCAGACACGCTGAAAACCGATCAGTTCGGACTGCCTGAGATACCGGAAGATAGAATACCTCCTGTACCAAAGGTAAGGAAGCAGCGTGTTAAGAAAGTACCTGAACGTGAAGAGGATCGCGTCTTGATACCAACCGACGACAAGGACTGACATCAAATTGGCCTGTACAGAATCTAGAGAGATTGGTATAATGTATCTCTAGGAATTCCACTAATGGATCTAGACTAAGAAGGAGCTCGAAAGGGCTCCTTTGTAGTTTCTGAATACTAAAGTTCCTATGTACAGAAAATCAAATTCGGTGTATAATTGATCCATAGATTGAAAGGATCAAGACATGGACAGAGAGATTGGTTTCATGGAAGGCTACCGTATGATGCGTCAAGTCGAGGCAGACTGGCTCAGCTCGGTGTTTATGGCTTTTGTATGGGTCCTGCGTGGCGACAAGATTCAAGTGGACAACGAATGAAAGACATACTGATCGCAGCTCTGGTACTGACCTACGACGCAGCACTGATTGGTGGTACTGCTTACTTGGTACAGGTGCATGACTGGTCGATGTGGACCTTTGCACTCACAGCTCTATTCTTTGTAACGACTAAGACGAAAGACTAATGCTTCCTTCAATGACTGATCACCTCAAGTCCAGACACTTAGATCTGGAGCTACACCGACCGATGGTTGATGACGTCGAGCGGATAGCTACATTCTATCTCTGGAACTTGAGTGGTCAGTTAGTTGGCTACCAGCAGTACAGGCCAGAAGGTGAGAAGAAGCCTCAGAACAACCCCAAGGAAGGTAAGTACTTCACGCATAGGAAGCTACCAACACTCGCCGTATGGGGTGTAGAGTCACTGGCATTTGGTGGTACTGTATTCCTATGTGAGGGTGTGTTCGATGCATGCAGATTGACACAACGAGGCTACTCTGCTCTGGCCGTCTTGAGTAACAACACTGGGTGGGACCTGCAGAACTGGTTGAGTTGTCTCAATAGACGAGTAGTAGCGGTCTGTGACAACGATGATGCCGGTCGGAAGCTAGCAAAGTTCGGTGATGAGGCGGTTTTCTGTCACGCTCATGACCTTGGAGACTCCACTGAGGACTACGTAAAGTCACTCTTGCTCCACTACGCGTAGAATTGTTCGAAAATGCACAAAGTACACTTTTAGGGTGCTCTAAGTTATTGATTCTAAAGGGTTTTTTCTACCACAAAAGTGCGGTTTTGTGCACTGTGATGGTTTATACACGGATTTTTGTCACTTTTGTGCGGTTTTGGAGATAGTGCTCTAAGTTATTGATTCTAAAGGGTTTTTTCTGGCATAAAAATGTGTACAGAAAATCAAATTCGATGTATAATCTACCCATAGATTGATAGGAAGACTAATGCGTTACACTCTGATCACCTCCACTGGCCGTATCATGCAATTCTACATCCTGAAAACTGCTGAGTGCTATCAGACCATCTATGGTGGCCAGATCATCGATAAAAATATTTTGGAGACCTGTGTACAAAAATCAAATTATGTTGTATAATTATTCCATAGATTGATAAACAAGGAGTTTGTTATGGGTTTCGAGAAAAAAGTTTTGGCGGTTGTTGAAGAAGTTACTGATGTGCATGCTTACTTCTTCAATGGCACTCTGTTCCTGGAGACTGTAGACTCCAAGATTGCTACTGATGTGTTCTTTGCACTGTGCGACCGTGTCACTGCTGCGATGTCTTTCGGCAAGTGTGGTCAGAGCGAAACTTCTTACGACTTCCTCGGCTAAGGAGACAGCGATGGTTGAATCTCGAGACAAGTATGACACCCGCCACGGTGGTCCTTTCGATCGTGGATCTGCCGACAGCTGGTACGACCGTCCACGTGATCCACACTTCTATGAAGGTGGCACTGCAATGTCTCCAAAGATCTCGATGAGCATGATGTCTCCTGAGGAGATCGAAGCATATCACGCTGGGTACGACTGGAACGAGAAGTACGGTGGCAAGAAGTATTGAAGATTGTTAACCAAAGTGTACAGTGTATCATAAAAGATACACTATGCAAATATTTTTGAAGACAGTGTGCCAGACCTCAAAACCTGTGGTATAATTGATCCATCAAATCAAACAAAGGACTACATCATGCAAGGCACCATTCGTTTCTTCCTCGGCTTCCTGATCACCTTCGGTGCTGTTGGCACTCTGGACGCAGATCCTGCTGCTTCTGTTCTGGTCCAGACTGGGATCGCTCTGGTTGGTCTCGCGATCATGGCTTCTGGTGCTATGGCCCTCAAAAATAAATTTTGAGACCTGTGTACAGAAAATCAAATTCGTGGTATAATTGATCTATCAAATCAAACAAAGGACTAAGAACATGGCAATCATCAAGACTTCTACCGGCATCCGTCACACCGCTGATCGTGGCTTCTACTCTGGCGAAGTTGCCGAGACTGGTGTTATTCCTGTCACCGCTGTGAAGCGTGGTCGTGGTCGTCCTCGTAAGGATGCTGGCGAGTCCGGTGCTAAGTTTGACTTCTCGGCTTTCCTTGCCAACGTGATCATCCCCAAGTGGTCTGGTAAGTCTCAAGTCTACAACAAGATGGGTAAGTAATCACATGACTAAGCAATTCGTACAAGTTAGCGCTCACAAAGACAGCAACAACTTTGCCTACTGTAGCAACCTGAGCCTGATGGCGAATGAGGGTCTGACTGCTAAACAGGCGGTACGTAAATTGCAAGTCATGGCCGACGAGTACGCTCTGAACGGGTACAAGATCGAGTGGATTCGTGAAGACTTCGATGCTGCGTACGAAGAGATGTACGGTGATCTGTTTGCATAAAGTTGTGTACAATAAATCAAATTTGATGTATAATTGATCCATCAAATCAAGGAATACATCATGAACATGAACCGAAACGACACCATCGAACTGATCCTCACCCATGCCATCGAGCAAGGAGCTTACTCTCAGAACTACATGGATCGTCTATCTGGCATGAACGATGCTGAGCTGAACGCCGAGCTTGACCGTCTGGAGACTATTGCCGTCTACGGTGGCTTCTGAATTTATTTGCACAAACCTGTGTACAAATAATCAAATTCGTAGTATAATAGATCCATCAAATCAAACAAGGCAACGAAATACATCATGACTACAGTGACCATCTCCTTCGACAAATCTTCCAACAAGTACAGCTGCAACATCGACGGCAACAAGTTCAAGACCTCGAAGAAGGACTACATCGAGTTCATGTACAAGAAGATCACTGGCATCAAAGCCACCTACGATCAGATCGCGAACACTCAAGCTCCTAAGTCTTCGGACAAGTTTGACATCAACACTCGTTTTGACTTCGTTGAGAAGCTCGTGAACATGGTTGCTTCTGGTGTTCAAGCATCTGCAGTGATCACTGGTCAAGGTGGTCTGGGTAAGTCTTACACTGTGCTGAAGACTCTCGCTGAAGCTGGCTACAAGGACATGTCTGAACTGGGTGAGTTCCAAGTTGGTGATGTTGTACGTCGTGAGAAGGTCTTCGTTCAAGTGAAGGGTTACTCTACCGCTAAGGGTCTCTATCGTACTCTGTTTGAGAACAACGGTGGTGTGATCGTGTTCGACGACTGCGACGCTGTTCTGAAAGATGCTGTTGCCCTCAACCTGTTGAAGGGTGCTCTGGACTCCTACGGCAAGCGTATCATCTCTTGGAACGCTGATATGCGTGACGAAGACCTGCCACGTAGCTTCAACTTCACTGGTAAGGTTGTCTTCATCTCCAACATGTCTCAAGACGACATCGACCAAGCTATCCGTAGCCGTTCTATGATGATCGACCTGAGCATGAACGAAGACCAGAAGATCGATCGTATGTCCTTCATCGTTCAGTCTCCTGAGTTCATGGAAGAGTTTGAGATGGCTGACAAGCTGGATGCTCTGGAACTGATCCGCGAACTGAAGGATGTTGCCAAGGAAATCTCCCTGCGTACTCTGATCCAAGTCACCAAGATCAAGGCATCGGCTGGTTCTAGCTGGAAGCAGATGGCTGAATACGTTCTCTGCGCTTAAGGAGGTACTACAATGACTGTACTCTACATGATCTCTGGCACCGGTTGGTTGAACATCAAGATGGAAGGCAAGATGGTGCCGGTCTGTAAGCTTACACCCAAGCAACTACAAGATCTCAGGCTCACTCTAAAGGAGCTTGGCCTCGAAGAATGAATACCTTGGTTTCTCGTTTGATCGGTCGTACTGAATACTAAAGTGTACAGTTCTGCAGCCTCGGTGGACTCAGATGGTTTCTAGTTCCTTGATTTGATGTCTACCCATAGTCATCCATCTGAGTGCACTCGAGCTCTGTTACAATTATTTGCCGAACCGGTGTACAAATAATCAAATTCATGGTATAATTGATCCATCAAATCAAGGAAACCAAATGACTAAAGTTTACACCATCTCCCAAGCCTATAGCATGAACTCTAAGGGCCGTGACTATAAGGACGGTTGGGACCTCTTCTGTAACGACAACTGGTGCCAACGCTTCCGCTACAAGACCGATGCCAAAGCTGCCATGCTGGAAGCCATCGCTGAAGACAAGGCTTCTGAGACCATCACCGTCAAGAACCTGATGACTGGTGAGCCTGTTACAATTCCTGCTGACACTCCTTGGTGCTGCAATCCTGCCTCTGAGACCTACTGGTCTATGTAAAGAATAGTTGTACAATAAATCAAATCTGTTGTATAATCTATCCATAGACTAAGGAAACCAAATGACCAAGATTGAAGCCATCAAAGAACACATCGCTCTCCGTGAGCAGTTCTGGAAGCCCTATAGTAAGCTGGGCTACGCGTATGGCTTCTTCCGTTGTATGTTCCACAGTCAAGCTATGATCGAGAGTGCTTCTCGTGGCCTGCGTCAATGGATCCGTGACTATGGTACTGCAGCTAAGCTTAATGCAACGCTGTAAGAATAGTTGTACAATAAATCAAATCTGTTGTATAATCTATCCATAGACTAAGGAAACCAAATGACCAAGATTGAAGCCATCAAAGAACACATCGCTCTCCGTGAGCAGTTCTGGAAGCCCTATAGTAAGCTGGGCTACGCGTATGGCTTCTTCCGTTGTATGTTCCACAGTCAAGCTATGATCGAGAGTGCTTCTCGTGGCCTGCGTCAATGGATCCGTGACTATGGTACTGCAGCTAAGCTTAATGCAACGCTGTAAGAATAGTTGTACAATAAATCAAATCTGTTGTATAATCTATCCATAGACTAAGGAAATCAAATGACTACTCTGAACACCACCATCATCCAAGCTATGTTCCCCGCCATCGGTGAGGCTGCCCTCGCTAAAGGTATTCCTATGGAGATGCTGGATCTGGTACGCCGTAGCTACAAAGCTGCTGGTATCGCAGTACGCGTATGCTATCGTGGTCCTCGTAAAGCTTCCATTGGTCGCATCATGAAGGGCGTGAATGGCTACTCTAACTACAAGCGCTCTGCCTACTCGGCTCAATCCACCTGCTTGAAGTCTGATGCCACTAGCTTCGCTGTGTACCGCAAATGAACTCAGACCTTGGCTTCTTCTCAGCTATAGTAGCTCTGATGCTAGTGTTCACTGGTAACCCTGGCCTTGCCGTGCTGCTTCTGTTTATCATGTGGGTGTTTAGCTAGGTGCTTCTAGAAGCTAGCCCCCATCCACCCGTTTCTGGCGAGTGGCCTTTATGGCAAAAAGTGAATCAACTGATTTTCCTCTATGACCTACTGATGTCTACCCCCTACCACCCGTTTTCTACGAGATGGTACTAAGGCCAAAAATCGAGAGAGATATTTTGATATGTTGAGAGAACTACTGTGGAAAATACAAGATCTGGGACTTACTAATCTTGCTATAGTAGTTCTCTTTGGAGTTTTAGAGATTTGCTTCGTTGCATTTCTGATTTGGAGTTTGTTATGAGTAAAAACATGATTGATGAAGTGATAAACTTTAGACTAGATCCTGATTCAAATGCTTATGAGGCTCAGATTGGCTACGAAGAAGCTGAAGCTCTGGTTGATACGGTTGTACAAGAGTGTATCGATGAATGCCGTAAGCTGTGGTATTCTGAGAATAACAAGAGTACCGAGGGAATGGATGCTCGCTCTGTGGGTATCCATGTTGGCATTAAGAGTGGTCTGATTCAAGCTATGAATGCTCTGAGTAAGCTAAAAAGTCCGGCGCTGCCTGACAAGAACTAAGCGGTTTTGATGAACATTTTTGAAAAGATTCGTAACTTCTTCAATGCTCCTTGCCGTGATCAAGAGATTGAAGAACGATTCTATAAAAGACTTCAGGATATGAAGGATCATCCAGAGAAGTATCAGCATATTCTCAAGAGAGATTGTGGATCAAAGATCCCACCGGTTTCGTTGTTTTAAGGAATTGAGAATGAACGAACGTATTCAAGAACTATATATGCAGGCTATCCACTATGCAGATAGCGTAGTGCCTGCTGAACGTCGATACAACGACATTTACTATGCAATTGCCTCCGCCAAACACGCCGAGTTGATTGTCAAGGAATGTATGCTTATTGTAGGAGACGGAACAGTTGATGGTGAAATCTATCACGACCGAATCAAATATCATTTCGGAGTTGAAGAATGAACGAACAGTTACAGAAACTTTATGAACAGTCATTTGTTACAGATACATATGTGAATGTCGGACCAGACGGTGCGACACTGGGTATTAGGTTTGACCCGGAAAAGTTCGCCGAGTTGATTGTTAGGGAATGTATTCTAACTATTCAAATGGGTATTACCCGTGATGGTACTAAAACAGAAAAGTTTATACGCAGTATGACACACATCAAAGATATCAAAGAACATTTCGGAGTTGAAGAATGATTGAATGGACTACACATTTTAAGTTTCTTGGATTTATAGTACAAACCTGTGATTATGGTGGACGCTACATTTGGTGGAAACTTGGTAATTTTAATATTGGGTACAGCAAGGATCCTGACTTTAGTAAGATGGAACAAGAATGAACGAACGAATTCGAGAACTTGCCTTAGAGGCTGGTAAGTATGCTGATGAAACCCAACCTCGTGGTTCCTATACCCGAGACGGTATGTGGCTTTACGCATATAATGAAAAGTTCGCCGAGTTGATTGTTCTGGAATGTATAGACAAAGCTGAGCGTTATGGTCTAGGTTCTGATGCTGTTGAGCAGATGAAAGAAGATTTTGGAGTTGAATGATGATTAAGTTTGAATGGTCGAGTGATGGACTGTGGTATACCAAGTCTCATAAAGACGAACAAGTTAATCATCTGTTTAGACTTGGCTCTACAAATTACCAAGGGATGACCATCTATGAAATCATCATCTGGAAACTTAGAATTGCTTGGAGCTGAGAATGAGACTGATGTTAGGTACTAAAGAACGTCCTGAATTGCTGGTCAATGTCAAGCAAGAATACAGTGCTACACACTTTGACTTCTGGGTTGTCAACGGCTGCTGGGATGGTACGTTCTACAATGGATATGTCACTGTGCATCATCCTTGGAATCCGCACTCTAGCTTAGATAAGGTTGAAATACTTTGTGACAATCAAGACAGGCTGCGATCAAGTGATTGGTCAGGCGGTTATCAAGAAGTGTTCAATAACTTCCATGACGAAACTTATGTCGCACCAAAGCGCGAGCCAGTAGTTTTTGCTGATATGGATGATGACATTCCATTTTAAGGAATTAAGAATGAAAACAATACTTGCTTTGATCGGTGCTTTTGTAGTTCTGCTTGCGACACTTGGAACATTTGGTATCGGCAACTTTGTGCTAATGTATAGTCCTGATAAGATCTCATGCACTAAAGGAATTTGATGAGTCATTATACTAATACTGATAATCCAATCGACTTTCCAAAGTCAGTGATGGAGCGAGCGATAGAATTCGTTATGCAATTCTATTCAGTCTCTAGAGAAGATGCTGTGAATTACTATTCTGATGAGATTGAGGCTTACCTATCTCTTAGTTCAAAAGGTGTTGTGTGATCTCTTTAAATTTTAATCTGCGCAATCCTTGGAGTAACGAGTTTAAGAACTTGTGGTCTCGCTTCTATGTCACTCCATTCAAGCATAAGTTCATTGAGCTTGAGCTTACTAAAGATTTTACTCTGGTATCTTTTATGTTCAATTGGACTATTAGACAGAGTCATGCTGGACTCGATCTAGAGTTTGGTATGTTTGGATATAACGTTCACTTTAACTTCTATGACAATCGTCATTGGAATACTGAAGCTGGCCGTTGGATGATGTATAATGAAGAACTTGGTGAACACTAATGAATGATCGTGATAAAAACAATCTAATGTTTCTGCTTTCTCTTTCTGAAGAAGGTCTTATGAAATGGTATGAGCAAGCAAGTACCGACGACCAAGAATACGCTGATGAACTGCTGATGAACGCTTTGAACATAGTCGCTGACGTGATTCATGAGAGCGTGATTGAGAATGAGATGAATCATATGCCGGTGTATAAAGACGCACTGAAGGTTATCAATAAGGTGAAAGCATGCTAAGCAACTGCAGCCATACTACGACGAAAGAGCGATATTTCGAAGATGAGTGCTGGTACACTGGCATCGTAACTGGTCGATGGGAGACTGAAGAAGTTTTTACTACTGTAGACATTGACCTTCATCGATATAAATGCACTCAATGCGGAAAAGTGATGTACTACTCTGGAGCAGCTCGTGAATACTACGAGACTGGAGTTGATCGTAAGGGATTGTTTTCTTGAATACTTAAGTGATACCCCCCTACCACCCGTTTTCTACGAAGGGCCTTTAGGCTCTTTTTTCGCCAGAACTGTTTACATAAAATCAAAAGTGATGTATAATCTACCATAGATTGAAGGAGTGAAACATGGCACGTTGGTTTAGTGAAGATCCAGAATTTACGCAGATCAGCGTAGAAGAAAAAGCTAAGCGAGATCGTATCGTTGCCATCATCTCTAAGTACACTAGGGACATGGAAGGCTATTCGTACTTTGGTTCTGCGTATGGTGCGCCTGAAGACGACTACGAAGACATCGCTGAAGACATCATGAAGGAGTTCGGAATATGAGTATCTACGCTGTACGCGACAATCTGAAGAACACAATCGCCGGCAAGGAAAAGATGCTGGCTCAACAACGAAGTGCTCTTGCTTTGTCGTATCTTGGACCTACTCCTCCAGTAGGTGCTGAAATGGCATGTGTTGCTACAATTCAGTTCCTTGAAATCAACATCGACGAACTCAAGCGTATTCTTGTCGATGTTGAAGAATGTTGTATCGAGCACAATGAAATGAGTTGGGCTCTGAATCCCGAAAGGATGGGACAATGAGAATCGAAACTGTGAATGGCCACAACATCGTTTGTGGTCACATTTATCCGAAGAACGAACTGAAAGTCGGTCAACGCTGGGCGCAAGCTGATGGTGCTGATCGAGTCGTTGAGATTCGTTCTCTCGAAAAATATGCGGATGGCGACGTTAGCGTCATCTATGGTGAACATGGCAATGATCGCTCTTACGAAAAAGATTCGTTTAGCTTTCAATGCCGGTACTGTTTGATTGTGGAGTAAAGTATATGAATGGTCGACTAAAAGAAATTATGACTGAAGCCGGGTTTGATCCGGAAGCGATTGAACGAATGGGCGTTATGCCTCAAGCCGAAAAGTTCGGGCTCTTGCTTATCGCTGAGTGTATTGCACAGTGTGAAACTGTCGCTACTGATGCTCGTGCGATGACCAAGAGCGTTTACGTTACTGATTCTGGTCGTATGCTACACGAAGGTATGTGGGGCGGTGCAAAGAATTCCATTGGCGCTATCATGCGTAACTTTGGTATCACCGATCAAACACAATGAAGATGTACATAGCGATCAAAGACTGGGTGCCGACAGGTCACGCTTTGAATTGCGCTGCTCATGCTGGGCTAATTGGTTGGCTAGCTTTTCAAGATCAAGACTACACTAAAGATTGGCTTAAGAATTCTTTTAAGAAAGTCACATGTGTAGTTTCTGAAGAAGAATTCGAAGAACTGAAAAAGGTTGAACACTCTAAAGTAATTACTGAATCACGGCTAGATCACTATGAAGTCGCTATTGTATTAGCACCAAGACCAAAAGATGAATGGCCACCAATTATGAAAACTCTTAGACTCTGGTCTTAACAACAAAGGATATTATGAAAACTAGTTCTTGGCATTATAAGTTAGCTGACATTGCTTCTGACCATAAACTGTACAACGAAGCTAATGTCACAGTTTGTGCATATATTCGCAAAGTGATTTATGGCGCAGGCATCGCCGGATTTATACTTTCAGTTCTTGCTGGCTTGGCTGCATTTATCGTTGTGGGACTATACTCGATTGTTATAGCGATGCTTGGTATTTCAGAATGGAATTCTCCAGCAGTTGCTATGGCAGTTGTCTTAGGGCTTATTAGTACACTCGTACTATATGTCACGGCTAATTCTTTCTGGAAAGAAAAAATGGCGCCGTCTCTTTTGAAAGAAAGCAATCATAGCTTTTCTTCTCAGGTGTACAAGAAGTACAAACAGAAAATTTGTTTTAACGTGGAGTTTGAAGATGATTAACTGGAAACGTATTAGTTTATTTCTTACCGCATCGTGCGCTCTAATGTACGCAGTCATGGGTATTGCAGGAACACAAATTTCTGCTTGGAGCGCTTTCATGTGGGTGTTGGTTGTTTTCATTAACGACCTGATTGAGTATCACGACGGAAAGTAAATGACAATCGATCCAAAAGCACTTGAAAGAGCTAGAGCTTCTTTACCTTCAAAAGAATACACGGACAAGCTCTTCAAAATCTTCGAAGATATGCCAGAGCCAAAGTGCGAAAAGTGTGGCAGGATTATCTACTGTGGTGTGAATTCTCTTTGTAATGAAAAGGACTGTGGTCTAAAATGACTGAAACTATCTATGGAAAGGTGCTCACTCAAGAGCATCACGATTATCTCATTTCTCTGCGAGATTCTGGCGAAACAAATATGTGGGGTGCTGCTCCATACATTGAAAGAGAGTTCTGCGTTTCTTATGTTGAAGCTAAGAATATTCTCTTGGAATGGATTAGGTACATGTCATGACTCGAGTTCTTGAGAAAACTCCAATTCTTCAGTATTACAGAAAAGGTATATTCTTCAACTACAACATTCAGTATGATCGTTACTATAACAAGCATACTGACTCTGTGAATGAGTACGAAGGTAACGACTTTATTGTCATTCAACTCAATCCATATTGGTTTCATAGAGATGAATTCTACTATGACGGACACAAAGCTAATACCATCACGATTCTTGGAGTCTCTTTTGGTAAAGGCTATACATACGCTTGGAAAGACTTAAAGGTCAAAGAATGAAGCATACGATTTATCAGTATGACACCACCGGTCAAGGAAAGTTTGAGCCTTCTTGGTACGCTGAAGTGTGGGCGTCGGATGTAATGCTGAAGATGTCTGTGCTTGGCATGCCACATAACACTGCTTTCTATATGGATCGTAGAGCGATTCCTCAACTGATCAAGATCCTACAACAGATAGAAACTGAAAAGTGTACAAATAATCTAGATTGATGTACAATACACTAAACTCATGAAAGATGATTATGCAAGGTAAAGATATTGTTAAGTTGGCAGCTGAGTTTGCTGCAGGTGGAATTAGTGCTGATGCGATTCGTGAACGCTACGGTGACGGAATTATGTCGAGTGTACTAGCAGTAGCTGGTGGTGTTGGCGCTGGTTATGTTGCTGGAAAAGCTCTTGACGTTTTAGATGAACACACTGGAATTGTTTCTGACGTGGGTTCTGTAGTAGATGACATCTTGGATTTGTTCTGATGAAACCGAATAAACTTGTCAATGGCAAAATTCCAGCTAATACTGTCTGTCCATTCAAGAGTGAATGCCCGTATGTGCCTCTTAAAGAATGTGGCCATAAAGGCGTAGAACATAAAGTTGCTTACTCTTGTGGAACTGCTCGTCTCTTTAACATTATGGGCACACCATGATCTACTATAGCGTTGAAAACACTGGCTGGTCTGGTGGAATTTCTTGGTTTGAGTCTGGTGGTTCTCTTATGAATCCACTTCGGTTTAGCACCGAACAAGAAGCTGTTAAGTACATCGCCAAGCAAAGTAAAGAACTGAATGATTCTTCTGTTCTTTGGCGTTCAGTTAAGCATGAATTCATTCGCAATATGCAAGGCGATAAATGTACTTCGGATTCACACACCCGCGAATATACCTATCATGAGTAAAGTTAACACTAAATCTGCGAACGGCGTATCTGGTCATCTGATTCATATCTACGGTGGTAAATACGCTTTTCGAGTTTACAACAAAGAAGATGACACCTTTATCGATTACGATCTAATGCATTGCGATCTGCATGTAACGATCGATGATGAAGATGCTTTCTTCTATCACTATGAAATCGACGACGCTCATCAATTGGATCATGCACCGTCAACACTTGGACATGGAGAACAAAATGACTGATCTGGAAAAAGTACAACAACGTCTAACTAACGCTAAAGAAGCTTTGGAGTTTGTTCAACTGGCTGCAAACGCTGATCGTAAACTGAGCCACGATAAACATATGAATGGTCACTACTCAAAAGCTATTGACGAGCTTAGTCGAGTAGTTGCTGCTGAACAAGCAATGTTGGTTCGTGTAAAGACGCTTGGACGATAATGCAAAAACCTTGCCCAAACGATTGGATTGAAGATTGGCCGCATGACAATGGCATGTATCAGAACACATGCGTTACATGCACAACTCACTTCATTGGTAATAAGTATCGCAGGGTCTGTAAAGTTTGTCATGAAGAATCTCGTGTAGTTGTCTGTGCTGCTACACAACTCATATTCTCAGACAATACTTCTTTGATTGTCGCTAGCCCAAGGCATTGGGACAAAACAGCTCATAGTATTGTAGATAGACTGAAAGATACTCCCACAATCGATGACGAGACTCAAGGATTCATCGATCAATATGGAGTATTCATGACTCGACAAGAAGCTCATGTTATCGCTACTCGTAAGAATCAGATCGTGCGTAGATGTGGTGGAGACGACCACAAATTGTTCTCAGAAAATTTGTACTGAGTTATGTACAATAAATCTTGATTTGTGTATAATTGCTTCACTAAATCAAAAGGAGTTTTGTAATGCAATCCAATAAGTTTGTTGCTACGCTGATGTTAGCTAGCGCTTTTCTGGCTAGTGTTCCTGCTGAAGCGGGCAGCATTGGTCGTTCTTCTAGCGGATCGTCTATGTCACGATCTTCTTCTTCCTCTTCATCTTTTTCTCGACCATCTACTCCTTCTCCGAGTAAACCATCTGTAGCACCTGCACCTTCTAATCCTGGTGGTATCGGCGGTAACAGCGCTTCGATGGGAGTTCGTAAGAATGAAGTGACTGCACCTGTTGCTAAAAAAGTTGAACAATCTCGTCCTTCTGCAGTCAATCCAGATCCGGGCAAAGCGGGAAGCTTCAGTGTTCCAACTACTACAACACCTTCATACTCTGCACCCGCAGTACCTGCACCACAAGTCACTAATGGCAGCATGTTTATGAGTTCACTAGGCGGCTCATTCGTTGGTAGTGCTTTCGGTAATATGCTGTTCGGTGGTCATGGAAGTCATGGTGGTGGAACGACTGTAATTAACAATGGAACTCCCTCTGGTGGTTCTTCTGGTGGTGGCGGAGTATCTGGAGCATCCGCGATCACTGATTCTGGCGGAGTGTATTCTACTCAACCTGTCGCTCCTGTAACTAAATCGTATACTATGTGGAACTTTATTGGCGATCTAATCTCATTCGTAATTCTTGTTGCTTTGCTTGTTGGTATTGCATGGCTCTTCTATAAAGGCTACAAAATGATTCGCAGCTATGTAAATCGTGAACGTGGTGTTGGTCCTTCTCAACCTTTCAGTCCTACTGCAAAGTTCTGGGAAATTCAAAAGGCATTTGCAGCAGCTGATCTTACAGCACTGACTGGAGTTCTTGGTCCTGATCTTGTGGATGAAGCTACTCGCGATCTAGTTGTCACTGAACTAACTCTTCGTAATGTGAGTCATGAAGTTGTTCTGAACAATCCTCGTGAATTTAGTGTGCATTACACATTTGTAGATGGTGGAGAAACCATTAACCAAGTGTGGCATTACGAAAAACATGAAAGTGTTTGGAAGCTCAACGGCATCGAAAATGTTTAACTAATTGGAGCCGCCGCAAGGCGGCTTTATTTTATGCGAAATCTAGTAATTGAACGAATCTCTGAAGTGCTGATCGATAACCCACAACTTCAACTCGAGTTAGACATCAGTCCAGAAGAGCTCCAGAATCTCTCTAATGTAGACCTACTTGACTTATTTGAAGAAATATTTTCATTTGAAGGCTAAAAAGTGTTGTACATTAAATAGAGTTCGATATATAATTAACCAACGGCAAGGTAGTCTTGCTGTACATTCTAGGAGCTAGAAATGAAAACAGGTATCTTCATTGGGCGTTTCCAGCCAGCGCATCAAGGTCATATTCACGCACTGAGTATCGCCGCCACACAAGTAGACAAGCTCTACATTCTCATCGGTTCAGCAAATGCCTGCCGATCGATCAAAAACCCTTGGACTTATAGCGAACGTGTAAACACACTACGTTCTAAACTCTGGTCAAATCACGTGACCAACATTGAGTTTGTCCCGGTTAACGATCATCCCTACAACGACACTCAATGGATCAATGATGTGCGTGCTACTGCTGAGCACTACAACATGGGGTCTCCTATTCTCTTCGGTCACATGAAGGAAGGCAACAACTATCTACGTTGGTTTCCTGACTGGAAGTTCCGAGACATCGAAGCTCAGTACACCGTCAATGCTACTTCTATTCGTCAGCAGATGTACGAGACTGATAGTCCAGAAATGCCAAAGACTGTTCGTGATGACTTCGCTTATTATGAGAATGAGAAGAAGCTTTTCAGCAACTATCCTTTCCCTGAGACTCTGAACTTCAACTGTGGCGACGCAGTTCTAGAATGCCAAGGTCACGTTCTTCTGATTCGTCGTCTTCGTGCTCCTGGCGCTGGAGCTTGGGCACTTCCTGGTGGATTCAAGAATCGTGATGAGACATTCCTTGACTGCGCAGTTCGCGAACTCATGGAAGAAACCAATGTTCGAGTTCCAGAAAAAGTTCTACGTGGATCGATCGTCAAGACTGAATTGTTCGACTCTCCAAAGCGCTCATTTGGAATTCCACGAAACACTCTCGCAGTCTACATGCGAATCAACCCTAATCCAGACGGAAGTCTTCCACGAGCAAATGGCGCAGACGATGCTGCTGAATGTAAGTGGGTGCCATTGACTGATGCTCTCAATCGTTATGAACTTTATGACGATCATGGAGCTATCATTTCAAAAGTAACTGGTGTCATGCCGATGCCAGCATTTGTAAAAGTGTAAAGTGTACTAATAATCGTACATTGTGTATAATTAACCATCAACAACAGTAAGGAGCTTACTATGAAACTCGCTAAAAACCTCATCCTGAACACTGACAGCTACAAAGTCTCGATGTTCAAACAATATCCTGCCGGTACGACTGGTGTGTACTCATACATTGAGTCTCGCGGTGGTCGCTACGATCGCACCGTCTTCTTCGGACTGCAGGCATTCATTAAGGAATATCTCCTTGAACCAATCACACAAGCCGACATTGATATTGCGGATGCAATTCTCACTGCTCACGGGGAACCTTTCAACCGCAGCGGATGGGAGTACATTCTACGCGTACACTCAGGTAAGCTACCTGTCGTTATTCGTGCTGTACCTGAAGGCACAGTGGTACCTGTTAAAAACGTTCTGGCAACTATTGAGAACACAGACCCCGAGTGCTTCTGGCTGACTACTTGGCTAGAGACTGCCCTGCTTCGTGCAGTTTGGTATCCAGTCACCGTAGCTACACAATCTTACACGATCAAGAAAGTGATTCTTGACTATTTGGAGAAAACAGGTGACCCCTCTAGCATTGATTTTAAGTTGCACGATTTTGGTGCTCGTGGTGTCAGCTCGATGGAGTCTGCAGGAATCGGGGGTGCCGCTCACCTCGTTAACTTCATGGGCACTGACACTATTACCGGTGTTTTGTATGCTAGGGAATACTACAATGCTGGAATATCTGGCTTCTCAATCCCTGCCGCAGAGCATAGCACAATTACTAGCTGGGGTCGTGACGGAGAAGTAAAAGCATATGAAAACATGCTTACTCAATTTGCTAAGCCTGGTGCTATTCTTGCAGTGGTTAGCGATAGCTATGATATCTACAACGCTGCATCAAAGCTTTGGGGAGAAGAACTTCGCCAGAAAGTTATTGATAGTGGCGCTACTGTTGTCATCCGTCCAGACTCTGGGGATCCTGACGTTGTATGTCGTAAACTTGTAGACATTCTTGGTCAAAAGTTCGGTTACACTACCAATGCTAAGGGCTACAAAGTTCTGAATAACGTTCGTCTGATTCAAGGTGATGGTGTTAATGAACACACCATTCGTTGTATCCTTGGTGGATTTGCTGCTTACGGCTGGTCTGCTGATAACATTGCTTTCGGTATGGGTGGCGCTTTGCTACAACAAGTTGACCGCGATACCCAAAAGTTCGCAATGAAGTGTTCTTCTGCTCAGATCAACGGTGAATGGGTTGATGTTCAGAAAGATCCTATCACTGACGCCGGCAAGAAATCAAAAGCTGGTCGTGTTACTCTGTGGCAGTCTGGTGGTGAGTTTGCTTCTGGTATTAAGCCGCCAGCTGGTTGGACTGATAAGGGATATGGTGGTTGGGTTGATGCCTTGCAAACTGTATACCGCGATGGTCAAATCATCAGCGAATACACCTTCGAAGAAGTTCGAGCAAACAGTAACAAGTGAAGTACAGAGCGAGAGAAATCTCGCTCTTTTCAACTTTCTGGATATATTATGTTTACTGATCATCAGATATCACGAATCCGTAGAGTAAAGTTAGTCATTGCTGAAAAGATGATAAAGCTTCGAAGAGAAGATTACATTAAAACTTGTAACACTCGTGTTTGCAACTATATGTTTTTAGCCGGTGGCGCTATCACGAGTTTACTTCAGAATGAAGAACCAAAAGACTGGGATCTGTATTTCAAGCTTCCAGAACCTATGGCTGATCTAGCAGTTAATCTAAATTCATACAACGATAAGATTGCCGATATCGATGAGAAGTATCGAGAAGTCTACGGTCTTGATGGAAAGATGATTACGAACAAAGCTATCACTATGAAAGATGGCTGCTCTTTCATCACTATGCAATATGGTACTCCAGAACAAGTTAAGTCTACATTTGACTATGTTCATACTATGTGTCACTACGATCTTTCAGAAGATAAGTTGTATATTTCGCCAAAACAGTACGACGCTTGTGTAAATAAAAAGTTGATTGTTAACAACTCATCAGTTTTGAAAGTCTACCGTAAAGAAAAGTTTATTCAGAGAGGATACAAACAATGTTGATTCAAGCTTCAAATATTTCACCAGGAGACACTATAGTGACTTCTGTTTATCAAGAAGGTTGCCAAGTTTCTCAAGTGTATCTTCTAGAAGATGGTTCTGTTAGAGTTGAGTACGAGACTGGAAAGTTAGAGTGGCTTGGTTCTAATCAGATTGTAGTTCGTAAAGACAAGCACCAAAACTTTTTCTCTGGACATATGTACAATAATTCCTAAATGATGTATAATTCATCTACAAACTAGGAGATCTAAAATGAAACCGCGCAACTTAGTTGCAAAAGACATGTTTACTTCTGGACTTTATCGAGCAAAAGTTGTAAAGTCGAAGAAAGCTTATCAACGTAACCCTAAACATAAGACGAAGAATGACTACGCTTAATCTTAATGACGTCACACGAATCGTTATTCGTAAGTGTCCAGTTCCACCAGACCTTCATGAAGTTCGTGTTGAGCGAGACACCGGTCGTGGAAATGACGAACGCAGCATTACCCAGATGTTCTTGACTCTTGAAGAGATCAAGAATCTTAAGAACGCATTTGATGCGTACATTGACAAAGACTGTGTACAATAAATCGCAATTGTTGTATAATTACATCATGGCACTAATTTATACTCACACCCCTAAGCGAAAGCCCAGAAAGCCTGATGCAAAGCAACGAGCTCTTGCTTCTGAATGGGAACAGCTTATGAAAAAGTACGAACCAAAGAAAGCTGTACCTACTACAGCCAAAGCTATTGCTCAGCCAAAAGCTTACGTTCGTGAAACCCCAAAGATTCCAAGTCTGAATAGCGGTTATAGTGACTGCTCTAAGAAAGCTACGCCAAAGTACACTGGCACTGCTATGCTTGGTATCGGAACTCTTCATAAATCTAATGCAGTACCCATCTTCTCGCAAGATGATGCTGTCGAAATTTCAAGGATGCGCCGTGGCTAAAATGATTATGGTATTTGTGATGCTGACTCTTGTGATTGCACTAGTCAGCGGCGCTTGGTCTTCAGCAGGCCGAGATGAAAAAACTTTCGTGCTGAAAGCCCTCGCGAAGGGTGCATTCTATGCAAGCATCGCAACTGGTATTTTGTTTGTTATCGTAACTTTGTTCTAAGGAAATTACATCATGAAGCGTATTCTGACTCTCTCTATTCTCGCCGCTGCTGTTCTGGCAACTGGCTGTACTCGAATCGGCACCGGTGAAGTTGGTGTGCGTGTAGACGCATTCAAGCAAGTTCAAGGTTCTGAACTGATGCCGGGTTCTACTCCACAAACTCTGATTGGTTCTGTGATGACCTTCCCAACTAAAGACATCAGTGTCTCGTTGGAAAACAAAACTCCTATGACTAGCGATAACACTCCGCTGGCAGACTTCGATATCACTATCGTCTATAGTATCAATCCAACTTCTGTTGCTGAACTGTATTCCACGAAGTCTAAGTCTTTCCACGGTTTTGAGAAAGACGGAGACATGGTTCTCATGTATAACTACATGATGACTCTTGTAAACAACGCTTCCTACAAAGTCATTCGTCAGTATAAGTCGCTTGAAGTTGCTGATAACCGTGCAAAGATCGAGAAAGAAATTCAAGACTCTGTTGAAAGCCAACTGAAGTCTGAGAAGCTTGAAACTGCTCTGCAACTTACTGTTGTGCAAGTTCGTAATATTCTCCCTAATGCTGAAATCTTGAAGTCTGCTACTGACTACGTTCGTGCTCAAAACGAACTGAAGATCAAGCAAACTGAAGTCGATATCGCTAAGAAAGAATCTGAACGTATGGCTGCACTGTCTTCTAACTCTACACAGTCTATTGCATACATGAATGCTCAAGCTCAAATGAAGATTGCTGAAGGTATTGCTGCAGGTAAAGTTCAAACTATTGTTGTGCCGATGGACTTCAAAGGCATGGTTAACGTAGGTAAGTAATATGATTGCATTCACTATCGTGATCAGTCTATTCATATTTCTGTTGTTCTCAATTTGCTTCTTTGCTTTTGACAATTTAGTCCTAGGCGGTGTTATTAGCCGAAAGATGAAACGCTGGGCCGAGAATAAATTCGAAAGTGGATGCACACAAGACTGTAATCAAGGTCGCAATTGCAAATGCGGAAACAATAAATGCTAAACATTAAAAGGAACGTGATGAATTCGATAAAGATTGATCGTAAGCAATTGCTTGCTATCGTAACAGAAAACCAGAAGAAGCATGTCATTGAATATCTTGATGCAGTTGAAGATTATAAGGCTGCGGCAATCAAGCTTTCTCAGCAGAATCTAAAACTCGCTAAGTCTGGTGATTTGGCTAAACTCAGTCAGATTCGAGCTTTGCCTCAAAAGCCAGTTTCTTATGAAGACAACTACACTCGAGCAATCCGTATGCTTGAACTCTCTGTAGAAGACGTGATTGACGTTGAAGAACATATCTTCAATCAATTGGTTCTCGATGAGTGGGGTTGGAAGCAGCAGTTTACTGCTATGGCATCTAGTTACAAATCACTGTAATGAGAGAAACACACGGCAATACTCAATGTGTGTCTTGTGGGAACATAAGACAGTACGATAATGTCTATGACGCTTATCTATGCGCACATTGCAATATTTGGTTAGAACCAAAATGCAGCGACACTGAATGTGAGTATTGCCATGAACGACCAGAAAGACCTGATAATGTTGAACCCGAATCCGGACTGTAAACAAGATTGTAGGTTTCAAGATCATGGATCTATGACCACCGCTATGTATTATGCTCCGGTTTATGATAAGCATGGTAATAATCTAAATCCTGATGGAAACACTACGACTACTGCAATATCTTGCAGTGTTTGCGGAAAACAATGGAGCGCTAGTACGCGCTATAATGAAACAACATTTAAGGAAGTGAGATGAGCCAAGTGCCTGCATTGCTACGATCTAAAACAACAGCATCTGATACTATTAGCATTCAACTAATTCGACCAAAAGTTGCGTATATGTTTGAAGAAGATTTTGAACGTGGTTCTGGTCCAGTATTCGAAGATGAAGACACTGCAAAAGAATGCGCTGGTGAAGGCATTAAAGTAGTCAAAGTGAATATCACTAAAACATAATGGAGTTATAATGAATAAAACTGAATTGATGAGCCAATTGGCTTCAGGCGTAGTTACTGTTACTTTTAGCAAAAAGGACGGTACTGATCGAGTAATGAAATGCACACGGTCATCTAATATAATTCCTACTGAGCATCAGCCAAAAGGCGAAACTCAAGTAGTTACTGAATCAACTGATAATATTCGAGTGTTTGATGTTGAAGCCAATGGTTGGCGCTCTTTTAATTTCTCGACTTTGAAGGTATAATCATGCAAGCATTTCTTTTGATCGCACTTGTTATTGCGATTATCGTTATCGGCCCACTTCTTCTGATTTGGTCTCTCAATACTTTGTTTCCAGTTCTTGCAATTCCCTATGCAATTGAAACTTGGATCGCAGTATTGATTCTGTCGGGCGTTTTCAAATCTAATGTTAAGGTGAATAAGTAATGACTCAAACTATTAGCTCTCCAGCAGATCGTAAGAAAATCAAAGATGCTCTTCAAGAAATCTCTGATTCTATGACTCGTGTCGCAGCAGAACGTGATTTGATTAAAGATATTGTTAAAGACGTTTCTGATAACTTCCAATTGCCAAAGAAGTATATTAACAAAATGGCACGCATTTATCACAAACAAAATTTCCAAGTTACTCAGCAAGAAACTGAAGAACTTGAATCTCTGTATATTACGATCGTGGATAATCAAAATCCAGCGTAACCGAGGCACCAGATGAGGCTCAGAGACCCTCGAGCCGACAAGATGGGTAGAACTATGGCTGAAGACTTAGGGTCTCTCAGCCATTTTTCCATACTGTATCAAAAAGTATACACTTTTCATGCACAAAGTTGTGTACAGAAAATCAAAAGTGTTGTATAATTGATCTATCAAATGGAAAAAGGAACTGAAATGACTGACAAGACTCTGGCTCTGGCTCGTAAAACTGCTGGCGAATTCAATGGCATGATCGACGACTTCGTGACCAAGGCAAAGCAGCCTAAGTTTGACGTGTACCTCAAAGCCCACGAGATTCCTGCTGCTGCAGCTAAGCTCATTCCTGCTTTCTACGAAACCACGATTGCTGAACTTAAAGAAGTTCTGAAGGGTGAAGACGAGCAGCTGGTTGAAGGCTACTCTAACTTCACTAAGCCCCAGATTCGAAAACTGTTGAAGCAATACGAAGCTATTGTCGATGCTTGTATGCAACAGTCTGTCTCTGCAAAAAAGATTAGCAAGACTCGCACTGTTAAGCAAAAGTCTGCTACTGTTGTCGCTAAAGCAGTTAAGTATCTCAAGAACATTCCTGAGTTGCAGCTGACTTCTGAGCGTCCTGAAAAAATCGTCGGTGCTTCTGAAGTTCGTATCTTCAACGCTAAGTACAATCTGATGCAAGTCTACCGAGCTGAGAAAGATTCTAAGCTTACTGTAAAAGGTACCACTATCATCGGTTACTCGGTTGCTGATTCTTTCAGTAAGCCTGTTCGTCACGCTGAAGCTGTGAAAGAATTTGTTGGTATGACCAAGAAGACTTTCGAACAAGCGATGAACAGTATCAAGAACAAGCCTCGCGCAGTGAATGGTCGAATCAACGCTAACTGTATCATCGTAAAAGTTGCTTAAGGAATAAAATGTCTGAACTGATTCTAGTTCGTGGTCTTCCCGGCTCAGGTAAGAGCACACTCTCTAAAAAACTGGCAGCAGTAATGAATTCCAATCATTATGAAGCTGATCAATACTTCATCACTGACGGAGTGTACAAATTCGACATCAACTATATTGTCGAAGCTCATGAATGGTGCCAAGATTCTACTCGCAAGTCTCTAGATTCTGGAACTTCTGTTATAGTGTCAAACACTTTCACTACTAGACGCGAATTGTTTCCGTACTTCTACATGGCTGCAGAATTCGGTATCGTACCACAAATCGTTTTGTGCCAAGGTCAATGGGGTAGCATTCATGGTGTGCCAGAAGAAACTCTTGAGCGCATGAAGAATCGCTTTCAGTTTGACGTCTCTGATCTATATGGAGAAGATTATGTTTAATTCTCGCGGCTTACAACTTGACTTCGATACAGCAGATAGAATCACTATTCTGAATCTGAAAGATTGCTACAAGACTTTGACTCAAGAAAACAAAGAGATTGAAGCACTTGATGATATTCCTGAACATAAATCTGAAGACTTGGTGTATAATATAAAAATGCTTAAGCACATTTCTGCAGTGCTGCACTATTTTGGAGAAACAGTTTGATTCTAGTAGACTATTCGCAGGCAGCTCTTGCCTCAATTCTTTCTTTTCAACGCGAGCTGCGTGGTGGTGACGAACAAGTTGTGAATCTGATTCGCCACGTAGTTCTCAACATGTTGCAGTCATACAAGAAAAAGTATGGCAAAGAGTATGGTGACATTGTTATCGCATGTGATGGGCGTCAATACTGGCGCCGTGACGTCTTTCCGTACTACAAAGCTGGTCGTAAAAAGGCTCGTGACGAATCTGATCTTCCTTGGAAACTCATTTTCGATACTATCACTCAACTCAAAGATGACATCGCTCAGAACTTTCCATATAAGGTTCTGAGTGTAGAAAAAGCTGAAGCTGATGACATCATCGCTGTGTTGTGTGACTTTTCACAAGAGAACATCTTCCAACAAGTTGGCATCATTGAAGATAAGCAACCAATTCTGATTATCTCTTCTGACCACGACTTTAAGCAGCTTCACCGTTTCGATAACGTTCGCCAATGGTCTCCTAAGACTAAGAAGCTGATTCCATTCGAAAAGAACTACATGACTGATGGACATATCGAGCACATTGTGAAAGCTGGTGATGATGGTATTCCTTCTATCTTGAGTCCTGACGATATTTTCCTACAAGAAGGTGTTCGTCAAAAGCCTGTCTCTGCAAAGCGTCTCGCTGAATTCAAAGAAAAAGGCTTCGATGCTTGCCGCAATGATGACGAGCGTCGTAACTGGCATCGTAATGAACGTCTAATCGACTTCAAGCATATCCCTAAAGACATCTACGACAAGTGCACCGAAACTTACCTAAATACAAAAGTGGTGCGTGATAAGACGCAGATTATGAATTATCTGATCAAACATCGTTGCCGTGAGTTACTAAATAATCTTGAGGACTTTTAATATGGGAATGCCAAACCGTAAATTTATTCCAGAACTTCTGGAAGATATCAACAGTGATCCAACTAAGCTTGTCACATACAAAGACAACGCTGCTCTTAAAATGATTTTTGAGTATTCGTTTCTTGTGTCAAAGAAGTTTGATCTACCAGAAGGTGAACCACCTTTCAAACAAGACGCAGCGCCTATGGGTATGTCACCAGGCAACTTGATGATGGAGCTACGTCGTCTATACATCTTCACAAAAGAACGAGATCTTCCTCGAGTGCGTAGAGAGTCTCTATTCATTCAAATGTTAGAAGGTCTACATCCAACTGAAGCAAAACTAATGTGTGCAGTGAAAGACCAGGTTCTTGGTACGTTGTATCCGAACATCACTCCAGATCTATTAGTCGCAGGTGGATTTTTGTCAGCTGACGCAGAGTTAGCTGAACACGTAAAGCGCGGCCGTGGACGACCACGAAAAAACTCTTAAGTCAATTCTTCGCAAGAGTCCTCAAGCGTTCAAAGAGTGGGTGGTCGCCCTCTCTGACGAGGAATTGACGTATGTTGAATGGCTACTAAGCAAAGCTGAATCTACCATAGATCAAATTTTGCTTACACAGTCAGACCTGCGTGAAGCTAGAGACTTGATAGAGAAGATTATGAAAAAGTAAAGAGGCTTCGGCCTCTTTTTTTTGCTCTTTTGTTGCATTTAGCTGTGTACAATAAAAGCCAACTGATGTATAATGTATCTCTAGGAAACAAACACTAAAAGGATTTTATGATGATTCTTGATATTCTAAACCAGATTGCTTCTGACTCTAGTCGTAATGCTAAGTTAGCAATTGCTGAATCTCATGCTAGCAATGAACTGTTCAAACGAGTAGTATTCCTTGCATATGATCCGTTCACTCAATTTTACATTCGTAAGATTCCAGCGTATCAACCTGTAACTGCAGGCAATAAGTCTATTACACTACAAGAAGCATTGCCTCTCCTTGACATCCTATCTTCACGCGAAAAGACCGGCAACGCTGGGATTGCTCATCTACAGAATCTGCTGATGTCTGTCTCCGCTGAAGATGCTCAAGTCATTGAACGCATCATTGGTAAAGATCTTAAGGTTGGAGCTTCTGAGTCTACTTTCAACAAAGTGTGGCCAGGACTAGTTCATGAGTATCCTTGCATGTTGTGTTCTGCGTTCGATGAGAAGCTAGTTAAGAAGATCAAGTTTCCTGCTATCGTTCAGAAGAAAGAAGATGGCATGCGCTTCAACGCTATCGTTAAGAATGGAGCTGTTGAGTTTCGATCACGTAACGGTAAAGAGATTCAGTTGCTTGGTAATCTAGAGCAAGAGTTTCTTACTATGGCTGCAGGCAACAACATAGTGTTTGATGGTGAGTTGCTCGTTGCTAATGAAGATGGTACTATTGCTGATCGTCAGACTGGCAACGGTATTCTAAACAAAGCTAATAAAGGTACTATCACTCCAGATCTGGCTAAGATGGTACGTGCACAAATCTGGGATATGATTGACTATGACAAATTCCTTGCCGGAGTGGACAACACTCCTTACATTGATCGTTGGAATAAGCTTCTTGCTTGCTCTAATACAAGCAATGGTAAGATTGGCTATGTTGAGACTATCATTGTGGCTAGTATCGAAGCAGCTGAGAAGCAATTCCAAAGCTATCTTGAAGACGGCTTTGAAGGCATCATTCTCAAAGATGCAAGTGCGATCTGGGAAGACAAACGTTCTAAGAAGCAAGTGAAGTTCAAGGGTGAAGAAGAAGCTGATCTGCTGGTTGTTGGTGTTTATGAAGGTGAACCGGGCAGCAAGTACGAAGGAATGATTGGCGGAATTAGCGTTCAGTCTCGTGAAGGTATCTTGAAAGTGAATGTTGGTTCTGGCTTCAATGACGAGCAACGTAAACAAGACCCTGCACTTTTGATGAACAAGATTGTCTCGGTGAAGTATAATATGAGAATAAAGAACAAACAAGGCGAAGAGTCTCTGTTCCTTCCTATCTTCATTGAAGTACGAGAAGACAAAGACTTAGCCGACTCAATTGAGGACATCAAGTAATGGATCCAGACTCACTAGACAACTTAATGAAGATCTATGCGCAAGCTTATGATTCTAAGCTTGCTAGCATTATGCCTATCTCGGCGGGCTACAATGGTTTCAGCGCAAGTGACTTTGCAGCTGATGCTTCTGCTCCACCTACATACGACCATATCATCAAAGGTCAGATGCTCTTGGCTTCAGTTAAGATGGATGATCCGTACCTGTGCACTCTTCCAAAAGATGAAGTTAAAAAGCTTCTAGCACAAGATCTGGCTGAAGGTCTTCTAAAGTCTAGTTCTATCGAGTTCACACAACAAAAAGATGTTGTGAGTGGTATTACAACTATTCGTGCAAGATGTTTTATGGTGCCAAGTGGTGATGTTCAAATTTTAAGATTGGTGAAAAGATAATGTGTACTCTAACTGGAATTCTAATTGGTGTTGCGCTAACCATAATCGCTTTAGTGATCTATGGTGTTAGCACAATGGATAAAGACATGGAAGGATATTGATATGCCGCTATTTGTTGTTGACACACTCGTACAGTTTCGTCATAAGTTTGTGATTGAAGCTGAGAGCCTTGATCACGCATATGATGAAGTAACAATGCGCGAGTCTGGTCTAGGAGAAGACTACTTTGATGAAGTGACACAACGCTATCTTGGTGAGACGATCCTTGACGGCCGTGAGATCACTAAAGAAGAGTTCGATAAGATGCTCGTTGCGTTGAAAGCAGATCGATATGAATCTACTTCTTATTGGATGGGCGACAAGTTGATCCGCAAGATTGACTACACAAAATAATTCGAAAAAAGTTCGAAAAGATGCTGCGAGAGCAGTAGAGTGATATAAATACTTTACCAACAATGAAAACTATCATGACTTCAATACTCTTATCCACCTCGAGAAAAGCGACAATGCACGGCAATATTAGCTGCCAGGCATATGCCCGCGTATTTTCACCTGAGTGGGATCGTAAGGGGCTTGAAGAAGGAAGTGGATACGCTTAAGTAAGTAATCCAAAAGAATTCAAAAAGCCCCTAAGATGAAAATCTAGGGGCTTTTGCTTTAGGTGTGTACAATAAATCGCTGATGATGTACAATACATCTTCAGTTAGGGAAACCAAAGCTGAGTAGGTAGAGAAAAAATTTTTCGAAGCCTATGTACAATAAATCGAAGTTGTGTTACAATACAACTTCTGATCAGGAAACAACCTGATCGCAGATGTTGATGAAATTTATTTTTCTCCACCTGTGTACAAAAATTAGTAGCTGTTGTATAATAGCTCCTTAGGAAGGAAACTTCCACTGATCTTTAAAAATTCGAAAGTTTTTCTTAACTAGACGAAAGTCTAGTTGATGGCACCTAGCAAGTAAGCGCTGGTCTTTGTACTGGTTCACTGCTTGCTAGGGGCTATATTAAAGCAAACACTTGCCTGACTGTAAACGTCGTGGTAAACTACTAGAGAAAGAGGTTCGAATCCTCGGGACTGGTGTTTGTTTTAATATTGTTGGGGTATAGCTTAGTCTGGCCTAAAGCAACGGTCTTTGAAATCGTGATCACTGGTTCGAATCCAGTTACCTCTGCCAACAAATTTACGCGTCTTTAGCATAACTGGAGAATGTACCATCCTACGAAGTTGGGGTATGCAGGTTCGAATCCTGTGGGGCGCGCCAAGACATGGAGAGTAATGCAGCGGGGATGGTCCTGCGACTGGCCTTGAAAACCAGGTTCTCAGAAATGGGATGGGGTTCGACTCCTCTGCTCTCCGCCAAACATGGAGTGAATGGAACAATGGTGTTCTAGCCGGCTGTAACCCGGTGGCCTCACGGCAGGTAGGTTCGATCCCTACTCACTCCACCAAGAATCGCCTTGACTGATGGCGTACAATGAGATAAATTGTCAGTCATTTTTCTAAAGCATATCGGAGCTGAGGCTAGGCTCTTATGTGGATCATAGCTGGATGTGCAGTGCCTTCCGGTCACCAGTTCAATTCTGGTAGATGTGCTTTAGAAAGATTTTGGAGATGTGATGTAATGGTAGCATAGCATAGCAAAAAAATTATCCTGACAAGGATAAGTTCTGCAACCCTATAGCTCTAACTCTGTAAAAGTTCTTGTGTGCGGTTCGAATCCCACCATCTCCACCAATTTCAATATCGCATTCGACTTCAGGTGAGGTCATCAGCCTTTCAAGCTGACTAGACGGGATCGTTACCCGTATGCGATACCAAGTTTTAGGATGACTACAGCAAAACTCAAAGCTAAACTTTTGGTTGTCTAGCGACAAAAAGCATCCTGTTTTATAATAGCCCGTTAGCTCAATGGTAGAGCACTCGACTGATAATCGAGCGACAGAGGATCGTAACCTCTACAGGCTACCAAATTTGCCCTATTAGTATAATGGTATTACACCTGTTTTGTAATCAGGTTACGGCAGTTCGATTCTGTCATGGGGCACCAATTCAATCCTCGTGTAGCTCAGTCTGGGAGAGCAACAAGCGCGCAGTGGTCGGTGGTTCAAATCCATCCACGAGGGCCTAATTTCTATTCCGGAAAACCCGAGCAAGGTGCATGGGCTTGACTGTTAATCAATGGTTAGGTGGGTTCGATCCCCACATCCGGAGCCAATTTTATAGCCGCTCTCGTATAACTGGTGTGTACGGTGGACTGAAAATCCACAGGAACTAGTTCGATTCTAGTGGGCGGCACCAAGTTTCATCTCTGCGTAATGTCAATCTGGTAGACGGCCTGATCTGGAGTCAGGAGGCTGTTGGTTCGAGTCCAACCGTGGAGACCAAGTTTTAAGTTTTGGGCTGATAGTGATAACGGGAGCACAGTGGCTTTGCAAGCCTCGGGTCGGGGTTCGATTCCCCGTCGGTCCACCAAAATTTTTAGTTTACATTAACACCTCGGTAGTTTAATGGTAAAACGGCGGATTTATATCCCGTAAGCAACAGATAATTGGTTCATCCGAGTTCGACTCTCGGCCGAGGTACCAGTTTAGTAATGGTGCGGTCCCATAATGGTATTGGAGCGGATTGCTAATCCGTCGATCGGTGAAAGCCGGTTTCTGAGTTCGAGTCTCAGTCGCACCGCCAGAATTTATGCCGATGTAGCTCAGTTGGTAGAGCAGCGGATTGAAAATCCGTGTGTCACTGGTTCAAATCCAGTCTTCGGCACCAAGATATAGTGAGTTGCCAGAGTGGCCTATTGGCGCACCTTGGAAAGGTGATGGTCGGTTATGCCGGCACGAGAGTTCGAATCTCTCACTCACTGCCAAAGCTCAGGTGACGCAATTGGTAGACGTGCTTGACTCAAAATCAAGATCCTGAGGGTTCGAGTCCCTCCCTGAGCACCAATTCTATGGCTAGGTGGCAGAGCGGCCCAATGCAACGGATTGCAAATCCGTAAAACCGTCGGTTCAAATCCGACCCTAGCTTCCAATTGATTTACAAAAATAAAGAATTTGTGTATAATAACACATATGCCCTGGTGGTGGAATGGTAGACACGCTGGTCTTAGAAGCCAGTGCCGAAAGGCGTGAGAGTTCGAGTCTCTCCTGGGGCACCAAGTTTTATGGAGTTGTTAGTTTAGTGGCAAAACCGCGGGTTGTGATTCCGCTATCACGAGTTCGATTCTCGTACGACTCCCCAAGTTTTAGGATCGGTTCAGCAAAAACCATCATGGTAGCTCATAGGTAGAGCATTTCCCTCATAAGGAAACTGTAGCGGGTTCAAATCCCGTCCAAGAAAACGATCCTGTTTTCATTATGCCTCGTTAGCTCAGTGGTAGAGCGTCTCCTTTACACGGAGAGGGTCGGCAGTTCGAAACTGTCACGAGGTACCATATTGAAGTATTCTCATCATTGGTCATTAGCCTTAAGCGGTTGGCAAACCGGGACTACATGACGAAGCAGCTTAGCCAGCGCGATGAAAAGACCCCTGACGTCGAGAGAGTATTTCAATATGGTCGGTTATTTCAGCGGTAGAATATCACATTGACATTGTGAAGGTCACTGGTTCGATCCCAGTACCGACCACCAAGTTATAGGTTACATTCAGCAAACAAATTCTAAGGTTCGATTCCTTACATTGCCACCAAAACTCGGCAGCGTGCACAAAGGGTGCAACACGGTAACCTGATTTATTATGCTCGAGTGGTGTAATCGGTAGCCACAGCAGACTTAAAATCTGCCGCCTTCGGGCGTGCCGGTTCGATTCCGGCCTCGAGCACCAAATTGAAAGTTTTTATGTTTAAAGTGTACTACACTGATCCAGTAACTGGAGTCTCTCATGGTCATGAATTAGAAATTCTAGACGAAGCGCTGCGTTATGCAGAAGGCTTTCGTAAGTTAGGAATGTCTTTTGTGACAATGGTTAGTGAAAATCCAAACTCTATAGGAAAGTCTGGAGTTGATTCTATCAAAGATGGAAAGTGCCCAGATGGTGTAGAGTATAGCTGGGTTAAGAGACGATAAGAATATGCGCCTGTAGTTCAGTTGGATAGAACAGCGGTCTTCTACACCGCATGTCGGGGGTTCGAATCCCTCCGGGCGCGCCACTCAAAACTGTACACTTTCTGATACACGAAAAATTTTTCGTAGACCTGTGTACAAATAATCAAAAGTGTTGTATAATTACTCCATAGATTGATAAACAAGGAGTTTGATTATGGCACGTAAGTCTAAGTACTCAGATGTTGTTACCATCGTTGATGGTGTCAAAGTTACGATGTGCGCTCCTCGCATGCCGAAGAAGTTAGAAAAGACTTTCTCAGTTGATAAGTCTCGCTACACTGCTTGGGCTCAAGGCGTAAGCAACTTTCGTCGTGGAACTCGCGGCGTGATGGGCACAGTCGATACACTGTAAAAAGTGTTGTACATAAATTAGCTGATGGTGTATAATACATCTTCAGTTGCTGAAAAGCAAAAGCTCTTTAAAAATTCGAAAGTTTTTCTTTGCACCTATCGTCTAACGGTTAGGACGCTGCCCTTTCAAGGCGGAAACGTAGGGTTCGATTCCCTCTAGGTGTACCATATTAAAACGCTTAAGCGTCGGTGGTGTGACGAACTATCAAGTGAAGACTTCCCACATGTCTTAACTGTAGATAGTGCGTTTTAATATGGTAGAAATGGCCAGTTAGCTCAGGGGTAGAGCAACGTCTTGATAAGGCGTGGGTCGGTGGTTCGAGACCACCACTGGCTACCAAAGAATTTGGAGATGTAGGAAAATTGGTAACCCCAGTGGACTGTAAATCCGCCGCCTTATGGCACTACTGGTTCGACTCCAGTCGTCTCCACCATTTATCTTATTGGGCCTATAGCTCATGTTGGTTAGAGCAGCGGACTCATAATCCGTTGGTGCTTGGTTCGACTCCAAGTGGGCCCACCAAGTTCGGCAACGTCAGTTGCTGTCAATCCTAGAAAAGGTCTAGGCGTGTTGTTCGGGTCTGCACACAGTAGATCTTTTCGGTACTCGCGTTAGAAGTACGGCTAAAGTTCGTAATGCCACATATTCATGGCTCGTTCATATAATGGCTATTATCGCGGATTGTCTATCCGTAGATGGGAGTTCGATTCTCCCACGAGTCGCCAAATGTAAGATAGTTGCAATCGCGTCCTGCAGGTAAGTTTGCAACCGTAACATCACGGACGGGCGTATATGCCGTGTAATTAAGTACGACTCAGAAATTTTGGCCTCAAAGTGTTCATGGACGCACGTAGCACTGTCACTGCTAAAGAAGGGGATCGTTACCCCTTGAGGCCGCCAATTTAATGCGTGCTTAGCTCAGCTGGTAGAGCGGAACGTTGCCAACGTTCAGGTCGCAGGTTCGAACCCTGTAGCCCGCACCAAGTTTTGTGTGTTTAGTATAAATGTTTAGGGCATCATTACATGAGGGTAAAACCTCCGGATGTAGGTTCGAATCCTGCAACACACAATCAAGTTTTGTAAGTGTCAGCAAGTGAAATCACGCTGGTCAGCATTCTTCGAAGGTGCTGGTCAGTAGAAGGTCATGGGTTCGAATCCCACTAAAGGCAAAATGGTTGCATGACTGGATGAATCCCAAGTGACGTACCGAGTCCCGCTCGAGCTTGTTACACGGGTGAATGGTTGCTATAATGATGGTGCAACTACTTACAAATTAAATTCTTAGGATCCTTACCGCAAATTAAAAATTTCAACCTATATCTTGAAAAGAAAGCGGATCCTGTTCTCATCTAGGATAGTTGCAGCAACTAAAAAGCACTCAACTTGTAATTGAAAAACGCAAAAAAGCTATCCTGTTATTTTAATTTTACTCAAATGGAGATTGACATGAAACGTGGTAAACGTTAGTGTCAACTTGGATCCCGTATTGGTCCCGGTTGGCACGTAAAAGACAAAAGTAATTACGAACAACTTCCCTCATTGGCGTTAACGGTTAGCGTACATGACTCTTAATCATCGAGGTCTCGGTTCGAATCCGAGGTGAGGGACCACTACGGGAGTATAGTGAAATGGTTATCACAGCAGACTTTTAATCTGCCAGTTCCGG